GATTAATAGCAATACTGCCAATGGGTCAAACACAAAAATCAACAGTAAGATAACCCATCTCACTGCTTCATCAAAGTGGTCTTTTGCTTCATCACCGTATATCAGTTCTGCGATATACTTCAGAGGTCCTACCTCTGCTTCAAGTGCAATCTGCTCTTTACTTAATACTAATTTCTCACCTTCCAACTCATCGATATTATTCTGCGCTTCATTGATGACTGCTTCTAACTCTGCTCTTTCTTCTTTCTGTGATTGACGAACAGCAATAGCACCCTCTGGTCCACGAATACGGTCATAGTCCATGAGAATTTGCACTGCTTCATCTAACTGTGCAATAACTTTCGTGGCATCTGCTATGGTAGTTACTTCTCTTGTAATTTTCTGCTGGATTCTTTCGATTACAACAGTATTGTCACCTGTCGCAATAGTCTGGTCTAAGTGTGCTTTTGACAGAAATCCAAAGATACCCATCGATGTGATGAATACTAGTACGATAACTGCGAAAGATAGGTACGATTTGAGTAGTATTGGTGTTCTTTTCCAGTTCTGATATAACCATGATGCTGTGACTAGTTTACCTACTTCTAGTACACCACCCATGAGTAGAACTGGTATCTTTGCCGCACTAAAGATAGCGGCAAGACCTAGTAATGAATATAGTGCGGCGATTGATGATATAGACAATGCCGACAGTAAAGTAATTATTGCTAGTGTCATATGCGTTCTATTCCTGCTTTACAGATATAATAAGCATCGATAATGTCTGTCACTGGCGAATCCAGCGTATCTTGTCCCATTATATCTTTTAGTTCTAACACATATTTATGCTGTTCAAGAAATGCTTCATACATCGCTTCTTTATTTGCGTTGCCTTTACCTGTAGCATACTTCTTAACTTCAGACGGTGTGATTGTGCTATAACTCATCTGATTGCGATATAAACGCATCTTCAAAGCACCACCATTCTCACCTATATGAAATACACGACCTTTTGCACCCATAGCATAATCTTCTATGAAAACATGGTCTATTGCTTGTAGACCAAACTGAGCATCTTGCTTGCTCATGCAACTCATCGCCCAACTAGAAATGTTGTGATATCGTTCTTCTGCGCTATCCCATGGTTTATGAGGGTCACCATAGATGTTGTTCCATGTACCCTCATATTTCTTTTTGCTTGTTAAGAAATAAAACTTACAGGTAAAGAATGAACACTTATCATCTGACGATATGCATATCGCCGGACTACTTAGTGAATAATCTATACCTACATACATTACCAATACCCTAAATTATGTCCATTGTGAACAATGATAAACATACATGCAACAATATGTATGACTACCCAACCTGTTCTTAATACTGCTACGATATCAGACTTACGCTTGTCATCGTATGCTTTGGTCCCAATTGTCTTGCACCAAATATCCCACATACTACTTCTGGAATCTTAGTGTATACTGTTTACCGTTGTGTTCAAATGTCACAATAGAATGACTGTAGACTGTCTGTCTCTCTTCATCATATCTTGTTTCTACTGAACACACTCTTCTTGTACCGCCTACTGCTTTGCTATTGTTGTGACCTAGAATACCACCAATAACTGCACCAACTGCGGCACCGTTGTCTACGTTCTTCGTTACGTTGTTACCAATCAAACCACCGATGATTGCACCTTTCAGTGTATCACCTGTCTTATCGCCTGATACTGTTCTATCTGTGCAAACTTCGACTTGATATGGTTTCTTCATAATCACTTCTTTGCTTACATCACTGACAATCACGCCAGCATTTGCATAGTTACACGCACCAAGTACGAATAACACACTAATCAAAATATACTTCATTATAAGTCTCCTTGTTTCCTGTTTTCGCTAAAATATGTATCAAACTTGCCGCCAGGATATCGACTTTCTAGTTTGAATACGTTCTCTTTAATTACCTCGTTAGGGTCAATATCCAACGCTCTGCAAGAATTAACCCAATACCAAATAATATCCCCAAGTTCTCGCTTGAGATGATATTTTGTCTCATCATCAAGTGGTTTACCTTGAAATAATACTTTCTTAACGATTTCTGCAAATTCGCCTCCTTCACTGTTTATTCCCATTGCACCTGTTAAGAGCAATGGTATGTTCATTTCATCAATGTCTAATAGAGACATTCTTCTAGTCAAACTAGACAAGTTTTGACTTTCATTAGATGTTACTGTACTAACAAATTCACTGTAATCTTTTAAGTCCATTATTCTTCGTCCTCTTCAAAATCTAATTCACCTTCTACTTCGCCCCCACAAAAAGGACATGTCTGCACTTCATAATAATCTTCATCCATATTATGTGATATCTTAAACTCAGCATCACAATGGGTACAGAAAAAAGTTTTTCCTCTCATAGAAACTCCTACAGTTTGAAGTCTTTGAATGTATCGTCTGACACATCTTGCTTAATACCTCCAATAACATAGGACTCGATTTCAGTTTCTTGAGGTGCGTTCTGTAGTCCAGAACTATTTAACCAGTGCAATGTCCACGGTAGTGGGTTGTCACCTGGTTTGATGCTGAAGATAGGGTCAAGACCAATCGCTTTCATACGCTTGTTTGCTACCCACTCAACATAGTCTGACAGCAACTTTTCATTTAGTCCAATCATTGAACCATCTTTGAATAGATACTGCGCCCAACGCTTTTCTTCGTCTACTGCATCACGATATGCTTCATACATCCACTCTTCTTCTTCTTTGATAACGTCAAGCATTTCTTCATCATTCTCGCCTTTCTTGAAGTTCTTAATGATATGCTGTGTGATAGCAAGATGTTGACTTTCATCTCTCGCAATGAAAGATATAATCTTTGCTGAACCTTCCATCAGTTTCAACTCACCGAATGCAAACGTACATGCGAATGACACATAGAAACGAATACCCTCTAGAATATTCACTGTCACTAACGCTCGCCACAATTTACGCTTGAGTTCTTTTGATGACCCTTTACCAGTCACTTCATACTTTCTTGCATAGTTCATGAAATCATCGTAACACTTTGTAATGCTATCTGCACGTTCCATGATACGCTTGTCATCGATAACTGTATCAAAAATTTCTGCTGGATCAGAGTACAAGTTCTTAATCATATATGTGTAACTGCGACTGTGAATTGTCTCCATGAAGTCCCATGTGATGATACAACCTTCTAGTTCTGGTATCGAACAGTGAGGTAAAAATGCTAGTGCAGGACCTCTACCTTGAACACTATCAAGCAAAATCTGATACTTCAGATTAGATGTGAAGATATGCTTTTGCTCAGGTCGCAACTCATTATAGTCGTTTCTGTCTTTCTGCAAAGATATCTCTTCTGGTCTCCAAAAGAAACCTAGTTGCTTCTGTGTAAGTTTATCAAAGATAGGATACTTGAATTCATCGTATCTCTGCATACCTTGGTCCTCACCAAAGAACATCGATTGCTTAGTGAAGTCTACTTTATTCTGATTAAATACGCTTGCCATTTCTTTCTCCTATATTGCACACGCATCACACATTTCATCATCTTCAGATGACTGCAGTGTAGCAGGTTGCGTTTCTGGTTGATTGTCATGCCACCCGATTGAGTGTGCTGGTTCATCATCATCTTTCTTACCATCGTATGTGTTTTGATAGTAAGATGTCTTCCACCCATACTTATATGTTGTCAACAAATCTTGTGCCATAACAGACACAGGTACTTCATTGTTGTCATAGTTCTCTGGATTATACGACCAGTTACCACTGATTGCTTGGTCGAAATATTTTTGCATCATTGCTACAACTTTGATATACCCCTCATTGCTATTCATATCCCATAGCAATGTGTAAGCATTCTTTAGTGTAGAATATTGCGGAACAATTTGTTTAAGAGTCCCCTTCTTTGACTTTTTAACGGACAAGTAGTCTCGTGGAGGTTCGATTCCGTTTGTTTCTCCTGACACAACGGAACTGCTCTCTGATGGCATCTGTGCGGACAATGTAGAGTTCCGTAGACCGTATGCTTTGATGTCTGCCCTAAGAGATACCCAATCACGACTTAGTTTCCTGTTGCATATTTCATCTACTTCTTTCTTGTAAGTGTCGATAGGCAGAATATCGTCTGCGTATTTTGTTCTATTGTAATAGTCACACTTACCTTTTTCTTGTGCAAGTTTGTTAGATGCCTTCAGCAAGAAATACTGAAAACTCTCAGATAGTTCATCTACAAGTTCCCATGCTTTCGGGTCATCATATTTGACTTTGTGTCTTGCAAGATAATGTGCTAGACCTATATATCCAACTCCCAAACTGCGTCTTGCTTTTGTTGACAATTCAGCGGCGAGTACAGGATACTTCTGATAGTCTATAATCTCATCAAGTGAACGAACTGCTAAATCGCACAACTCTTCTAAATCATCAGTGTCACGCAACTGACCAACATTGATTGCAGATAGAATACACAATGCAATCTCACCTGCTTCATCATCGATATGCTGAATAGGTTTAGTAGGCAGTGTAATCTCTTGACATAGATTAGACATATAAACTCTGTCTTTGAATGAACTGTGACTGTTACAATGGTCAATGTTCATCAGATAGATACGACCTGTCTCTGCCCGTTCTTTGAGCATGTCGATGATAAGTTCTCTAGCACTTACTTTCTTCTTCGGTATGCTAGTTGCTCTTTCATACTTTTCGTACATCTCATCAAACTCTTCTGTACCAAATGCGTCATATAGACCTGGTACATCATGAGGTGAGAACAGAGTGATATCTTCGTTCTTTAGAAAACGCTCATAAAACAACTTCGACAACTGAATAGAGTAGTCAAGTTTACGAACACGATTATCTTCTGAACCTTTGTTGTTCTTCAATACAATGATATCTTCTATCTCTTTGTGCCAGATTGGAAAGTGAGTTGTAGCAGAACCACCACGCACACCATTCTGTGTGCAACATCTTACTGTGCTTTCAAACTTCTTTAAGAATGGAATGACACCAGTATGTTGTACCTCTCCACCTCTAATCTTTGAATTAATACCTCTAATGCGTCCTGCATTGATACCAATACCTGCTCGTTGAGATACATAATATCCGATAGCACTATCAGAATTAAAAATAGAGTTAAGAGTATCATCAACATCAACAAGCACACAACTAGCAAACTGACGGATGGGAGTACGAACCCCTGCCATGACCGGCGTTGGGATGTTAATCTTGAATGTCGATATTGCATTATAATACCTCTTGATATAGTTCATTCTAGTTACTTTAGGATACTGTGCAAACAAAGTTGCGGCAATAAGCATGTACATAAACTGCGGTGTTTCATAGATATCACCACTGCTTCGGTCTTGCACAAGATATTTGTCTACGACTTGCTGAAGACCAGCATATGTAAAGTTTAAGTCACGCTTATGATTGAGCATGTTATTAAGTGCTTGCCATTCTTCTGCATCATAATAAGTTAATAAGTCTTTATCATATACACCACGGTCGATATTATGCTTTACATGGTCAAGCAAGTCAGGATAGTCAAAGTGACCGAACACGTTCTTTCGTAGTCCGTACAACAATAGTCGTGCGGCGACATATTCATAGTTCGGTGCTTCAAGTGAAATCAAGTCAGATGCAGACTTCACTAGAATTTTTTGAATGTCTGAAGTTTCAATGCCATCATAAAACTGAATACCAGAATTCATTTCGACCTGTGATGGTGATACACCATGCAGACCATCACATGCTTCTTGTGTGATTTTCTGAACTTTACGAACATCTAAAGTTTCTTTTCTGCCATCAGTTTTAATGACATGAATATCTTCGTTGACCATGTTCTCTCCTTATCTAATTCTAAATTGTAAATATACTAACGGGTGCTTTGCTTTAATATTTGGTTGTGTAATCTTTTGCCATGGTGTACCTTTCGATACATATATTCTACCTGGAAACGATGCAACTACATCTTCTGGTTCTGTATCATGATATGTGATATATTCTCCACCCCAATTTTTTGACCATGCTTTAGCAAAACAAACACTAATTACATAACCGTCTGCTGGTGCGTGAAAAGGTGTAGGATAATCATCATAAGTGTATGTGTGTACTGTTGGATATAAAATATCTGCGTTCATGTATTTACGCATCTCTGGATTGTTAGTACAAACTTCTTGTAAAACTTGTTTACATATACCCACAATTTCTTCATCAGACTTCTCATACAAATCAATCAATTCTGTATCCATCTGACTTACCATATTATCATAGAAAACTAGTTTTGGTTCAGTTCTAGTTTCATCAAACATATGGTCTGCTTTCACTGCATGTTGTAATGTTGACATAATTTATTCTCCGTAACTATTAGCGAGTTCTGCGCCATGCTTTATTGCATACTCTTCATCGCCATCAACTGTTAATTTATAAGCGAGTGTATATCGATAGTCATGCTGATACAAGCGATTGAAAGAACCTGCCTTGTGTAGCATCCAACCATTGAAAAACACCGCTCGACCTGGTTTAGGCGAGACTGCGCCAATCACATCTTCGTTATTATCATAAAATATAGTTTCACCGCCATATGTTACATTATAATCACGATTGCAATATACTACGCATGTTGTGTGATTACCATCGTGGTGAGGTAAACTCACATCATCACATTTCCATGCATTCAGATAACCTCTGAATATACTATACTCTTTATCAACAAGTGCTTTTGCTTGACTAATTATTCTATCGTCAAGCATGTTTCTCCACTTGTCAGGTAAGTCTGCTATCATACCAGACAAAACTCTTTGCCCTTTGTAGATATCAGTTTCAAATGCGTTCCAGTCAAAATGATTGAGGTCTTTTCTCAATTCAACTAACTCATTAGGTAGCATGAAATCATCTACAACACTAATTCTATAATCGTCTACTCGCACTTCTTCCATTCTGTAAACCTCATCTTTGCACTTAGATTTTTATGTGTGCTTTTACTTATAATGTCTAATATCTCTAACTTGCTTTTTCCTGCGATAATCATATCGTTAATATCTTTTTCACCGACATTATCAGGCCATATCACAACAGTATCGTTATTGTCAATATGCTTTTGCATACGCTTTACAATCTCAGGATTGCGTGGTTCATTATCATACACAAATACATAGTCACCGTTGCTAGGTAACTTAGTCGCATCTGCACCTGCCATAGCAATACTATTATCTATAAACATGGAATCGATAGGACCCTCTACAACGTAAATCTTTTCGGTAAGATTGACTTTATCTAACCCATAAAGTTTAGGTGCAGTCTCATCAAGCATGATAGTGATGTACTTAGGTTTCTCGTTACCGAATGCTCGACCTTGAAACCCTGTCAGTTTACCAGTCTTGTCATAGAAAGGTATAATAAGTCTAGGGTGGTCTTGGTCTACATTAGGAAACTTATTAGGTAATAATCTGTTGACGAAAGTGTAAAACTTGTTGACTAGTCTTAGTTCATCCCATCGCTCTTCAGGTATCTTTCGCATCTGCATATACTTTCGTACTGGATGCTCAGAAGATAGTCTAGAAACGGTTTTAACGGTGTCTAGGAGGGTTGTTTCTTTAATTACGACTGATTGATACTCAGGTTCATCATGTATTGTGTGCTTACTTTCTCCACTACTATATCTTGCGAGTACATATCTCTTATATACTTCTGCATCGACACGTTCTAGTAATTTACCGAAAGTTGTAGATAGACCACAGTTATGGCAACGGTAAAGCATCATGTCTTTGACACGATACAAGTACCCTCTTGCTTTGGTCTTTTTCTTTTGACTATCGCCACAAACAGGACAACTGAAGTTATAAAGGTAGTCTTTTTTCTTCTTAAAGTTGCGTAGTTTGTGTGATATGGAATGAATATAATCTAAATCTGTCAACAACATGTTTCATAATATACATTAGTGAGTTTATAATGTCAAGTTAAAAAAGGTCTGTCCACGGTATATTTGCCAGCACATAACCAACAACTGCCGCACCACCAATCATCAACCAACGCCATTGTTCTAATGCAGTTAGTCTTTCTGTCACCAGTTGATGATGAAGTTGCTGGTCCTCTCTTAACTTGCGAATTTCATCCATAATCACTCTATGTGATTTTTCGATTTCCACAGTTACCTCGTCCCGGTGCTTTTCTATTCTTTCATGAATTATTTCCACATTATGTCCTATGCTTTGTTCTGTTTGTTCAATTCTTGTCTCTTGCACCGCTATCATAGTATTAATTGACGTTGCTACTTCAGATAACTTTTCAATCGCCGTGTCGAGTTTACCAATGACCTTGTTAAGTTGGTCAATGTCTTTCTTTACTATTGCGAGTTCTGTTTGAATATTATCTGTCATAATCGCCCTTATTATTATTTATTCAGTTCGGGCGTTTCATTTCTTTTTCTGTGTCCATTCCATGCGACAAAACCACCAAGTCTTAATGCCCAATATGCTAAGTAGTTTAGAAAATGAAAACCATTCTGTTCGATGTTGATATCTCTAAATATCTCATCTGCACGTTTTTGAGTAATCTTACCCATTGTTTCTTTCTGACCAGATTTAAGTAGAGTTTCATACTTGTAAGCATAGTCATGCACAAGTCCACCCATGAGAAGAACACCTGTAGGTGATAACCATGTGTGTAAGAACTTAGGAATAGATGCACCATCAAATCTGAAACCTTGCGGTATGATATACTTCTGACCTTCGATAGTAAATGACCAATCATCAGCAACTTCCCAATGGCGAGTACCTGTTATCCACATCCAGATTGCACCCCAAAAACCTTTACCTGCTGTCGGTATTGGAATTGGTCTTAGTTGAGGCATGACGTTATATTCAAAACCAATTCTTTCTTTTTCGTTATCAACACCAAACAGGTTGATAATAAAACCTATTATAATTAGTATACCAACTACAGTGAACTGCCACCAAGTGACTGCTAAATCAATTATCATCTCCATCTTTCTTATCTCCCTCGTAGTAATCTCGGTACTGTATTATTATTTCTTTTTGCGTACCCATATATGTTTTTATGTCTGCAATATTCATGCTAAGTGCCTCGTATCCGTCGGCAGTTAATGCGAACAGTGCGACTGGTTGTCCTTTTGCTTCAAGTTCTTCGAAAATCTTATCAGCATTTTCTTGTGTGACAACAATAAACTTTTGCTCTCGCAATTTCAAAGGTTCAGGATTAGGTAAGTTCAAAGCAGGTTTACTGACTTCGACTTTGACTGTCTCTATCTGCTTCACAGGTGTACTGAATAACGCACAACCTGATAGCAAGACTGCGCTACTCAGCAGTAAGATTTTCAATATCATTTAACACATCCTTTGTACCTTTATTTACGATACGTTCTATTAATCCTGGTTTTTGAACTGCAAGATAGTTGATGTCATGGTCTGAAAGTTTTTTCTGTAATTCTGCTTTCGCACCATTCAACTCTTTTACTTTTGAAGATAGTTCATTGTTTGCAACCATAATCTTTTCATAAGATTCCTTTTGCATCGCAATAACTTCTTTTTGTTCAGTGATACTTTCTTCAAGTTTCACTTGATTGACTTTAAGCAAATCGTTTTCATGTTGTAGTTTCTTGACATAATAAAGTCCTCCACCAGCAACGGCGAGGACCATGACTATCATGACTACTTTTGCGCCACTAAATATTCCTATCATCTATAAACTCTCTTAATGAAGCATTCTTTCTTTGTATCTTTCCCCACGAACCACCACCATTGGGGTTGTAGCGAATACCTTTTTGATTTCCTGTATCTTGACACTGTAAAATAATCATACCGTGTGGGTTTTTTCTTGCGAAACTATAGATGCTTGCTTCTGCTTCATCTTCTATGTTTAGATACTTGTTCCAGCGTTCAAACTTCTTCTTACCTTTTGAAAATCTAGCAAACACTTCAGGTGTAACTTTGAAGATTGCAGTCTTACGCTTTTTCTTTTTAACTACAACTGTGTCGCTATCTTCTCCTGTTCCTGCTACTGCTGGACCTGTAGAATTTGCGGCGGCATCCTCCCACGCTTTTCTCACTTGCTGTTCTGCTAGATAAAATCCAGGTCGGTGTTCTGCGGCATCTAGTTTTTCTAGAAGCACATCGTCTGTTTCCCAAAACTCTTCCTCTTTTACAATCTTCTCACGAATAAGCAGTAGAGCGGCGGCATAGTTTGCAAGTCTTGACTTTACAAATGGCACCTTCTCTAGCAACCCACGCAATCTAAACACAAGTCTATGAAGAAGTGTGTATGCGTTTGACTGATTTGATGTAGTGAAGTTTCTCATCTTGATAAGTTGTTCACCTTTGTCGTTGATGATACCTTGTTTATATGCTTCGGTATCTTCATACTTGACAGTGAACAATCTCAACATTCTGAGGGTAATAAGATTATCTACTAATTTGCTCATTCTTTTCTTAATTCCTGTACTATGTTATTATCCAATGCTACATCGACAAATTCATCATCTCTCATATAGTTCAAGAATACCAGAAAGGTTTTCAAGCAAGGCAACATATCAGTTTCTACTTTATATAAAAGCATCTTCTTTGTTGCTTCAGGACCAAATACATTGTTTAAGACTACCATGTGGTTTATCACTAGTCTTGCTCTCATCTGACCAGTCTCAAGATATTTCTTGAACAGTCTCTTAATATATTTAATGCGTTTCAAGTCTTCCTGAAACTCTTCAAAGTCCATGCAATGAGGATTATTATATGCTTTCATTGCATAGACTAAGAAGTTCTTTTCTGTCAATTCACCATTCATGATATAATAATTTATAATAGCGAATTAAACGATTTTAGCGTAGACTTTGGTACATCCTGTTGGTAACTTTTCATAGTCAAACTGAATGTTCAAACCCTCTGCAGGATTTTCGTTATCAAATTGGTCGATAGGAGTTGTGCCACTCTTACCTGTGATACCACCAAACTGTGTCAAAGGTGCTGATACAGTACCTTTCGCTTCAGTCATTGCAGGGATATCAAATGTCAGACCGATTGTTGCGAGTTTACCTTGCAATTGCAACAACGCACCTTTAGGGTTGATATACTCACGCTGACCAATCATGCCAACATGTGCGTTCAACTGTTCAAGTACTTCTGGATTCTTAACATCATTCAATGATAAGTCTGTACCATCTCCTGTTGGGTTTTGTGAGTAACCATCTTCCATGATTGCTTTCACTGTATCTACAATGTTTACACTCTCAGTTTTTGGTTTAGCAGGTGCGGCAGGTTTAGGTGCCGCTGGTTTTGCTGTTGCTGTTTTGATATCTGCTTTTGCTTTCGCAAGTCTCTCACGGTCTGCTTTCTTCTTCTGAATTTTAGCAAGTTTCGCTTGTGCGGCATCTGCACGACCAGAAACCGACATTCTGTTTGCCGCTTTCTTCGCTACATTTACTGCACCTTTTGCTACTTTTGCTACGCCTCGACCGATTGCACCTACAATACCTTCTTCAAGTTCATTGAGTTCTGTGTCTGATAGATTGTCAATGTAAGCATCGAACAACTCATCATTCATCTCAAGAACTGATACGAGTTTGCTTTCGGTGAGATGTGTCTTAAATGATTTCATTACACTCTCCCTTTATTATGTTCCGATTGTGCAACCAGTATTTGACAAGATTTGCCACTTCGAATTATTAAACATCAATGTGATATTATCACCTGCATCTCCAAAGGTGATAGATAATCCGTTTGCAAAGTTTGCAGGATTAACTTGAACATCACCACCATCTGTAATGAGAGTGATATTTTTAATTTGTCCTTGTACACCATCAGCAAGCGTCAATGCATTACCTGAAATTGTTGCCGCAGTTGATGTAATGTTAGTGATTGCTGTTGTTACACTGACAGCGGCAGTTGAACCCGCCGCCGTGATTGCTTCTGCAGTTCCATCAAATGCAAGATAACCATCTAGTTTGATGTTGCCTGCGATATTCTCTAACAGATTTTGCACTGTTAGTTTTTTGTTCGAACCACCTTGTACGATGTGAAGCAAGTCGGCGGATGCACCTGAACTTGCGGCGGTCAATTCACTTATTTTTTGGTCTGCCATATTAGTCTCCTATTTTGCAGTTTATTCACTCTATGCTTTGTTACAAGACATAGACTTTTCTAGGTGGGCGCAACTTCAATGGCGCCCAAATTATTAAGATGCTGTAACGGTTACAGTCTGTGCAGTTGCACCAGTTGTTACTCTTGATACATCACCACCTGTCATTGTTACAGTACAATCTTCCTGGTCAAGACCAGTACCTGCTACTGAAACAGTAGGTTTGCCGGTGTATCCAGAACCTGCTCCACTCACTGCTACACTTTCTACTGCAAGTGTTACATTAAATGTTGCACCTGTACCAGAACCAGTTGTAGACTGCGTTGCGATACCAGTCACACCACTTGCTAGTGCAGTGTATGCACCATCGTTAGTGATAGTAAGACCAGTAACAGCACCAGAGTTTACAGTTGCTACTGTGAATGTTGCATTAGTACCTGTACCGAAAGAGTTTGCAATAGTCAATACATCGCCTACTGCGTGACCTGAACCACCAGCGGCAACTTCAACTGAAGCAACTTTAGCAGTTACGGCACCGATAGATGCGTTACTGATATTTGTTGTTACAGTGTTGTCGATTGTAGCAGTTGGGAATGTAGTGCCACCAGTAGTGACTGTACCACCAGCGATTGAACCAACTCTGTCGCCTGCTGTATCTTTCAGAGTACCACTGTTCAGAGCGATTGCCGCTGAACCAGAACCACCAAATGTCAATACGTCACCTGTTGATACTGTTTGTGATGCCGCTGTAAATCTTTTTACGTTCGGTGTTGAACCTGTTGCTGTATAAGTCAACGTATAGTTTCCATCACCATCACCAGACTGGTTGCCGTTAGCAACTGTAATTTGTGGTGAACCAGTTACGGTCACTGCTTCGTTGAATGTTACATCAACTGTAATTGTTGCTGTGCCATTGACAATAGTATCTGTGATAAATTCAACTGCAGTAACATCTGCTACATTAACTTTACCTGACAGTCCGCCAATAGCAACAATAACTTCTTCTAGACCCGTATTAGGGTCACGATATACCCAACCTTTTGGAGTTGCGTAAGTATCGCTTTTCTTTGCAGTAGTCAAAAACTTAGGTTTTGCTTCGTCTGCATCTGTTGCGCCCCATGAAGACATAGTATTTTCTCCTTTAATTTTTTTATCAGAAACCGTGTTTCTTCAAAGTATTTATAGTTTTCCTTGCGTCAGTGTGCCATATACCGATGCCACCTGCCGCTTCCCATTCTCTAATATTTTTGATGTAATCATCAATCAATATGTTTTGTACACCATCAGTCACCGCATAATCTTTCTTTTCTTGTCTCAATACAAGATTTATGCGTTGCTTCGGTATCATAAGATGTCTTTTTATCCAAGACTTCTTACCATCTTTACAATTCTTATCCCAATTTGCATAGGCAGAGAGAATATAAGGATGACTTGACTTTACATATCTGAACAATTCTTTACCGCCTGGCATCCAATCAAGAGTGTGCCAAAACGATGGGTTCTTCTCAATCTGTGCTTTGATTTTACCTTTTGCGCCTTTAGAAATATCTGGTGATGTAAAATCTTCACCTGTCGTATCTTTTACGCCTTTGATAAAATCACAAAGAACTCCATCCATATCTAAAAATATTTTCGCTTGTCCTCTTTGTTCAAATTGTTTTAGTGTTATAGTCATTTATTCATCTTCTTCTTTTGGTTTTTCTTTTACGTTATGCGTGACTTTCATAGTCGTTTCTCTGTTAGCATCTACAAATATCAGTTCCAATCGATTTGTTATCTCATGGTCTGGTGTATCTTTCAACTTCAGTTGTATACTAACATCTTTATCACAAAAGTCAAGACCTAAATCACGAACTTTTTTAATAAAATTAAACCACAAATCCTCTACCTTGGGAACATCGTCCCTTGTAAATTGCTTTGCCATCGTTCTAACTTTCGTGCGAGTGAACCCTTAGTCGGATTCTTTATCGCCTTTCCAATTAGCATCAATGTAGTCAAAAAATTTCTTCTTATCTCCGTCTGACAATTCTGAAGGTGACTTAACGCCACGCTTTTTTAACTCTTTAGCAAAGAACTTCTGATATGCACTTTGGTCTTCAGTTTTAGTGCTATCAATTTCTTCTCTACTTCTTTCTTTCAGATTGAACGGATTATTGATTCCTAATCCAAACATTATTTGCTCTCCTTTGTTTCTACTTTAGTGTCTAGATAATCCGCAGAACCATCTAGTTTATCTACTGCTACTGCGACTTTATTAGTCCACCAAGTAGGTAGTTCGTCTTCATCACTTAATTTATCTAGTTCAGTTTGCATCTTTTGTAGTGCAGACATAGCAATCTGTACTTGATTTTTTGCAGATGCTACATCAGTGTGTCCGTCTTCTTTTACAAACTCTTCACTCTTGCCTCTGACTTTAGCGGCAAGGTCTGCATCTGCTTTACCCCATGTACCTGACGATTTGGTCACGAAAGAATTTACTCTTGCGAGTCCCCATTGCTGTGGGTTTGTTCCTGGTCTATGACCACCCTTCCATGCGGCAACGCCTCGCTTAAATACTTGCTTCAATATACCAAGTGGCATACCAGATTTTTCTGCTTTCTTCTTTAGTGCGGCATCATTCTCATCAAGCAATTTCTCTTCTAAGTTTGCTTCAACTTGAGATACTTCTGCTAGTACTTGTGCCATTGTTTTTCTGTAATGTGTCATCGCTCTTCCCAAATCTTTATTTTAAGATTTCCTTTTCCTTTTATTACTCTATGATACTGCATTGCAGGTATCTTATAAATTCTTCCTCTCTCAAGTGTCACTGGTAATTCATTATCTAATTGTAACTGCCAATCTACACCTTCAAGAATTGTTATCTCTCTATTGTATTTATCCCTATGCCAAATCAACTCTGCATCTTCAACATCTTCGCTGAAAATACGTTCATCGCCTCTATCAGTATATGGATTACCAGAAGAAGTTTCCGCCACCAGATAATCCTAACTGTTTTGCATAATAAGGCATTCTACACGCCCAATAACCAGGTTTTGTTTTATCTTTCTTTGCTGGACAATTATGTCTAGCAGAAAATGATTTTCTTGCTTCTGGATCATTGAGTTTAATTTTCAAACCAGTAGTGTCACCCCAACTGACTTTTTTGATGTTGCCAGATGATGGGTCTTTCACATACACATAATACTTCTTAGGTCCACCTGCTTTAGGTTTATTCAACTCGGGTTGCTTTTCTTCTTCAATCATAGGACAATCAAGTGGTACATGATTACCTTCGTACATTGCAAATGAACCAATGTCAGTCTCTAGTAATTCTTTATCAAAGTAATCTAAGTTAGTTCTGTCTATTGTTTTCTTCCAGTCATTGAATGTTTCATAGTACATTTCAGAACCCACACGATAGATATTACTTTCTATCAGTCTGGACTCTTGTTTGTTCATACTCTTTAGACGCTCTTGTTCTAATTTCTTGAGTTTTGGTCTTAGTCTCATCGCAATACGATTAATCAATGCACCTTTACCTTGCAGTCTTTTTTCGATTGCTTGCTTTTCTGCAAAACTCAAATCGTTATAATTCTTTCCTTTGATGTATCTCTTACGCATCAGATTTCTTGCATGACGTTGCGCCCTCTTCTGCAACTTCTCAGGTGAAGACGGTCTACGCAATGCAATCTTTCTTGCTCTTGCAATCTTACCTTTCAGTCTACGCATTTGCTGACTACGCTTAAATCTCTGCGCTGGTGTCAATACTTCATCGACCCAATCATAATTATCGTCAATGACTGTTCTCTGCATACCATCATCACTAGACATGTTTGACCAGTCTTCATCGTCATGGTCACCATCATTGTCTAGGTCTGGATAGATATCTTCTACATCTTCTAGTTCATCATAACCATCGATGACACCTTCTAAATCTGTCGCAAGTTCTTCATCATTGTCGATATCTACTTCTTCTTCTAAAAAGATATCGATATTCCATTCATCACGCAATTCATCTTCTTCGTCATGTGAGATATACGAAAAATCTTCGTTCTTCTTCGCCATCTTAGTAAGAGTAGCATAATAGATGGATTCACCCTCATCACCATATCTGTCGATGAAGTCTTGCTTGTCTATATCTTTTTCATACTTCTTCATCTTCTTTTTTTCTGCAGGTGTCAGTGTTCGTTCATCTATTTCAAACTCATCTTTGAATGGTTTGTCACCTTTATTAATAATTCTACCTGACTTTTTGGTCACAGGAACTTTTAAGTTCTTTAGTGTTTTATGTCTTCTCAAATATGTCTTCTCACCTACAGATTGTCCGGGCGTTACCTCTTTCGTATGGTCAGCATAGTCTTTACCTATTTCATATGCTTCGTATTTGTCAGATTTTCTTTTCGTGCCATCCGCTCTTGGAATAAGTCCTTTTGCTTTAAGATGTGCTATATCTGTGAATCCTGCTTTACCTGACTTGTATCGTGCCATCGCATCTTTTGTATTTGGAGCATCTTCTCCAAACATCTGCTTGAATTTCTTTGTGTGCTTTGAAGGTTTTGTAGTCGCTGTCGCATCTCCAGGTGCTGGTTCGTAAGCACTTGGGTCGTCATCTGATTTCTTTGCACCTTTCTTGAAATGTGCATCTCTGGCAGATTTGGTAGACTTGGACTTGATTCCCTTATAGTATTTTGCTGGTTGAGTACCGGACTTATCTCCGATATCTTTGTCTTGTCGGACAGTGGATCTATCTTCGTCATCTTTCTTTTTCTTCTCGGATAGGTCAGACAACCACTTTGTATAAACATTACCATCTTCTCCTTGACAATACACAAAGTTAGGACCTTGCTCAATGATTTCGTATTCTGTTTCTTCATTCATGTCATAGACGATATCGCCTACGTTGAAGAACTCACCCATGAGATATGCTTCACGGAGTTCATCTCTATCAAACATAACATCATCACTGATAGAATATACTTTGCGAATTTGATTATAAATTGCAGTCTTTTCTCTGTCTGATAGTTTAGATGCAAGTGCTTTCTTAAACACATCAAGTTTACCAGTCTTTGCGAGTTCACGCAACTTAGTACCAGAGATACCTTCAACACCTTTCGCATTCGGGTCACGCTTACCAGCGGATACTGAATTGATTGAGTTGAAGTTAAAATCTTTTCCGTTATATCTTTTGATGAGATTGACCATCTCAGCATCACGGTCTTCACCAAATACTAATGTGATATCTGTGTAACCGTCTGCTTCTAATTCTTTTGCAACTTCAATGATTGTTCTTGCTCTTGACTTTTTGAAAATACCAAATGCTTTCTTAGCATACTTTGCTTTTTCATTATATGTCAGAGGGTCTTTTTCTTTGTTGCTTGTATGTGACAAGTAAAGACGGGCATCTGCGCCTCTCGCCTTTGCTTCTGATTTGATTTTATTTACGAGTTTCTCATGCCCGATAGTAGGCGGGTTCATTCTGCCGAATGAGAATACAATTTTCTTTTCTTTTGCTTCCTTCAGTCTTTGCTGAAGGTCTGTAAACTTTAACGTCATTTTTTCACCCAATTTTTTGCGGCAGTGAAGTTAGCACGACTGAACTCTAAACGGTTCACAAGTTTAACTGCATTACCTTTTAATCTGTCCACTGCCACAAATCCCTCAGGTTCTGTGGTCTTCAATCCATCATCTGTTCTCAGAAATGTCCCAATAGATTTAACTTTTGACAATTTCTGCACCAATACATTCTTAGCGTCCATAATATAGTTGTATAACTGTGTAGCATTCTGCAAGTCTGCAGTTTGCTGTTCAATCTTATTTAGTCCATCTTTCTTTATTTCAGTATACTTTTGTTTACCTGCTTCAGATTTTACACTCTCAATCTTCTTGTCTAGTTTAGTAATCCAGTAGTTCTTGAAATCAGAAACCATTGTATTACTATCAGGTAAATCATCAGTACTTCTAAAATACGAGTTCAGATGAACCTTAAAATTAGTTGGGATAGCGAATTGGTTCTTTTCATCAAAGTTATCTGCCATCTGGTCTAAGTACTTAGACACTTTAGGTAGAAGACTTTCAATCCGTTCGATATAACCATTGAGAAGTTCGGTTTCATCTTTAGTCAGTGTAACTGTGCCTGAAACATCTTTATATGAGGCATCATCGAACCAGACCGTCTTCTGCTTTCTCAACTTACTAATATTTATATTAAATGATGCTTTCATAGTGTCTAATGTGCGACCTTTATATTCTGTGTGAAATATGATACCCATCTTAGTTTTTTGTACAAATTTACCAAGAGGTCCATTCGCAGGTATCGCATAGACAATAGTGTTAGGTTGAAAGATAATGTAATCTTCACCATCAATTGTTTTCTTTTGCAAGTCAGATTTCGTATACATCATATCGCCTTGTATGACGCCTTTGATACCTAACTTTGATAATTCGTTTAGTGCTACAGTCAACTTCTCAACAAGACCACCAGTGTGGTTCTTGCGAATGTCTGCAACTGTTTTGTTTAGTTTAGGGTTGACATTAAATACTGACTTAGTAGCAACAAAGAACTTACCATCTGACGGATCGATACCACAGAAAATAGCAGGTGCGCCATCCCATTTAGTAGTGATATTTACACCAGTGCGAACACTACTTGATAGCATGTTACGAACTTCTTTGAGGAAGTTGATAGCATTCTCTGCACCACTAGAACCATCAGTAATGATGGTTTCTTCGATATGTGTCAGATGCGTATTGCGGTTTTCTGACAGTTCTTCTGTGTGTTTCTTAAAACTTAACATAGTACTATAATACCATACTTTCCCTATTTGTCAACACTAAAATGCATTTATGGCAAACTTTTTTCACTAGTGTTGTATTTTTGCAACAGTATCATCTAATCGTTGTCTTATTTAGTCCAGATTTACTCTTGTAGTCCATCATCAGATGAGATGGATATACACCTGATTGTTTGTTTCTTATATTTAGTTTGAAATCAAAGTACGAATTACCAAACTTCATATCTATTCTTTTTGCACGTCCATCGTTCCCGGCGTAGATAAGTTCGATGTTACCTACGATAGTTGCCATCGCATCATTTTTTGCAGGGTCCATAAACCAGAAGTCTACTGACCCATTCTCTTTTCCATGTACCATGTAATAGTTTGAACCGATTGCTGTTGATATAAGTGCTTTCAATTGCTGTCTGTCTACAGTTCTTGAAGCATCAACTTTATTTTCTTTTAGTGCTACTGCAGAACCATAGTTGTTGAACACATTACAGAACTTAGAGTTATCAATACCAAGTGCCTTGAGAAGATTAACACCCATTACGTTAGTCACTTGACCTGTCTTAATTTCTTCTTCTGGAAATGCTTTGCCTCTTGCTTTGACACCAGTATTAACGAATGTCAATGTACCACCATGCTTGAGTGATAAGTGAGACTTCTGTCCGTTTGCATGTGTGATATCTACATCAGTCAATTTAGCACCATGGTCTTGATGTCGAGGCGGCATCACTACAATCTTACCACCACTATAACCAAATGGTCTACTTTCATTTGCGCCACCAAGTTGTTCGACACTGACTGCAGGTGACCTCATATTCTTTGAAGTCAAGTCAATGATATATTTTGCATGTGCTTTCATTGGGTGGTCAGTATCTTCACCTCTTAGCAATTCAGCAATCGCATTTGTAAAGTCTCGTTCAAACTTCAGACCTTTATTTTCTTTTGCGCCGCCTGCTGGTTGACCACCAAACTCTTCAGACTTTTCAATCTTAGAAATAGGCAGTGTTACTTTTCTATCACTACCTGTCATTTTACCGCTTAACTCAAGCGTCACATTACGCTGACCTTTTAGTGCAAGTATCTTACTTGCAAGCATTTGCGTATGTGCTTCATTTGAATATTGTGGAGAGTATTTGTAGAGTTCGCCTTGAATGTTTATTTCATCAGCATAGAACAAACCATTATCTGTCATGAAGTTGTTTGTCTTTCCTCTTACAAGAAATATTTTTTCGACTAACAACTCTGACCGATACTCTTTACTCTCTCTAGTGATTTCATTGACACTGAGATTTGCCACTTAGAAGACCCCTTTATCCCAACATGACTTTGCTAATTTTGCTTGCATTTGATATGCTTCTTTTTCCCACGGTAAATCGTAGTACTTAGTTTTGGCAGGAACAGTTGACCTTTTCCAACGTGCATCAGTCACGCCATTCCAGTCATCCATCTCTCCACGAAAATATTGCTTGACATGAACCATTTCATGACAGACTGTCATAACAAAATCTTTGATGCTTAAATCTTTACATATATCTATCTGATAAGTACGTCTATTGTCAGTCATCATAGCATAACCGACTGCATCATCGTTCATTTTGCATAGGCGACACTCAATATCGATGCTACGAACTCGTGGCATCAACTTTTTGAGCATGTGGTAGATAACATTCTCAGCGATTTTTCGCTGTGTCTTGTTACCCCCTACAACGTCAACAACTAGCATAAACACCTCTCATTTCTCAGTATAGTTATATTGTACTATACTTTATTGTGCTTGTCAACTAGTATTTATGCTTTTTCGTAACTTTTATGTAGGTGTTTTGGTATCTGCCAATCTTCGAAAGCACCACCAGAGTTGAGATTATTGATTATATCTTGCGATTTTTTTCGGTTTGAAGACAGTTCAATTATGTCTTTATATTTACCATCATGTGCAGTCCACACATTATTCTCACCATCAAATACTAACTTAAACCTTAAATGACGAGAAGTCTTTGTACTTTTTTTCATTTCGTTGCTCCTTTAACTTATCAAACGTACTTGCTTCTACTACTTGTACCCCTTGTGGTACAGATTTTGGTACCATGTTCTCTACAAGTTCTTCTTGTGCAGAGTCCTCAACATCGTACAACTGCATCTTTGCTCTATCAATACCCAATACAAAACGCTTGTATTTTGTAGGGTCATTGTATCTGTTCTTCAACTGCTTCACTAGAACTTGATTATGTTCTTCTAGTTCTTCATTTGAGATAAGTGCAAACATGAAGTCTACTGTTGCTGGTAGACCAAAACTTTCTGAAGTATCTTCAAGACCAATATCGGTACTTGAAAAACCTTGTCTTGTCGTTTGAGTTGCAGAGATAAGTGGCACATTATGCTCTACTGCAAGACCACGCAATTCTTCTGCAATCGACTTAACAAGTGTGTATGAATTGATATTAGCACCTGCACGAAATCTTTGTGATGCACAGATATTGAGATAATCAATAAAGATAGCATCAGGTTTGAAAGACTTCTTCAGTGCTAGTTCGTTGAGCAACGCATCAAAATGACCACGGTGTGCAGATGCAGTCGGATATTCTTTGACTATCAACTTACCATGTGTCTCACGTTGAATTGAAGCAATCTTCTTATCGAACATTTGCTTCGGCATCTCTTCTAGAGATTGTATATCTAAGTTCATCAGATTAGCATCGATACGTTCAGCAATACGTTCTTCTGCCATCTCTAATGTGATGTACAAAACATTCTTTCCATGCATTAGAAAGTTAGCGGCGAGGTGACACATAAAGAGTGACTTACCTACACCAGTACCTGCTAGTGCTACATTGAGTGTTTTGTTTGGTAGACCACCTTTCGTAATCAAGTCAAAATACTTGAGATTGAAAGGTATCTTTTCTTCTTTTGTGTGATAGAAATCATATCTATCTGTTGACTGTTCGAAATAGTCATGACCTACTCGGTTATCAAACGAAACGGATAGGGCATCAGATAAAAGAGAGGGTAAAGCATCAGGTGTGAACTTCTTGTCTTTACCTTCAATTATCTGAATACCCTGTGCTACGGCATTGTAGATTGCTTTGTCTTTACAAAACTTTTCAGTTGCATCTGTCAACCATTCTACGTCTGCATGTGACGTATCTAGACTATTGATAATCTCGACAGATGATTTGAATTCTGGTTCTGGTACATTGTATGCTTCGTTCAGAGTGATTATGAGTTGTTCTGAAGTTGGTGGTTTGTTGTACTTATCAAACGCATCAGTGATTGTTTTGAATACTAACTTTTCTGAACCATCATGAAAGTAGTCAGACTGTAGAAATGGCAATACATTTCTAGCATAGTCTTCATTGTTCATTAAGTTTGATAGAATAGTTCTTTCAATCCGTGCCGTTTGCATATACCATTTCACCTTTTTCTATTTTTTCTTCAATCTGTTGTACAATGATATCACCTATAATACTTGTGATATCATTTAGTATTTCTACTTCATTAGGGTTTTCTAAGATTTGATACTTAAATCGCATTGCTCTGTGACCAGTTGCATCTGGTTGAGCAAACTGAATACGACCAACTTGGTATACAATATCTTTATAATACCCCTCAGTTATTCTTGTTGCAATCACATCTTCTTTGTGAACGTAACTAAATTTCACCGCCATAACTAAACTTCTCTTTCGCATGTTCATCTAACTGCTTCATGATATCTTCTGTGAAGAACTGCTCTGGATTGTGCAAGATTTCTTTACCATAACGCTTTGACCCGTCAGGTAGTTCAAATCTTGTAGCGACTTTCTTAAAGATACCAGCATCTTCTGCTAGTTCAAGTAGACCATAGTATCTGTTTAGACCACCTTTGTATCTTAGTGATACATCGACCATAGAGTTTTCTTTAGTCAATCGTGACTTGTTCAGTTTACAGTGAATAATGTTACCTACAACTTCTGTGCCGTCTTTTTCTTTTTTCTTAGACAAGAATACAATTGAAGATGCGGCATACTGAAGACCAGAACCACCGCCCATGACTTTCTGTGGGAACATGACGCCCATCTGGTCGTAAGTGTGATTAGTAACAATCATAGGTACTTTTGCTTTGCCTAGTTTCAGTGTCAATACTCTGAATGCCGCTTTAACTAGTTGCGACCTTGTCATGTCTCTAGTCTCTTTACCATCTGCAGTATCTTCGATTTCTTTCGTTGTCGATAGCATACCTAGACTGTCTAGAACAAACATGATAGGTTGTCTATCTTCTTCTTTCTGTTCTAGATATTTGTCGATGATACGAATTGCTTGTGTACGAAATTCTTGTACAGTTGTTACTGGCATCATGACCATACGCTTCGTATCAATACCACGCTCATCAATCATATCTTTCGTCAATGCACTTTCAGTTTCGAAATATACAACACCTGCATCTGGATTAGTATCTAAGAAATGCTTACATAATCCAAGTGCAAAGAAGGTCTTACCAGTTGCGGACTCACCAGCAATCGCTGTAATCTTGTTCGCAGGAAGACCTCCATAAATGCTACCACTTAATAGTGCGTTGAAGACATATGAACCAGTGTCAATGAAACCTTGAACGTCACCTGCTTCTACGCCATCTGCGACAACGCCAGCAAACTCGTTCTTACTCTCTTTGACAATATCATTTAGAAAATTATTCATATTATATCTCCAGTGTTTTGATGACTATACACTATACAAATGTATTTGTCAAGGCAATTTTGCATACGGATGTGCAGGGTCAAGATATCTATCAATCATCTCAATCTGGTCATGATATTTCGCCATGTGTTCCAGTTCAAGTTCAATAGTTTCGATGATATCTGAGTGTTCTCCGATACCTACTGTTTGGTTCATATAGACCATCACATTTGCTTTGTGCTTTTCAATATGACCTTCAGCATGTTTTCTTACTGCATTCAGCAGTTGTTCTGCTTGTTTTTCTGACATATTTAACTCCTATCCGAAAAATTCTTCTAGAGTAGCAATCTTTTCTAGTTGCCACCCTATGCTTTCTGCAATGAACCTAAGTGGTTCAAGAAATGCTTTTGTAAACTGCATATCATAATCAATATACTTATGCAATTCAAACTCATCAGGAAGAGTACCAAGAAATGAAATGATATTCTCACCGATAGTGTTTGGCATCTTGAGATGCACAAACTTGATTTTCTCACCGTCTTTTATTTGTGGATATCTTTGTGATATCTTCTTATTCTTTACAAGTTCATTATACATAAGCGCACCACGCACATGCATTGGTGTACCCTTTGTGTATACTTTGATATCAGACTTGTACTTCTCAACACCATTCACACTACGAGGAAAAGCAATCTCTTCTGGTGGCAGTGCATTGAATTCTTCTCTTGTCTTATCTATAAACTCAAGTAAGTCATCGTTACTACCATTCACAATAACTTTAATAGCATCTTTTAGCATGACACGCACAGGCGCAGGAGTTGAAGACTTGACAACTTCTAGACCCATAATCTTGAGTTTAGGTTCTGAATACTGCACACCTTCAGAGTTGTGTACATTCAAAACATATCTTTTCTTCGCAGTCCAGATGCCTCGGTCAGCGATAACTTCTCGCTTCATAAACATCTTTTGTGCATATGCATTCATATAGTCAGCAAGATTTTGATAATTCTTATCGATAAAAGGTTCAATCTTCTCATTAGCAACTCGGTCAAGGAACTTAACAATTCGTGCTTTTGATACGCCACCCTCGTTCTCTGGTAGTTTCGCTCTCTCGCCAAACACCTCATCAACCAGTCCACTAAGATTAATGTAAACTGAATCCGTATCGCTTGCAATGACATAGTTTTCTCCATCAGTCTTTAGAAGTTTGTTGAAATATTTATTCAACGCTTCTTCAATCCATCTAATCGACAACTGACCAGATAATGTAATACCCTCTGCTTGTCGAATATCAAAGTATCTGAAGTACTGATTACCTAGCGCACCATAAGCAGAGTTCAATGCAATTTTCTTTGCGAGTTGAATGTTACCATATCGTGCAATATCTTTTTGTAGTTCTTCATTCTTTGTGACTTGATACTCTTGTTCAGCATCAAGCATCTTCTTCTTGTAAAACTTTCTACTCTCGTATAGTTCTTCCATCATCGCAGGCAGAAACCCTTGAAAGTCTTTTCTGAAACACTGACCATTCGCCGCCATCGTTAGATTGCTTGCTTGTAAATGTGTCGTATCAAGTTTCTGTTCAAGTAGTTCATCAACCGAACATTGAATACGCTCATCAACAATAGTATCAGGTGAGATATTATATTGCATAATCAAGTGAGGGTAGAGTGAGTTCAAGTCAAATGATAGTACCCAATCATGCTGACCTACTGTAGGGTCTTTCACATATGCACCAGCATATGCTGTATCTTTGTGAGACATTTTCTTAGGCGGAATCACAATACCTTTTCTACGCAAGTGATTGTACACAAGCATATCCCAACATCGAACTTGAGAGAATACATCTTCGTAGTTTACACGAAAGTCATATGCCATCATCAACTGCAATTCAATCAGACCAAGTTTGTCTTCTAGTTGTGCAACAAGTTCAACGTCACGAATATTATAGTCTACGAACTTTGTCCAGTCATTCTTGTAGAAGTCTGCAAAAGATTGATATTCAGAGTGGTCAAGTTTCTCTGCGCCAAGTTCAACATTTGCAATGTGACCTAGTGCGAAACTTTCATAACCGATACCACGATACTTACGAAACAGTTCAAGATAGTCAATGCCAGCGATACCAAAGATATCATAATACTGTTGCTCTCTACCTTGCACAGTGACTTTACTACCTTTGACAATCTTCCAAGGCGAGATAAGACGAACTTTCTCTTCACCAAGAAGTCTTTCAATACGATTTACGATGTAAGGTATATCAAAGAAACGACTGTTCCAACCAGTGATGACATCTGGTTTGTACTCATTGAGAAATTGAATGAAGTCACTTAATAGTTCACGCTCATCAGTGAAACATCTATAATCAACTTCTTTGTTTTTACCGTGATATTCTTGAAGACCCCATGTGGTCAACTTCTTAGTCAAACTATCTCGCACAGTGATGAGCAAGATTTGTTCGTTAGCAGTTTCAATGTTTGGGAAACCATACTCTGCACCAGTCTCAATATCAAGTGACAGAATAGATATTTGACTTGTATCAAACTCAATCTCATCTCTATCAACAAAGTTGTCAGATATCCACTGATAGAGATATTGCGTTTGACCGTAAATCTTGAAGTTCTCTACATCACGATACTGGTCAAGAAACTCTCTCGCTTCTTTCACACCACCGGGTTTGAACTCATCAACATACTCACCTTCAATAGTCTTGAACTTTGTAGGTTTCTGTGACTTCAAGTATAGCGTAGGCGAAAAGTCTTTGTATCTTTGCATGATACGCTGACCGTCATTACCTACACCTCGTACTAGAATGTTGTTACCCCATTGCTGTACATTTGTGTAGAACTTCAATATATTACCTCATCATTTATTATCACACTATTATGCGCCATAAAGTGTGATTTGTCAACAGTTTTATGCGCTTGAAAGTGTATTTTACCCTTTTAGAAATTTGCTTGTGTCAATTTTTTTATTTGGCATAACAAGTCCACTGCCAAAGTTTGTGTTATAACTGTTTAACAATTCTGTGTTTGGTTCAGCAACATACATGATGCTTTGCTTATTGATAGCAATAGGTTTATCAGTAAATGTATCCCACGGACCCATTTGAACTTGAACACCAGTACCATCTGCTTTTGGTGATAGCATAACAATAACAGGTTTTTCAACTTGTACTGTTTCTGCATCTTCTGATTTCACTTTGCCGATGATTTGCTCACCGTTAATCATTTTAATTACTGTCACATCACTCATCATTTACTTCCTCGAAAATATTTTCATTGGCAATTTCTTCAATCAAAAGTTTACGCAATGCTGAAATAGAACCGAGAATTGAATTCGCTTCTGCTTCTAGTTGAACTTTTGTATTGTGTGCGTTAGTGATACCTTGTTTGCGCTTTTCAAGTTCGACTTGATATTTTGCAATTTCATCTTCAATATGATTTTTAGATACGTTCATCTTTTCTAACTTATCTCTTACCGGTTTTTCACTCATTATATACTCCTAATAAATGGGCAGTTTACCGTCTGTACCCAGGACACTTTATTACTGAACCTTAATTTTATGAGGTTTCTTTTCTTCAGGAACGATACGCTCAAGTTCAATCTTTAGCATACCATTCTCCATTTTAGCAGAGTTGACTACAACTTCATCTGCAAGAGTAAACTTTCTAGTAAAGTTTCTTTGTGAGATACCTTTATAGATAGTATGCTCATCAGTTGCACCTTTCTCTTTATCCTTCACTGATTTTACAGTAAGAACACCTTCAGCAAACTCGATATCAAGGTCTTTCTTATCGAAACCAGCAAGTGCCATTTCGATTTCATACTTGTAATCTTCTGTTTTCTGAATGTTGTAAGGTGGATAACCTGTGGACTCTGCTTGATGTGCCGCATAATCCCACAGTCTATCAAAGTGTCGGTCGAAACCAACTGCATATGGAGTTAAAAGGTTTGTGTCGAAATGCTGAAGAGCATTTCTAAGGTTAGTTAGATTAGTCATTTTACGCCTCCTTGTTAAGCAAGACTAGTTAAATGAAGACCCAACCTTTGGCGTCTTCATACATATTATATAGTCATTATTTTTCATAATACAAGCATCAATATGGCAAAATTATTCGTGTTCGCCACCCCTATCGTGTGCGTCTAATTTTACCTTTTGTCCGTTCACCCACATATATTGTCTACTACGACTTGGTGTCGATGTCGGAAACTTATTGAAGAAGTTTGGATTCTGTCTAGCAGTTTCGAAAGTTGCAACTGTTACTACAATCGCACCGAGAACAATAGCATGTGCAATCATGCTTGCACCCATTACCCAAAAACTACCAACGTACATGCTGAATACAATACACCACATCCATGCTAGGACTTGAAGTACCATATGTCTCACATTTGTATCTGGAATATGTCGCAATGGATTAACATCTGCATTCATAATCATATTCCAATTATCATAAATTACTTTACGCATCAACTCGCTTCTTTCCTATGTTATATTTTGTTTCTAAAACCCATTCGCTTTTCTCTTTGAAAGCGATTACTTTGATTTGAGACAACGGTGCTTGTTGTGTAATCTTTGCTTCATTCACAACAGTTACTAGTCCCCAATCATTCAACAGTTTTACAATCGTATTTCTACGCTGTTCATCTTCTGTTGAAAAGTTTGTTTGCTTGCCATCTAGTCCAAATAATTCTTTGAAGTGTACAATAAAGTACCTACCTTGCTTATGCAAGATATGACAAGACTGATATAATTTTCTATCTTTCTTTGACGCAATACCCATGCGTGAAAGTGTCTCTCTAATTTTTAGAAAGTCATCAGGTTGAGATAGTTGTACCTCGACCATATTTTCAATTGACCACTCATTCATTTTACTCCACCTTTATTATCTATCTTTTTCTTTATAGTTTCAATTTGAGTAGGGGAAAGAACTGATAAAGCGGAGACTGCTTTAGGATATGAGTAGTTGTAGTATGCTTTAACATAATCTAAGTCTTCACTCTTATCCGCCTTCTGCCATTTATCAAATCGCTTTCGCTTACTTATACTATTTAGTAAAAAGTCGAATTGTAACTTCTTACTAAGGTGGTGTCTCTGGTTCATCTCGTTTGCTTGTAGTACAGTATCAATACCCATACTCAAAGCACGATTAACGATGAATGGATTGTATTCTCTTTCTGTCAAATCATCAACAATCATATTCTCTTTTGTTGTTGATATTGCTTTTACATAATCAAATGGTGTTGTCATAACTTAAACTCTGGTTTCACTCTATTGAAGTATACTTGACTGTATCTCCAGTTCTCGACCCATTCACTGTGGTCTTCCATATATGCACCATGCCAGTACCAACTAGGATAGATAATAGTTCTATTCTTCTTACCTGTAATCACTTCAACTAATTCTGCATTCTTCGATATGTCACATCGAATGTCTACAACTTCATCTTGTTTGGCATCACAGTAAGAATAAAACGCAGTGCCATGGTTTTCATTATCATTGAAATAAGTTACAGATGCAATGTGAGATTTACCTGCACTATCTTGATGCGGCATGGACTGAATGTCATTGCTTGCAGGTGGATGTAACCATGTAAAGCAATTGAAAGCATAATCAAGTTCTTCATCAATACACTCATACCCAAGATAGTTCTTCGCCATATCTCTAATTAGAAGTTGAACTTCATTTTCTTTAGCATGACCTGTTTTGCAAATCTGAATATTGTGTCTGCAATCATAGTAGTCTTTGTAATTTGCACTATGTCTACCATAGTGAAAAGATGGAACCCATGCTTGGTCTAGCATCAGTTCAATATCACTTGGATATTTGTACATCTTATCAATCACTACGATAGGACCGATACCTTCTATCACATGCTTCTTGCATAGAAGACCATCATTTAGTTCAAATAACTCATGATGTAAATAAGGTATCGGCATTACTTGAACTCACAATCAACCATAACTTCAGTAAAGAATGCAACCATGTTTACTTCTTGGTCAGCAACATGAACATTCTTATACTGATAATCAGCAATCTTGAGTACTACAAGAGGTATGCTCGGTGCTTGAATATGCTCATTCATAGTGTCATAAACAGTTCGATATACATCTTGTGCGTCTGTTGTGTGTATGGTATCTGCAACCCACTTTCGCATTTTTTGAAAGTCTTTATTTTTGCAGAAATCAATAACAGTTTTGATTGCTACATCGCCAGTGTTACCAATAGTATCTTTATTGATAGCACCACTGATAGAGATTTTTTGTAGTTCATTGAGAGTACGTCTGAAGTCAGGAAAGTGTTTCTCAACTACACTTGCAACTGAACCTTTGTCATACTGAATATTTTCAGCATCTAAGATTTGTTGAATGCGATTGAAGAAACTACCTGCCAGTTGAGGTCTCTCATCTTTTGGTATGTTGAACTTGATTACTGAACATCGACTATGCAATGCTGGAATAATCTTGTTCTCATAATTACAAGTGAAGATGAAACGACAATTCTTACTAAACTCTTCGATAAAGTTACGCAAAGCAGGTTGCGTCACCGCTGTCAAATAGTCTGCCTCATCATAAATGACAACTTTACCTTTGCCACTGAAGGACACAGTACTAGCAAAGTTTACTATCTTAGTTCGTAAGGTGTCGATATCACCCTCACTTGAACCGTTGAGAATAATCCAATCGTAACCCATCTGTTCGCAAAGTGCTTTTGCTACAGTAGTCTTGCCGATGCCGGCACCACCACAGAGTAGTAGATTAGGTATCTCACCGCTTTCTACAAACTGTAGAAAGGTTTGTTCTAGATGCTTTGGCAGTATAGCATCTTGAACTTTCTGAGGTCGATATTTCTCAACCCACAGAAATTCGTCACTTTTAATATCCATCATATACCCTTGTGTTAACCTTCGTATTTGCTATCAGTTTCAAGAGCAACCCAATATTGCAAATTCTTGTTAGCATTAATCCAATGCGAAATATTCTTCTGAGAAATAATCAAGTCATACTCGCCGGGAATCATACGCAAGTTCTCACGCTTGAAGTAGAAGTTGAACTTAGTACCGGTACCCTCTGCTACTTCAACATTGAACTGATTTGAAGTTTGGTTCTTCTTATCAGTTGCAATTAGATTAATCGTATCACCATCTGATACTAGACCAACATCAGGCAATTGCATGATGTTCGATGCTTTAAGCAAATCAGTATAGTTTGATTGCGTGATACGAACTTTCACTTCAGCACTCGGCATAGTGATTGCTTTAGTAGGTGACACTACAAGACTAGGGTCAGCATACCAAAACTTAGAACTTGACTTACCTTGTGATACAGTCAAGAAATCGTCACCGAGTGTGACATCTGGACTTTCATATAGTGACAATACACTTAATAGAGAGTTCAAATCATAGATAGCAAACTCTTTATCGAATGTCTCTTCTACGGTCGCTTCTGCTAGAACATTTTTCATTACTGAAATAGTCTGCAGTTTGTTACCTGGTTTGATGAGCAGGTTCTCATTAATCTCACTGAAGTTCTTTAGAACGTCAAATGTTTGTTTAGATATTTTCATTACAAATCCTCATCATGTATATACAATTGTATTAGTGCGTAGTGTAAGACCTTCATCAAATCTTTTCGGGCATCACTCGCCATACCCTTCTTGCCGTATCGTTGTGCATACTTTAGTACGTTACCGATACAGAAACCTGTGCCATGACCGCCGTCTATAATAAACTCGGTCGCTTGAAACTTGTCTTTCGAATAGTGACCAGTATAGGTACTATCGATATAATCTTTGAACTCTTTAATCAGTTCTGCTTCATTAAATTTATAATCAATCTTACTCATAATATCTCATATTGTCAAGGTAAAAGTAGGGGCGAGGTGGAGAGAAAGGTGACTGTAAGATGAACCACCTCGCCCCACACCACCTAAGCGTTTACTGCTTGAATACCAGCGGCAATAATCGCCTTAGTTGGAGTACCGATACGATACGATACACCGTTACCCTTTTTCACAGGGTTTGCATAGACCATGTAACCTTCGCTACGCAGGTCATAAACTCGCCTTGAAACATTAACTGTTGAAGTCTTTGCTTTACGAGCAAGTTGCTTTGTGGTGAATGTTTCACCTGTTGAAAGGGCAGTCAAAATCTTTGACTTAACGGAAGTTGCTTTACGCATAATGTTTTCACTCCTTAACATTGTTAAAAGCGAGGTCGCCCTATGCGACCTCTATCATTGTTCTAATATAATCTTAGAACGGTGTTTTGTCAACACTTGTTTCGGGTTCAGTAACACTTTCACCGAAATCAGTCTCGACTGCCTGCTCATCGACTTTCGTATAAAGGTCGATGAATGCAGACTTGGTCTCATCATCAAAACGATTGATACACATTTGTATCGCCTTCATTCTATCACCGAACACGGCATATGCTTTGACAATGTGGACTAGACGCCTCGTAGCGATAATCTCATCGATACCACCATCGAGGAAAGTCTTTCTGATAATATCTGCCCACTTGGTCAGTTTATCAGCAAAATCATCATCTGGTTTACCAACAGAGGTCAACTCTTTATTGATGATTTTTTTCTCTACTGCAACGGCAGGATAATCCTGTTCGATACAGATTGGGAAACGCTCAAGGAACGCTTCGTTGAGAATATTAGTACCGATGAAACGACCGTCATCAGAACCTTTACCTTTAGTGTTTGCAGTAGCAACAATCTGAAACCCAGGAGCAGGTTGTACATACTGATTGATTTTCTTCAGTAGAATACCTTTACCTTCGAGGATTGGTTGCAAACACATAATCTTGTTTGACGCAAGGTCAATCTCATCAAGAAGCAGGACACCGCCTTGCTTCATTGCTTGAATAACTGGACCATCGAAAAAGACAGTCTCGCCATCAACAAGACGATAACCACCGAGCAAATCATCTTCATCAGTTTCGATGGTAATGTTCACACGGAAAAACTCACGCTTCAGTTGGGCGCAAATCTGTTCGACCATCATGGTCTTACCGTTACCTGACAGACCAGTGATGAATACAGGATAGAACATTTTCGACTTGATAATGTTCTTTACATCACTGAACTGACCGAACGGTACATAGTTGTCATACACACTTGGTATCAAATTTGTCACCGTACTGTCTAAGACTGCCAACTTCTTCTTCGGCAGTTCTACTACTTCAGCAACTTCTTGTTGCTGTACTGGAGCAAGGTTTGAATTCGCAAACAACGAATACAGACCATTGCCAAGTTTGAACTCATCAGATTTTACAATCCATGAGGGAGCATATTTCATGCCCACTGAATTCGCAACTTCGACAAGTTCTGCACGACTGAATTCAGTCTGCTTCGGGAACATTGCTGTTGCGGCATTCAGGAAAGTATCACGCTTATTCATAATATATACCTTTCTTTTTTCATCTTACGTTTCACTATAACATACGAAAACAAGTATTGTCAAGCACTTTTTTCGTTTATGCGGCAATTTTTTCGATAAATTTGCTCAAGATTGCTCTGTTTTGCAACTTACCTTTCGCCGCTTTCTTGAATGCTGTAGTCAGTTTTTGCTTCGAAGCACCAACCTCAACATCAAGACCTTCATCGTCTACCTCAAGTGTCTTACCACCTTTGAGAATATACAGTTCATCAAGACCGCTGATTTTTGACACCGCACTCTTTTCTTTATTGAATTGCTTCTTCCAGTTCTCAAGTTCTACCCAAGCACTGGCGGCAGAAGAACCTGGTGTTTCAATATACTTGTTGAATGCATACTGAACATCAGAACGACCACTCGCAAGGAAGAACCCCATAGTATTGAACCCGGTGCTTGCTTTAAGAGACATGTATAATGCTTTTGTCAAATCGCCACTATAATAATCGCTTGACTGACTTTTGATAGTCACATTCTTAGATTTGTCACGGATGTAGAAGACACCTCTGGTGCTGATATCTGCTTCAGTTGAGTAGTACTCTTCACCATTGTATTTTTTGTCATACCCGATAACTCCACTAGGTTTGTGACTTGAACCGTCTGTCAAGAAACATACGTTCATGACTTGGGCGCCAGTTGTCTTTTGAAACTTTTCAACCATCTTATGAGCAACAATAACTGCGGCATCAAGTGGAGTACCACCAAGGTAGTATTTACGAGGCAGACCCATGTAAGCAAAGTCACCGTACCCATACTTTCTTGACCACATATGAGATAGTGCTACGCAAATCTCAACTGCTTGATTGAACTGCACTGTAGTCATTTTTGGACCAAACAGTTCTAACATAGTCACGCCTTTGACATTGAACTCATTCAGATTAGTTGATTGTAAATCTTCTAAAGGTGTATTCACTGTTGAATGACGCTTGGCATATTCAGAAGAGAATGCATAAGCGGCGAAAGGTATTTGTGCTTTCTTACAGAACAATGCGAGACAAAGCAACTGCTCCATAGTACCTTTCATATTATCTGACATCGAACCAGACCAGTCAATAAAGAACATCATACCGTGGTTCTTACCATTCGGAAGATTAGTCTTTTTCATGAAGATATCTTCATTGTACTTGTATGAGTAAAGCAGATTTGAATTGATAACACCAGTCTTAGTAGTATTTGCTCTGGCATAGATATCTGCCGCTTTCTTCATTTCAAATTCTTTATGAAGATAAGCAATCACTTTCTCATTTTTCTTTTTGAATTCTTTTGCGTTCTTAATGAGTTTCTCTTGAACGTCACTGACAGTCCAGTATTCCATCAGTTCTTTTCTAACTTCTGAAAAAGGAACTACAATCTTTTCGAAGTTGATAGTCTTCGGAATGTCATAGTACTTAGGAATCAAATCTTCGTTAGTCTCTACTAACTTCTTAGTACTTTTTTGAGATGCTTGGTCAGTGATAGACTTGACACCAGGAGCAGTACCGTCAGTATTTTCTGCTTTACCATCCATACCTTCTTTTGCTGGAGCAGGTGCTTTAGTCTCGGTCTTGTCTTCGCCATCATCGCCTTCTTCTTCTGGTGATGAAGCAGACTTACCTTCTTCTTCTGATTGTTCATCAGGAGTACCAGTAACAGCATTCATACCGTTACCTTGACCTTCTTGAGCATCGCCTTCAGACTGTTCATCATCTTGACCTTGTTCAGACTGAACTGGCATATTGTAAGCAGAAGTATCTTCTTGGTTCTGCTGTTTTTCTTCTAATTCTTTTTCGCAATACTCAAACAACTCTTTAGATAGTTCAATAACTTCTTCGAAAGTCTGAGTAGTCATTGCTCTATCGAAAAACTTCTGCTCAACATCATCGAATGTCAAATCAATTTGAGTACCGAGTTTTGCTTTCAGATTGAGACGGTCAATCAAAAGCATATCAGTGACAGGAACTTGTGAAGTACCGAAGAAATCTTTTTCTTGTAACTGACCGTATGCCTGATAGAAAGGTTTCTTTAGACCAGGATACTTCTTTTGAATAAGACGCTCAATACGGGCATCTTCTACGACATTCACAACTGAATGAAAATTTTGTGTCTTGATTGGTAAGTTCTCCATACCGTCAAGAGGTGTATAGAGAGCATGAGCAACTTCATGACCAACAAACAAGTCTAGAGTTTTTGCGTCTAAGTCCTTCATAGTAGGAATACGCAATATACGATTTTTAACATCGAAACTAGCAGTATCGACATTCGCATACTCAACCGTCAAATTCTCTGTCGCTAGTAGTTTAGCGAGAGCAGACTTGACTTCTGTAATCTTGGTTGGCATTTCAGTCACCTCTTTTCTCATCATCTATAGTCATAATAACATATGACATCAGGTTTTGTCAAGCGATAAAAGCACTAATTATGGTAAAAATGAGCAAAAAACTCATATAAAATGCAAAAAGTCCGACACAGAACAGAAACCCCCACCAAATTATTCTAAATGGGAGTGTCAGACCAAACCAAATCGCATTTAACATAGATACCTCTCTCTCATCTCTATATATACTATAGCATGTAGGAATCTAATTTGTCAAGCGTTTTCTCATAAAAATTTGTATTGTTCTTCTGACTGGTGCGCCAAGATTAACTGAAGTGACAGAGTGTCGCACACCACCTTCTTGAAATATTGCTCTATTAGGTTGAGGTTGAATTGCCTCTATTGTATCATCACTTTTTTCATACATGAAGTATCCACCATCATCTGCATCTTGTTCATTGAGATAAATTGTAAGTGCCGCTGAATGATTTCCATCATTATGCCACGGTATGTAACTAAACTGTGTCCAGTAATAAAACATAGGTGTGATATCATAGTGACCAAATTCTTCTTCTACTCTTGTTTGTAAGTAGTTCACAAGTTTGTCATCAGATATCTCATGTACAAGAACAGTATGACTTGTTCGCACAACATCAGAATCCCAAGATGCATTAGATTTTAGTGTGCATTCTGTTGAAGTATAAATTTCGTTTGATAGTGAAGTTGCTCTGAAAAATGTATCAGGTTCTAAAAAATTATCTATTAGTATTATCATCTCTTCATAATAGTTACATAGTATCTAAAATCATCATATCTAGATATTTTTGAACCTACACTTGCATATGGTATAGACGATGACCCGTCTGCAAAGTTTTCTAACTTCTTAATACCACCTGCTACATGTGCAGTTATATCTGCATTATACAATTTTTTGAGACCATGTACTCTTTCTAAAATTTCAATAAAATTATTATATTCACTTTCATGAGTTGAGTTCTGAACTATACACAAGATACCATCATCTGCTAGTGCTTGTGATAATCTAAGTAACAAAACACTCTTATTATCATATTGGTCAAACGCATCGATAGATATAATTAGATTTGCGTCTTTCTGCTTTGATAAAATAAAATCTTTATAAAAAGAGATACCAGAGTGTCTATCTTTACATGCTTCAAGCATGTTTTGGTCACTATTGTATCCTATACATTTTTTGAAGTTGTACTCACCTTTGAGACATGCTAGACCATATCCAAGACCACAGTTGATATCCATTGCTGTGATTTCAGAATGATTTGTTAAATAATCTTTGATAAAGTAACGATATGTTTGATATGAGTATTTTTCTATACTACACATCTCATCATAATCTTTTTGACCCCAATCTTCGAATTCGACTGGTACGTTACTAAAGATGTTTTTTGAATACGAATATTGGTTCATACTTTAACCAGATACCATTCACTTTGCAAAAATTCTTTGCTCGTGGTTTACCTGTCTCCTCATCAACTCTGTTACCGCCTGGCATCTGAGCGAGTGCCATCTTTAATGTAGTCACATACTCAAATCCAAGTTCTTTACAGATACGAATGCTATCACCCTCAAGTGGCAACATCTCATTACCGAATTTTGCATCTGCAATATTCCATAGTAAGTATCTGTCGTTCTTTAAGTATTTATATGCATTTGTAAGTGTAGGTCTAAGAAAACCTTCTACCCACGTTTCATATTGATTGAATTTCTTGTACGATTGTTCCTCGTCATCAGAATACGCCTCTTTCGCAAAGTACGGTGGTGATGTGAAGACGAGGTCAAGGGTTTCATTCTCACATGAGAAATCTTCTGAACCGCATTGGTGTATTTCGTATGTGTTTGTATGCGGAAATAGACCTGTTCCTCTGTAAGTTTTCTCATTGAAAAACCTAGCGAGTTCATCATACTTTGTGCTTTTGGTACCGTCTTCTCTAATAACTGTATGGTCTGTATTAGGGTCGGTGCCAATATAGTGTATATTACGGTCGTCACTAACAGACATAGCACCGAGAATACGACCACCCCAACCAGCAGAGGGATCCCAAATACGAATAGTAGACTGTTCTTTGAAATGTTCAGTATATTTCTCATACAGATATTTAGCAGTCAGAGGCGGGAAATTAACAGCATATTGACACCATGATATACGAAAGGGTTTGAACCCTAACGGAAAAATCTTCTGACCTTTTTTGAACAACATAATCTGATATACATCACAATCGTCTTTCATATTGACTTTGCAATTATCAGGTATGTCTAGTTGCTCAATCTCTTCTCTAGTAACTTGCGCCCACTGTACGTTACGCAACTTGTCATCATAACCTGTGTACTCTTGTTCTTTATCAGGTTTTAACCAATAATCATGGGTATCATATTCTCTAGCATTATGCTCAAACCAACTGATAAAACTATTGCCATCACTAACCGTGTGTCGCTTAGTGCCAAACTCCAAGAGTTCTTCTTTTTTAATAGGATTAGAATAGTGATAAAAACTATCACGCTTAAAATGCCTGTGACCATATGTGTATACCTTCTGAAACAAATCTTCATCTACGAAATGGTCATAGATAGACTTTGCTTTATTTATGTCATTATACACAATCTTCGTTTTCATCATTGTAGGAAACCACTGATTAGCGGCATTACCTACAACTGATGTGTTACGAATAACATCACACTTACCTGTCTCTTCATCAAGACACTCAAACTCATGAACAGGAAAACTTGACATCTGATTGAACTGGTCAATAATCTTATCTTCTGACCAACCAACTCTTGGTGGTAGACCTAGTTCATCCCATGAGTATGCTACTTCTTTTCGCATATCACGCAACCATTGTCTAAATTCTTCATCTGACATCCACAAGACTTCTTCAAATGTCTTGTTTACTTCATGCTCTAACAGATAACTGTTTCGCTCATAAAAATGCTTCACTCAATAACCTCAACTTCACTTTCTGTTTCTATTACTACTCTCGCACCGCAAGATAGAATAGGTTTCTCATTACCACCATATCGAACTACACTGTCGCCATGTATCTTTACAGCATGACAGTATGTGTTTGAGCGACCTTGCTTTATTGTAATAACAGGTTCATTTGTACCATGCTTCTTATTCGCTCTAATCTTATGCTGGTTTACATGTATATAGGTTTTCATATTACTCTCACTATAGCATTATTGGACTGGTTTTGTCAAATACTAAATCAAAACTTTTCCATGTTAATGTCATTCGACAATTGTTTTTTACCGATGTTGACAGTCCTCGATGCGGCATCACAGAACTAAAAATCACAACTCGTCCCGGAACAAAGTCAACTACACCCATCTGAGTTTCAAATCCTCTAATACCTTCATGATGATAATTTACCATGTAAAGTATCGTATAGTTCTCATCGAGGTTTTTTGTTCGATGTCTACTGTCAATGTGCATAGAACCATCTAGTTCATATGTCTGTCCATTGATATAGACATGTTGTTTATCTAAGTCTTTTTCTTTGACTTCAAACTTATAATATTCTTTAATTTTCTGAAAAATAAATTGTTGGTCAGGACAATCTAAAATATGAGTGTAATCATTCAATCTTGTGCTACACCAAAATATTGCATCATCTGGATTGTTTGACACATTACCATAGTAGAATAAATTATCATGATACTTTGTTGCTACTCTTGCTACAAAATCATCATCAAACAAATTATCAACATAATCTATTCTTTTCATCATGCCGCTACATTCCAGAATAAATTGAGTTTACTTCTATCCATGTTTTCTTGTATCACTTTCCATGCTTTAGCATCATACTCAGGCGCACTTGGAAACGGTGGTGCTTCACTTTCTTTGACAGGTTTATCGAATTTATACGGTGATACCCACAACTTCGCACGCCCTTGTTGTCTTTCATCTAATTTATGTCCTGTCTGTATCACATGCACTTCTGCTTCTGGGAATGCAAGTTGCAACCCTCGGTTCAGAGTTCCTGATGACCCTACTGTCCAGATTACTTCTGGCATAACATCTAGCGACTGCGCTACTTTCACTATACTTCCTAGAACCCAATCGTGTTCTAGTCCTAAAGGCAACGTCCTTCGGGTTTGTGGACTCTCTCTGCGATATTGCTCTGCTTTTGACAGAGTGACATTTAACATACCCATCTTTACCCATTCAATACGACCTCCATACTCCATGTATTTCTGTTGATGCCATGTGGGTTCTTTTCTATCTGCCCAAAAACAAGTTGATTTCTTACCGTACTTTTGACAAACATATGCTAACGAGATTGGTCCCCATCCGACTTTGTTTGAACCTCCAAAGACCCACTCTTCACAGTCTGTGTCTCTGATAAGTTTATCGATGAACCTGATTTTGCTTCCTGCAGGAAGTACATCATCACGCACCACAATAACATCATCATGATTGACAAGCATAGGCGGGTCGTAAGGGTCAGACCAGTCACTTACTAACTCTAAATAATCTTCTGCAACTATCATTCGCTTCTATATCCACTACTAAATGTATTCTTGTTTCATCACCATTGTTAATCGCCATATGTGGTTTGCGAATATCTAGATACCACAACTCACCTTCTTTCATATTAACAACATGCTTCTCACCATGCATATCCCACGATGTAAACTCCATCTTCGGATTTGTAATCACTGGAATATGTAGTCTCATAATCTTACCATCTGCAACACCAAGATAAGGGTCAACTTGGTCAGTGTGTCTTTGCAGTTCACCACCGCCTGGAGCAAGTGACATAAATCTTATTCGTTCAATATTATCTGTAGGTATTCTTGATAGCAAGTCATTTACATACGGAAACTGTTCTCGCAAAGGTGTGTCTTCACACTCCCACTCTTCCCATGTGTCATTTTCTGCTTTCCATTTCTTGCTCATCTCTACAGGTTTTGCAATAAATGATGGGTCTGGTCTATAACCTCTCAATGATATTGCTGACCATGAACCTTTTTTATTGTAATTTGAGTAATGATTAGTGTACTCAAGTGTTATTTTTTCTAGTTCTTTGCGTATAATCGATGTATTGATAGTGTCAAACATGCATTTACTTATAGAAACCGTCTCAGCGCCGTCTATGGGCGGATGAGAGCGTTCTTCGAATGAAGTGCTAGAATTACGAAAGAATACGCTATATATCTCTGCAAACGTAGTTATTTTACTACCAACATAGTCAAAACCTGCATCTTGTGCAAACTTGACTGCTTTTTCATCTTCTGACCACACAAACAACCAGCAGTTTCTATCGCTATAGTGACTGATATAGTTCTTTACATTCTCTGTGTATGCAGATATATTCTGAATTACAACATCACCTGGTTCTTTATAACCAATAATAGTCTCACCATGCATTGTAATCTTCGAACGGACTTTTGCTTCAGTGATGTTAATCCAAGCATCACCTGCTTTGCGTAGAGAACCTTTATCTAAAAAGTCTGCTACATTATTCTTCTTGAACTGTGCAAAAGGACTATCAGTGTATGAGTTGTAATGGTCATACTCTGCAGTAATTTCTTTTAGATAATCTAACTGATAACCTTTTTGCCAGTCTTTCATTTCTACTTCTGTTTGTGTCATATATCTGACCTTTCTTTTACACTATCAAAAAAATCCTCTTCAATAGCAAAACTAACTGAACATCTTGGACCCGTAATACTTGGGCAGTGTTTCCACCATTTTGGAATATATATCATATCATTTGGATATAGTGTAAACTCTTCTATCACATCATCTTCATCTATTCCTTGCTGAACTTTCCAAAGGGTTTCGCCTTGTATTTGCCATATGTAAGTATGCATATCATCATTATGAAAATTAAGTCCATCACTTTCTGCAACAAGAGAAACAAATAAATGACAATTTACTCTATGTCTAGTTTTATCAATTAGATGTTTTTCTTCTATAATTTTTCTCACATATGCAACTTGAGGTATTAACTCTGCATTATGTGTAGCGAAAGAAGGAAATATATTAGTATCATTATCAACTTCAATTTGATTTTGTGATACTAATCTAACTGCACGACCTGACTTAGAAATAACTTCTGACCATTCTTTTGAGTTTCTATAATCAACCGATGCCTGAAAATTCTGAACTATGTCAGACCAGTCAAATCGCTCAAACTGCATTTGTCCTATCTCGCCAATTTTTGGTAACTCATGCCACATCTGGTAACTTTAACTTTCCCTCTTTAATGAGTTTCTTTATCTTCTTGTCTCTTGCTTTGATGCCTCTATCAAGCACCAACTTAGATGCTCTCTGTGTAAAGTCAATACCCATCATGTGGTCCATCTCATGCAAGAATATTCGTGCAGTCAATCCTTCATATTTCATTTTTTTGTTCTCACCATTCTCATCATGATATGATACTACGCAAAACTTAGGTCTACGAATAGATAAGAACAAACCAGGCCATGTCAAACAACCTTCTTTCAGATGTTCAAGTTCAGGACTCATAGTAAGCACTTGTGGGTTGAATACATTTACACGAAAATCATCTTTACCCATAACGAACACTTTAGCATCAATACCAACTTGATTAGCAGACAGACCTACGCCGTTGTAGTGTTTCATATTGAACCACAACTGGTCAGCAAGTTCTTTCGGATCCATAAATGGATTATCAAAATCAAATGCCTTTGGTTTGTATAACGCATCATTTGGTGGCGTTAATTCTAAAACTTTACTCATCAAGATACCTGTACTGCAATATAAAGACAAATAGCAATAATAAGTAATTTACCATAGTCTAAATCAAAATCAGTACCTTCACCAATTTTTTCTTTTATCTCACTAAACTTCATCGTTTTCTCCTTCTATAGTAATATTTAGGCCGGTGTTTATAAAGATTTCACAATCAGTGTCTTCCCAACCTAATTCATAAACACCATCAAAACTATCTTCATCAAATGCTGTTTCAAACTCATCAAGCATCTCTGCAGTTACATCTTTTGAACCTTCAAAGTCTAACCATACACCATCGTCAAGATAGTCCATCTCAAGACCTTCGTACATGTCAGGTTCACAGACACCGTTTTCGCTGTCTTCTCTAAGTTCTTGCAGTTCGTCTGCAGTTACTTCACCAACCCATTTACCCCATCGCCAACCTTGGTCCATAGTAATCCAGTATTTGTGTTCACCCTCTTCTTTATAAAAAGTAGTCAATTCACTGATTGCTTTTTTGTTGTCTGGTTCTACGCTAATTTTATACAATTTTTCTTCGCTCATGATACTAACCTCGAATAGTTGTTTGGTTTGTCAAATCTCAATACATTTGTAAACTTATCAAACAAGGTGTCGCCTTTATGTGATATTACAAATGCGTTGATACCGTTATCCATAGTATTTAGGATTTTCAAAAACTCTTCTGTACCGTTTGCATCTAGCGAACTGTCGAATACTTCATCTAGAACAAGAAGGTTGGTATTAGTTGAGTTTTTCATCTTAGCAATAATACGCCAAGTAAATAGAAGTGACAAGTCAATACGCAACTTCTCACCTTCTGAGAATGATGCATAACTAAAGTCATCTCTATGTCTAGACTTGATTGTTTCTTTGAATGAACCATCTAAATTGAACTGAACAAAGAAGTCAAGTGCTTGTAGAAAGTGATTTACATAATGATTAATCACTGGTAGATACTGATTAATAATCTTAGTCTTGATACCAGTATCTTTGAGAAGATTTGCAGATATCTCTGAATAGTAACGCTGGTCGTTCAACTCGTTTTTCAAGTCTGATACTTTGCGTTCTTCTTCTTGCATATCGGTTAGTTTTTGAATATGTTCATCTGCATCTGTCAGTTGTGCATTAGCAGTTTCAATCTCTGTATTCCATTCTTCAATGCTACGATTATACGTCTGAATATGAATATTTCTTTCGTTGATATCATCTTGCAGAGTTTGTATTTGCGAGTGTACTTCTGTGATTTCAGACATGCGTTTGCGAACTGCTTCAAGTTCTGACTTTAACTGCAATTGTGCAGTGTCAAACTCTACTAGTTTTTCTTTTCGTTCTGCAAGTATATTGCTTTTGAATGTCTCATCAATAGTTTGCTTACATGTGCCACACTCATCATTCTCATTATAGAATGTAATATCGTTTGCAACTTTTGTCGCATTTCTTTTTAATTGTTCTCCGATTGAGTTGAACTTTTGATACCTTTTATCTGTTCTGCTTTCATCTTCAATAGTTCCTCGTAAGTCTCGTATCCTGTCAGTTCGTTCTGTGATTTGCTCTTGGTGTAGTTCAATTGCATCCTTCGCCTTGACAATTCGTTGTTTAATTTCCTCTGTCGATTTCTTACGCTGTTCATCTAGTCTCTCCAAGTAATCTTGCTGTAGGTCAATTTTTTGTCGAACCACCGACAGATTGCTTTCAGCATCTTTGTACTCTTGTGCTACTTCTAACAACTCACCTCGCAGAATATCATTCATACGACTGAAGATTTGAATATCAAGTAAGTCTTCGATAATCTCTCTTCGTTGTGGTGCTGGTAGTTGCATGAAAGGAACAAAAGATGATGAACCAAGTACTACAATCTGAGTGAAAGACTTATAGTTCAATTTTAGAATTTGTTTTTCTAAGAACTCTTGATAGTCTTTTGTTGCGGCGTCTTGGTTCACCAAAACATTATTTTGATAGATTTCAAAGATAGCAGGTTTCAACCCTCTTCGTACTTTATACTGTGATGAACCAATACTAAACTCGACTTCGACAAGTGCATCTTTTTGATTGATTGAGTTTACTAACTGACCAATCTTAATTTTACGAAAGGGTTTATTAAACAATGCAAAACATAATGCATCGATAAATGTTGATTTACCTGAACCGTTTGAACCAACTACGAGTGTCGTTGGTGATTTACATATATCAATCTCGGTAAACGCATTGCCTGTTGACAGAAAATTGCGCCACCTTACATACTCAAATTTTATCATACTACTGTATTACTCGCTTCTACATATAGTCTTTTCATATCTGTTTTTATTCTTTCTTTGTCTGCAGTTGTATCAACTTCATCGACATATGTGTTAAGTAATGATAGTGTGTCATCTAACTGTAAGTTCTTATCATCAACAAATGTAGCATCAAAATCTGTAAAATCTTCTACAATTGTCAACTCATGAACCCCAACAGTATACAACTTATCTATCACTTTGTCAAACTCTTTTGCGTTAATCTTGTTGATTACTACCACCTTTACATAGTGGTCTTTGAATTCTGTCGCATCAAAGTTTTCGTATGACTTATCTCTATCGTTGTATTCTAACTTCTTGAAAATACTGTATGGGTTTTCGATAAACTCTAACTCTCTAGTCTCTGTATCAAAAATATGAAACCCACGCTTGTCACCATAGTCAGACCAAGTCATCTGATATGGGTTACCTAGATATGTAATGTTGTCTTGCGTTGATTTGTGATGAAAGTGACCGCTGAATGCACAGTCAAACTTATTGAATAACTTTCTATCTAGACCGTGGTCAAAGTTTGTGAACCCACGATACATTGTAAAACCTTTGACTTCTAGATGACCCATGAGAACTTGTGCATCTGTCTTTTCAATCATCTGCATTGTTTCATCATAATTCTCAGGACAAATCCAAGGCACAAAAAGCATCTTACATCCATCGAACTCTACTTCAGTTGATTTCTCATAAATCCAAGGTTCTAACTTACCATCGAATGAAGTGAATAAACTATTCATGCTGTTGACTTCATTTGTGTTCTTGTAGTAAGTATCGTGATTACCTATGATAACATGAGTATCTACACCCATGCTACCTAGTTTCCATACAAAGTCATGTCTAAACTTCTGTAGTGTTTTGAAGTTGATAAACTTTCGTCTATCTGTAATATCACCTAGATGAATACATGTGGTAATATTGTTCTCTTCTAAGTATGGAAAAAATGTGTTATCATAAAACTTAAAAAAGTAATCATTAAATACTTCACTATCATTTCTGGCACCAAAGTGTGTGTCAGTTATTAGTGCTATTTTCATATTCACTGTTCCATTTGTTAATCAAATCTTTATGCTTCCATGTAGCATTATCTGTAAACTTATGTGCTTTCGGTAGTCTACCATACATGGATAGAAATTCTTCTACATTCTGTTTTGGCAACATATCAAGTGCATAAAACACTTGATTAAAGTTGTCACTACCAAATATTCTCCAGTCCCAACCGACCTGTTCTCCTAAGTCTTCACATACTAACACACGGTCACTGTTTATGTCAATAAGTTTTTGCAGATTTACCGGTAAAACTGAATTCTCTACATCTTGCCAGAATGGACTTGTTACTTCACAGTTTACATAATGCAAACGAATAAACATAAACATCTGTTCGAACATCTGTTGAATTTTATCATTATAACCCTTTTGTGCTTCAGATGTAGTTGAGTTTACATACTTCACTAACAGTTTTGCTTGTTGCAATCCAACACCAATAGCAGTTGCCTCTAAGGGTTCAAAAAAGTGTGATGATAAACCAATCAATACAACATTTTTATGAAAAGTCTTATTATAGTGACCTGCTTCAAACTTAAATGTTCTACCTACTTTTGGTTCAAACCCTAATTTTTCTGTGACTTCTTTTACTGCATCTTCATATGAGATGTGCTTTGAACTGTACGCATATCCATTACCCATTCTTTCAGATGTAGGTATACGCCACATCCATCCTGCAGACATCTTTTGTGCAGTTGTGAAAACAGGATAGTTATCACCCTCATGAGGACACTGAAATGCAAAAGCACTATCTACAAACATGTCATCTTGCTTTGAAATGAACTGAAACTCTGAAATTTCATTTGCAATAAGTCTTTTGAATCCAGACGCATCGACAAATAATTCTGCTTGATATTCTGTAGTTTCACTTTCTATGCTTGTTACATGTCCATCATCATGATTTACTTTTGTAATCAAATCATCGTAAAACGCAATGCCTAACATTTTACATCTCTTATGTAACCACTTATTCAGTTTTTGAGTATCAAAATGAAATTGATTAGGAAGACTATCTTTGTCATCTACACGCTGTTCTAGATAATTTGGTGGCAGTAGTTCTAAGTTAGATAACCCATATGCCATACCTGCCATTTGGTCAAAGTCAATACCTTGTTCATTTGTATCAGTTACTAGAGAGTGTACATAATCTTCACCTTCTTTAACCCAGTCTTTGAAATGAACACCGAACTTAAAAGTTGCACCACACTCTTGAACTATCTCTTTGTGTTCTACACCTAACAGATGCATAAACTGCATCACATGTTCAGTACTACTCTCACCAACACCTACAATACCAAGTTCTGATGAACCTACAACATATACATCTAGACCAGGTAATGATTTTTTTAGATATATTGCGGCAAATAAACCTGCATTACCTGCCCCCAATACACATACAGTTTTTCTATTTAACATGACTACTCCATAAATTCGTCTAACGCACCTCTGCGTTCTTTCTTTTCTTTCTGTATTTCTTTTATTTCTTCAACTTGCTTATCATCATACATGTTATCTTGTAGAAACTCTAGATACTGATTTGTATACTGACCATCATCATGGTCGTCAGTAAACAGACTTTCATCAACAACCATATTCTGAATAATCTTTTGCTTCAGTTCTGTTTGTTTCTTTTCTTTTTGTATTCTTCGTAGAAATGCATAGTAAATAATCTGTGTAAAATAAGCGAACGGATTCTTCGATTTCTCAGGATTAAAATTGTGTAAATACATTAAACAATTTTCGATACCATCAGATATCATATCATGTTTATATGTATAATTAATAAAGTTTGGTCGATATGATAAATGCTGTGCAATCTTCAAAAAACATTCGCCAATATATCTAGTTACTGGTGGTGTTTCTTTACCTGCTGATTTTGCCTCATCAACTTTTGCTCTATATTCGATTAGTGCTTCTAAGAACTCTTTGTTGTTGACATAGTGTTCTCGCTTCTTCTTTTCTGCCATAATATCTCCATAATAACTATTGACAACACCTACTTAGGTGCATATAATAGGGGTGTTCCCCTTTCAGAATAACTTAATGTTTTGTTATCTTGTGCTTGTTGTACATATATTCCTCAACTTGACTTGTTTCATCTAGACTATCATCTAGACCTAACCTCTCGTTAAGGTCATCAACAACGTCTTTCAACTTTCTCAATCTTCTTGCTTTCATTTCATAATCATCTTCAGGTTCATCCATTCTTTCAACAGGTGTTGATTTCAATCTTTCTATGATAGTATGATAGTAATTTATAACATCATCTCTAGGCATTGTCACGGTAATAATGTTACTCTTTGCAACATGAAATATTTGATTTTCTGAGAATGATTCCCAAGGTCCGAATGTTGCATTTTCAAATGCACCCTCACCATTATCTGATGGTGACATCCACTTATGAATTCTCACAGGTTCTATAATTGTAGCATAGTTCTTTTCTTCATCTACTCGTAATTTACATACGAGACTTTCACCATTTGTTAATTTTATGAGTTTAATTGGTGTTGTCATATCTTTACCTGTATAGTTTTATATTTGAACTTCTCTTCATTATATATCTTTATTCTTTCAACGGCATGTTCTAATGTGTAGTTTCTGTGATGTTTCCAACTCAAGTCATCTGATATATCAAATAAAGTTGCTTCATTTTTATTTTCACCTAACCTAAGACCACGTCCAATAGACTGTAGATTTCTGATTTTTGACTTACTAGGGGAAGCAAAAATGATATTATGCAAATTACGAATATTAATACCAGTAGAAAAAGTCCCGTAACTTGCAACGATAATAGCATCAGTTTCTTTCTCGGTAATAGCACGAATTTCTTCTCTATCATTTGCTGAGACACCTCCGTATACAAAGAATACTTTTCTATCAAGAGATTTGTCTTTGATGAGGTCATACAACACTTTACCATGCTTCTCTACATACTGAAATAACAATAGAGAGTTACCTGATTGGTCTAATGCTAAGTTCTTAATAAAATTATTTCTTGGTGCGTATGATACTAAAAAGTCCATTTCTTCTTGATATGAAAACTTCTTACAATCTTTCTTCACTTCTTCTGAATAATTCAACATTAAGCACTTAATATTTAGTTTAGCAAGTTGACCATCTTTCATCAATTGCTTCGATGTCGTAAATCTACGAACAGGTCCAAACAAACCCTCTAGCATCAACTTATGAGTTTTTGTACCGTCAAGAGTACCAGTTGTACCGAAACGCATGACAGCATTCTCTGTTTTCTCCATAAGTGTTTTTAGACTTGTTGCTTTGAATAGATGTGCTTCATCACCAATTACCATTTTATACTCTGCGAACCACTTCTTTGGCAATTTATATACTGATTGCCATGTAGTGATTACAATTCTTTTGTCGGTTTCTTTGTCATGACCAGAATAAATTCTATGACAGTTTGCTTCTACGTCATACCCATAATCTGCAAAGTCTTTGTACATCTGTTCTACAAGAGATGTTGTAGGCACAATAATCAATACACGACCTGATGTACCTAACTGTGTAAGACCATAGATGATGAGTGATTTACCAGAACCAGTAGGAGAAAGCATAGTCAATCTTTTATCATTGATACCATCACGAATAGCATCTACTTGATAGTTTCTGGGATTGAAAGGTAGTTTCAAATCAACTAATGCTTTTACTACATCTTCTGTTGAAATGTTCTGCTTCGGTATGACACTATCTTGACCTACAAGATGATATTCTCTCTGCTTACAGAACTCTTCTAAGTGTGTCATCAACCCGATATAGAGTTGACTTGTCCACATATTGAACAAGCGTATCTTACCATCCCACTGTCTAGTTCTAAAAGATGGCATGAACTCTGCGCCAGGAACTTTGAATGTAAAGTAGTCTGACAACTCGTATTTAATACCAGCGTCATCACAATCTACAGTCATGAACACTTCGTTAATTTTTGTGACGATTATTGTATTCATCTGTTATATCAACAAAACTTTGATATGTAGCACCACAATTGATACATACATAATCTTCAGTCAAAGGTCCTTCTTCACTCTCAAAATAATATTCGCCACATACTGAGCATTGATAAATTCTAGGTATCATTACATTACTCCGTTTGTAAACTTATGCCATTCAATAGCATGTTTGATGTCAAACCCTCTACTACTAATGCTACGCAATATTCTTTCTAGCGTATCTACTATAGTCTCCCAATATGCAATTCTATCTTTCTTCTTAATTAAATCAAAGTCGCCATCTAGTTGCTCATCCATTTCATTCTTGAGAGGTTTCGCACCTAGATATTGTTCCCATCCTAAATCATCTAATTCTTTTTGAGACAACTCACCACGATAATATCTCCACTTATATCTACGCAATTTGTAATAGTCGCTACGCTCTTTTTGTAGATTGAGTTTAGATGTGGATAAGATTGTCAGATACTTTGCATGAAGATTTGGCACATTCAATGCTTCTTTGTCGAGATTGATATCATCAATCTTAGCATCTTCTTGCCACATTGTTTGTATCTTATCTAAATCTACCATTATTGCTCCATTCAAATGTACATAATATAACACTAACTACATCAAATGTCAAGTTAAATTTTGACTATTTCGTAGTGAGAGTAGGCAAATGATGCCGATGCGGTAAGATATGGCATTGTAGTATCAGTAATGTCAAACTGAATTGCTTCTAGTGAAGTAGGAAATAAGTCCTTAAATCTTACTTCTATATTGACTTTGTTGTTACTATCTGTAATACTCATTGTTGCATCTGTCATGGTAGGTGCGATAGGTTTTAGTGTTGCACTTCTTGCTGTTGGAAATTCTGCTTGTCTATTAATATAAGCATTATAATCGTCTGTGTCAAGGTCTGCAGTGATTTGTACCATCCAATCTTGCAATGCTTTGAAGTTTATCATGTTCTCATCAATCAAGAATGTTATTAGCATATCACCAAATACCAGTGTATCACCAGGCAAAGGTGTATCTTTCATTCTGGTCGCCTGCAAAGATGATGACATAGAAATGTTAGGTATGTTAGCAGTTTGACATGTGAATGCAACACCTTCTAGTCTTTGCATCGTGAATACGAATTGAGAGGGTGTCAAAAAGTTCAAATTAGATGCCGCTACACTATCGGTCCAATTTGTAATAGTTACGTTTGTATCATACGCCATAGTAGTTTCCTATCTTTATACTACTATTTATCCAATAAAAAAGGGGAGCATTTCTGCTCCCCTCTAAGTTTTCTCTCTCCCTTTAGGGATTATCTTACATCAAGTTAGTTACTGTTACCAATCTGTAGTAAGAGTTGCTATCTGCAGAGATAGAAGTGAATGGGTTTGACACTAGACCATATCTAGTCTTGAATCCAATCTTAGGTTGGAAAGTGTTCTCTCCCACTGCACGAACCATTTGCAGAGGCACATATGGACAATAGAACAGACCAGCGTCATATGCGTTAGCGCCTTTGTAACCAACACAATAGAACTGATTGCTGTCACTGTCGTTTGCTGAGTATGGGTCAACGTACACTTTAATCTTACCGTTGATAGTACCAGCAAATGTGTTACCAGTATCATCTACGTTCAGATTAGTCTGAAGTGCAGGAGCGTAATCAAGTACGCCTGCCATAGACAGTGCAGATGCTACATCACTTGAAGTGATGATGAAGTTACCCTTACCTCTACGAGTGTCTTGTGCGATAGTGTTCGCATCTCTTTCGATTTGGAACAAGAGACCCTTAAATCTCTCTACGCTCCAACGACCGTTGGAATCAACGTCAAGGTCAAAAGTACCTGCACTTGCTACTGCACCAGACTGTGCGCCTGCTTTAGCAGAAGTGTATACAGTACGAACTACTTCACGGTTGATTTCAGCAAGAATTTCTGCTGAAAGGATGTTTGCGAGTTCAGTTTCAGCATCAAGACCATGAACTGCTTTCAAGTCTTGTGCAAGTTCAAGAGTGTATTCTGCTTTCAACGCTCTTGTCTTTGCTGTTACTGAAGTCTTTTCGATGGTGAATGCCATCTCGTTGAACTGACCTGAGTTACCCATTGAGACTGCACCATCTCCAAGTGCTTCACCAGTACCGGTTCCAGCACCAGCGCCAGTTGCGTATGGTGATTCCACTGGGTTACCGCCAGCATGTGCTGGGTTAACACCAGAGAAGTCTGTGTCTGCTTCGTTGTACAATGCTTCTGTACCACCCTGTGAAGAGTAGTTAGACTTCATTGCGAAAATCAGACCAGTTGGACCAGTCATTGGTTGCACACCACAGATGTCATATGCAATCAGATTTGGCATTGCTCTACGAACAAGCGAAATCAGGATTGGGTCAAATTTTGCGATACCGCCTGTATCAGGCATTGTATCTGAATGGTTAGTCGGGATTGCTTCGTTAAGCATTCCACGCTCTTCACGCATTGCTTTTTCTTGGTTCTCAAGAATTACAGTGGTGACTGCCTTCTTATAACTATCGCCGATTTGTGGTAAATCAGGATGGTCGAGGACAGGACCCCACTTTGATTGAAGGTTTTCTGTTAAAAACATTTTGTATCTCCTCGTTTCTTTCAGTTAATATTTATAATATTATTTATTTGCCTAGTGTTCTGGAGATTGCAGAAACGTAGTCTTTCATCTCACCGGTTAGATTGACAGTTTCAGTTTGTTCTTCAACAGCAACCTCGTCCTCTTCGATAGGTTTGGCGACCTTTGGAAAGTAACTCTCTTTGAGTGTTTCCAATTCTTGAGCGAAAGAATCCTCATCTTTGAATTCTACGCTTTCTACTAGTGACATGAACTTCTCTTTCTGAGTATCGGTCAAGTCTTTAGCAGATTCCTCAATTTTAATTGCTTTCTTTGCTTCGTTTACCAACTTAGCAGTTTCAGCATTCTTTTCGATTTGCTCATTGAGTTTCTCATTGAGTTCATCAATCTTTGACTGTTGTTCTGCCATCACATCATACTTGTCTTCTGGAACATCAATGTAATGCTCTTCAAATACTTTCTTCAGTGATACAATAAAGTCTTCTGTGATTTCAGACTTCAGACCACGCTCAACAGCGAGTTCGTTGTCTTGTGACCACTGCTCAACAACATATGAAAGATATGTGTCAACTTTATCAGTCAAATCTTCAGCAATCTTAGAAGTTTCTTCTTCGATTTGTGTTTCGTAATGCTCTTCAAGTTCAACAATCTTTTCAGCAACTTTAGAGTTTACTGCCGCTTCAAATACAGTCTTTGCTTTTGCTTTGAATTCGTCATCAAACTCACCGCCTTCAGTCAGTGCATTTACATCATCTGACATATCGACTTCTTCATTTGCTTCTTTCTTTCCATGATAAGATGACTTCATATAACCGTAAGATGCTTTCATGTGCTTCATTTCTTTCATCTTATCGACCATGGCATGGAGTTTTTCTTTCATCTTCTCCATTTCTTCCATTTCTTTGTCATCATCGTCATCGTCATCGCCGTCATCGTCAGATGCTTCTTTTTCGTCATCTTCTTCTTTAGCGACAGTTTTCTTTGCTTCAACGATTTCGTCTTCTGATGCTTCTTCTTCAGCGACTACTTCTAAGTCTTCGTCTGTTTCGTCTTCTTCTTTAACTGGTGTAGCACCTGGTTTGATTTTTTGTTCGCCTTTGTTTGCTTCACCACCTGGTACTGCCGCTTTCTTGACTTTCTTAGTCATTTCAGCAGGACCATTCTTATCGTCTGGTGATACAACAGCGGCACCAGCATCTTCAACGCCATCAGCATCGGCATCGATTTTTTTCATTGGTTCAGCGGCAACACCTTTACCACCAGGAGCAGTTGCTTCTTGCATAGATGCTTCAAGCAATTCTTTGATTTTGTCTTCTACATTTGACATTTGGACACTCCTTATTTGTTTGTCTAATATTTATATGTTTTATAGTTTTGACAAGAAATCGTTAAATGCGTTTAACTTTGCTTCTTGTAAAGAATTAAGTTTTGCTTTAGCAATATCTTGCTTATATCTTTCGATATTCACTTCTTTGATGATGCCATTATCCCACACCCACTCTGCACCTTCCATGATGCCGTTTACAAAAGCATCTGGAGCAGACGGGTCTGCAACAATGTCGGCGGCGGTTGCAAGATAGAAATCACCTTGCACTTCTTGGGCACCGTTACGTCCCTGTTTCAGAGACCCCATACCTCTAGAAGATACCCCCAATGTAGCGCCTTCATCCATCAAATTCTTAACAATCTTACCATATGGAGTATCCATAATCTTTGCTTTGCCCATGACATTAGAACCATCCATTTTAAGTTCTGTAATCATGTGCGATACTCTTTCAAGATTGATTGTCGGACCATCAGGATGACCCAACTCACCAAACGCACGTTTGCGGTCGATATTATCTTTTGTATATCTCTTGACTTCTTTTTGCATAACGTCAGATGGATATACTCGACCGTTTCTATTCTTGAGGTCGGACTGCATGAATACGCCCTCAATGAAATAATTTGACTTGCCATTCTTCTCTTCTACGAGAAAGTTAGCATCTTGAATTTCTTCTCTAATAAGTTTCATGATTAGATACCTGCATAACCTGTTAGTTTTTTAAGTACTAGAACTGCAGTTCCGCCTGTTGTAATAGTTACTTTGATATCTTCGTCACTATCTGTGACCTCTAGTGCAGGTAGAATCCAATGACCAGAGGTTTCAACCGCCCCACTATCAAATTTGACTGTACCAGTTGTAGCACTTTCAATTACTACATCTCCTGACCAGTAGATTTCTTTGATACCTACAGTAGGTGATGAAGCAGTTTGACCGGACACCCGAAAATTTGCACCATCAATATCAATTGTGGTATTTCCAGCACCGCCAGTCACACTGACTACGTTTGTCGTTTTGGTGACTTTTAGAAATTGTTGACCTATTGCCATTGCTTATACCCTTTTTATTTACTAATATTTATAAAAGTTTTACTTTTGTCTACTCACTTACTTTTCATAAAATCTTTGAAGTTCATCGATGCTTTTAATACAGGATTAAAAGGTCGATTAATCTCCATATCTCCAACTTTTTGTGACATAGGTTTTTTCAACTTATGCACAACACCTTTATTTCGTCTTGCCATGTCTTTTGCATCATCTGCTTTAGATGCGAACCCTATAATCTTACCTTTAGCATCTACTGCGACATGCGTATACTTGATTGCTTCATCAAGTTCAATTTCTTCTTTCACTCCTGCTAATTTATATGCCGCATTGGCAAGTTGAGTGACTTTCATTTTTCTCATTCTGTCTTGATTTTGTTTGTTTACTTTCTTAAAAATTTTCATAATTAATGATGCAGTAAACATATCAACCATTACACCATCAATCTTCATTGCTTGTTTATCATCAACAACTTTTTGAATTTTATCAATCGTGCCACCAAACGCAGAACCACCTACTTCATCTAGTTCAGTTTCTTCTTTTACTAAAAACTTACCCTCAATGGACAAATTATCATTACCACCAAAGTTGACTTTGAAATCTCCATCTTTATAATCTTTCATAATAGTGCCGACTGTTTTTTCATAATGACGCTGAGAGGGACTTTTCAAAGAACCTTTCTTCACCTTTACTTTGTCACCAACCTTAAACTTTTCATCAAGTTGTTTGACTTCAGTTAAGTGATAACCTTTACCTTGGCAATGGTCACAACCTTCGCCTTTACACTGAGGACACTCTACTTTCTTTCCTACTTCTTCAGGAACTACTCTCAACGCACCCGAAACGTAAGCAGGATGCATCTTCAATGCTCTCTGAGCATCTTTCTCATCGTTACTATCAACGTATACTTTTATCTTTTTATTTCTACTATCAGCATCTACACGAAATTTGATACGACCCATTTTCTGAGCAATCTCTTTTCCAATACCATCACCCATCATTTTGTCAAAGACTTTTTGTTTCTTAGGGTCTTTGAAGTTTCCATCTTTATCAAACAGTTTTGCAAGATGTGGTGGTAGTGCTTCTTCTAGTTCAACTTCTTCCATATTGAGTTCTTTTCTTAACTTTGAGATTTCTCTTGAAAGAGCATCATGTTTTGGTGAACCAGAAGGAATCTTCATTGCTCTTGTGTACATCACCATAAGTGCTTTTAGTTTGTCAACATCCTTTTTGTCAATATTAAGTTCCTGTGCCATGCTCTTCATCTTACTTTCGTCTAGTTCGACTTCTTCAATCGCATACTTAGACCAAGAACCCTTAAAGTTTTTCTTCATCCACTTACTTACAATAGGACGGGCATCACCATTTGGATTCTTGTCGCCAGCAACACCTAAATCATCATATAACTCATCATCACCGATGAACTCACCAACAACAGATATTGCATCATCTCCGCCTTTACCAAGTTTAATTGGTTTAGACATTGCTTTCTTCAGTCCTTGTTTCTTCTTTGAGGAATCAGGAAGCGCCCAAGTTCCTTCTTGTAGTTCTTCAAGCATCTCTGCGATATACCCTAATTCATCATTAGACAAAATCTCTTCACCCATATTCAACAGACCTGCAACTTGCTTGCCCGGAATATAATCTGGTAGAATTTTTTCTAGTGATTTCTTAGGGTCTTTAGATTTCTGTGCATCTGCTTTGAATTTCTTTGCAAAAGGTTTCAATGTTCTGTCTTTATTCATAGCAGTTACGATGTCATCAATGTACATAGCAATCTGCTTCATCTTACCTTCTTCGATGCTTTCATCAAAGTATTCGTTCTCTTTCAACTTTTGTACTGCTTTGTCAAAATCTCTTTTTGATTTTGCAAGAACTGTCTGTAGTTGTAACTTTGAAGCAGGTTTTAGTTTGTCGTAGATAGCAAGCAACTTCTCTGCATCTTTGGGATTTATTTTTGCTTTCTTACCATCAGCAAACTCAATAGGTTTCATACCTCTGAGCGATACTGCTTTTCTCAATTGCATCATAATATTTTTATCTGCCGCTTTTCTATCGTCATCAGTAGCAAAGTCATCAATATCAGCGGCGTCTTTACCTCTTCTACGACCCATTGCTCTCATTGCGTCACGCTTTGCACGATTTTCTTGCAACTCTTCACCCACAAGTTTCAAGTAATCTTTTACGACTTTTTGAGCATCTTTCTCGTTACGATACGAACCAGCATATTTTTCTCCATCAAAGTATACAAAGAACTTACCACCTTTTGTAGAGATAGTAACTTCTATATTTTTCTTTCGACCGACTTTATCGGTCTTGACAATTTTCTCTCCACTGTCTACTTTGACTTTTTCAGCGAGATTTAATGTCTGTGATAGTTGGGTGAATGTGACTGACATTTTTTTCTACTGCTCCGCTTTTTCTATTTCTAGTTCACCTTTATCATTAAATAGAGTTTTTGATAGACGCTCTTTTGCTTGTGCAAGTGCATCTGCTACTTTGTCATTCATTACTGACTGAAACTTATTTTCAGCATCTACAAAGTTTTTATCGTTAATATCTTTAATCATTGCGTTAATTTTTTTCATTAGAATCCACCTTCGTCATCTTCTTGTTCAGGCGCCGCTTCCGCTTCTGCCTCTATTTCACTATTTAGTGCTTCAATTTCATCGTCAGTTTGCTTCAGAATATTCTTACGAATCCATAACTGACTGTAGTATTGACCAGCATACTCTGCCGCATCTCTTACAAGTGCAAGACGCTCTCTAAGTATCTCTTGGTCTTTCAGTTCTGAGAACTGATTATCTTTTACATAATCATAACGAATATCTTCTTTCATCAGTTCCCAGTCTTCTTCAGTTATTACGCCTTTCAGCAATAACTGTGTACGCAACAAGTCTTGAAATAATTCATTAAACTTCTTACGCAAACGACCTACGAACTTCGTAAATTTCAATTCATCACGATTAATCTCTGTTGCTCGACCTAACTGAAAACCACTTTCAGGTTGCATACGAGATTGTGGCACATTAAGTGCTAAGAACATCTTCTTCTTAAAGTACTCAATATCTTCAATCTCACCAAGGTTCTGACCACCACCTAATGTAGTAATCTCTGTACCTCTGCCGCCTTCTCTTCTTGGCATCCAAAAGTCTTCTAGCATGTTCATGAACTTACGGTCATCTTTAACTTCACCAGTATCACCATCATACACTAACTTATTCTTAAAGTTATTCATGATATCTTTTAGATACTGTTCTGCTTTCAACTTAGGTAAGTTACCAACATCTACATAAAAAACTCTACGCTCAGGTGCCCTTGCAATACGATAGATGACTAGTGCATCTTCCATCATACGCAACTGATTGACTGGTTTGATTGCTTTGTGCAAATAACCTACAACCATATTATTGTTCAAATCAGTTTGTCCAGATGGTACATAGCAAACACTATCTTTAGTTAGTGCTACTGCAGATGATTGTTTCATCTGTGAGATATTACCCATGACTTGACCTTCAGTATACAGGAAGTATTCTTTTATTTTTTTAATACCACCGATACCTTTAGATATCTCTTGTTGTTCATCTTTCTGAACTTCACGAACAAATTTTATTGAGCGTGGGTCAATAATTCTTAATTTTTGTATACCGTCTTTTTGATTTTTGGTATCTACAACTTTATGAAAGTATAGACGACCATCAATATACCAACGCTTAAAGAGTTCATGAGAACGCTTGTTAAAGTCAAGCATTCTTAGAACTTCCTTAAACTCTTCATTTATTTTCTTCTTGATTGAACTTGAAACCTGAACATCATCTAGAGTTATAGATACTTGTCTATCATCGTCAGACACGATTGCTTCATTGATGATATCATCAATTGCCGCTTCGCATTCTGGATGCATAGAAATCTCACGATACTTCTTAATTAAGTCGTATTCGCTTTTTGCTTTATAATCCTGATTGACGAAAGTACCAAATGCGCCACCAGAGACGGTAGCGACACCATCATCTGGTGAAGGAAGAATTATATCCTGCTTGCTTAAATTCTTCTCTTCTCCAGCACGACTGATTTCAAATCCGAAAAGTTTTACTGCCATATTTTCTCCACCTAATCATTATACCACGAACTTCAGAAAGAATTAAGCAGTTGTATCTGCGGTCACATTACCGCCGAAACGACCACCAACACTTTCAAAGAACTGGTAAGTAAATTCACATGTAAACTCTGCAATTGCATCGTTTGTTCCAAAGTCTAGAGCAATCTCACCAATATTGGTTGGATATGCATCTCTGATTATGTATGACTTTAGAACATCATCATTTCTGTCAAGATGGTCAACTCTCAAGTCAACGAGATATTCTGCAGGAAACACTCTACCTCTGTTTGTGACTACGTTGTTGATACCATTCTGCCAGATTTCTAATGCGTCACGAATTGCAAAAGAAGTGTCATTATAGACAGTTACGGTCCATGGAGTGAAAGTTCTTTCACCGCCAAAGTTTACTACACGACCCCTATAGTTGACTGGAGTGTTACCGATTGTTGAACCAGGTAGTGCGGCGCCTCGGCATAGAAACTCACTGTCTCTGCCTGCTACACCTGCTACTGCACCTGAGACATACTCAGGAAACGTCAGTGTACACTTAAACTGGTTTGCTCTCGCACCCCCACCAATCATACGGGACTTAAAGTCTGAAATTGTTGCCATTTGTTATGCTCCTATTTACCTTTATTTATCCCTTATACACCAGTCTCTTCGAAACTGATTCCAGTTCTTGTTGCAACGAATGTTAAAGTGATAAAGTTGATTGACCTTGCAGGTTTCACAAAGATATCTGCTCTAAATTCATTTGCATCAATTACAGCGGCGGTGTTATTCGTTTCGTCACACACAACTTTGAAATCAAAGATACCTCTACGACCTTGAATGTCTCTCAAGAAAGGTTCTACAAGATTTCTGAAGTTTGCTCTGGTGAATGTGTCGTTAAATTCAAACAACTGAAACTTCGCCGCTGTTGCAATTGCTTTCTCAAGAACAATGAACAATCTACGAACATTAATTCTATCGAATGCACTTGGTGCAGTCAGCATAGTTTTATCACCAAAGAGTGTAATTCCTTGTCCAGGGAATGCTACAACTGGGTTTACTTGACTTCTATAGAGAGTGTCTCTATCTGCTTTGTTCGGTGAGAACGCTACTTTTACTGCATTCTTAATCTGCCCTCTGTTAAATCCAGCAGGTGAGAAGAATGGATCAGCAACTAAGTCTGTTCTTACACAACATCCAGCAACATCAGCATTGAGTGGAATCCAACGATATACATCATTGTATCTGTCATACTGATACTTCCAACCACTGTCCATTACTGCAAATGAAGAGTTGATGTTTGCTGAAGCATCTCTAAAGTCTACAATATCTGTAGCGGCAGTTGTCGCCTGTGCGTCAGCAAGTTCAGGTGACAAGAATACCATACAGTCTTTTCTTATTTCTGCTACGTTATCTACAACATACTTAGCAGTTGCTCCATCTGCAGGACCCATAACAATCAGTGAGATATCGTATTTCTCATCATTTGCAAATTCTGCATATGCTGTTTGTCTTTCGCCTGCTGATACAGCGGCACCATTTGAACCACCTGCTAGTGATACATATTGTGGTTTTCTGCCTGTGTGTGAAAATCCGTTACTTAGAAGACCTGTTGATGAATTACCTACATCTGCATCTAAGTCACCATGATGGTCACCCCAATAGATATATGTTGAATACTCGTTAATGTGGTCTTTGTAGAAGTTTATAGTACCATCTGCTTTTTTCGCATCTGATGCTACTGAAAGATTTGAAAACTTCTCAAGTACTGTGTTTGCTGTACCACTGATATCGCCATCTTCATCGACAACAATAACGTGAACTTCATCACCTGAACCGCCTCTTGCAGTTGCTTGTGCAGAAGTTCCCGGTGCTGAATCAAATTCAGCATGATAGAACCATTTTACAGTTACATCAACTGCTGTGCCACTTCCATCAACTGCAGAGGTTAGACCAGTAGTCTTACCTTTTTCTCTGATAGTTAGTGTGTTTGTTGATATTCCTGTTACTTCGTATTCTGTTGCATGATTAGCAAATACAATTAAGTCACCAACAGCAATGTTAGTGGCAGCGGTAACTGTAACAGATGTAGCACCTGCAGAGTTATTTGCTGTAGTATTAGTTACTGCTGATTGACTGTATGAGTTTGCATTCATACAAAGTGAAATTCTTAATGAATTACCTAATGTACCTGGTGATTTTGCCGCCCAATCGCCAACTCCTGCGGCGATTGCACTAGCACCCAATGTGTCATAGTGGTCATCATTTTTAATTTTGAATCCTGAACCGTCTTGTGCCGCATTCAGAAGTCCTGCTTTATCTGCTCTAATTACTTGAAGGTTAGAACCATAAGACAAGAAGTTTGCCGCAGAGAAGAAATCTTCATATGTATCAGCATTCGGTTCACCGAAAACGGAAACCAATTCATTTTCTGATGATACATTAGTTACTACGTCAACAGGTCCTGTCTGAAAATTACCTGCAAAGGCACCTGGAGAGGTTGCTACTGCTGGCACAACCTGTGTCAAGTCCACTTCACGAACTAGAACGCCTGGTGAAATTTGAAATGCCATTTTATTTACTCCCGTATTTTTAATTCAAAGGTCTTAGTCATTTACATTGAATATTTATAAGTTTACCAACTTCTGTCTTCTACTACGACCCATCTGTCACCATCTGCATCAGTGAAGGATTCGACATCGTTTGTATCCCCACTAATAAATCCAAATGGTAATAATTCATCTTCTATTGCTTGCATTTTTTCTTTATAAAGTTTCTCTCGTATGTCATTTTCTGTTAATTCTTTGAAATACGGTTGTCCACTTAACCATGCAAACATCACCAAGCACATTGCTAAATCATCATGACTACCTTCTTCTGCTTCGTAAGAACCTTTTCTTGCTACAAAAGTAGATAGTTCGTTGATAATATCGAAATCTTGAATTATCAACTTGTTCTCTTCTATGAGATTTTTTAGATTACTACAACCCAATCTTTTCAGTTGACCTGTAGTTCTAGCACCTAGTGTGGTGCCACCACCAAAACCTCCTCCTAAAACTTGTCCTGCTCTACCTTTCCATGTGGTAGACAATAAGTTTTCATATTCTATCTCACTATTTAGAATATCGGCGACTTGTTGACCTATGTCGTTTATCTCAACAAGTATGTATGCATCATTATAATGAGATGCCATACGATTAATTATTGTAGGATACATCAAAGGTGATATATCATTAGAGCGATACTTACATACAACTTTGAAAGGCATCTTTGTAACATCTAATATCACAAATGCGCTGTAGTCGATTCCTACGCCCCTTGAGACATCAACTGTGCAGACATATGTTCTACCTTCTTGTGCTTTCTCAAATACTGTTACACCCTCTTTATCATATTCAGGATGTTTATATGCCATATTACGCAAAGCATTAGGATTAATAAGTGTATTGCTTGACCCTAAGAACTGACATTCAAACTCTTGTTGCCACTGTTCTTGTGATGTGTTCTTAATAGTCTCTTCTTTGAAACGTATACCTCGTCCCGGTATATCATTCCATTCAACTTCTATTGTAGCATAGTTGCTTCTCTTTTCTTCTGCATCTACCCACATTTTATAAAAGTGGTTCATACCATTAGGTGTTGATACTACCATAACTTTTGTATTTTTACCAGAAGTGATAGTAGGATATACTGACCTAAAAAAGTCTTCTGCTAGATTAAATGGAACGAATGCAAATTCATCTAGAAAAACTAAGTTATAAGAACCACCTCTAACTGCACTAGATGATGTTGATGATGCGATAATTTTACTATCATTCTCTAGTACAATAGAACCTTTGTTCCATTCTTTAATACCTTGTTGCAACCAAGGTGGCAATGCTTCGTAAGACATATGTATTTTTGCAAGCAAGTCTCTAGCAAGTGCGCCTTTGTTTGCAAGAATAGCACAGTTCACTGTAGGGTTGAACAATGCATACCATAGAATGTATGAACAAACTGTAGTTGACTTACCTGACTGTCTAGGTATTTTACATATAGAAAACCTGTTCTTGTGAAACGTCTTGACCATCTTCTTTTGAAATGGATACATCTCAAATGGCACAAAACCTTCATCAAGATTAATAATCTTAACATACTTTTCGATGAAGTATGATGGGTCTTTAGAACACTTTACATACTCTTCGATTTGCTCTGCAGTGAACTCTTGCTGAACATTAGTCTTTTTAAGATTAGGGTTTCCTAAATAATTATCACTCATTTACAATTTTCTGTAATACTACTTCAAACTGGTCAATCTTTAATGTACGATTAGGCCAGTAGATGTAATCTTTCTCTGGGTTTGCTTTTAAGTTATTAAGTAAAGGTGTTACTGCTTCATGTAACTTTTTTACTTTTGCTTGTAGTTTAGTCACTTCTTCTGATGTAGATGATGCAGTCTGTGCTAGTTGTTGTACTGCTTCTAATTCATTCTCATCAACAGCGGTGAAACCAAAATCAAAATCACTCATGGTCGATTACCTTTTCTTCTTTCTCACCTTTAATCAACTTTTGTAATTCTGCAGTTGAACCAACGAACAATGCGTTTGTTACGTTTTGAGGTGCTTTTTCGTCTACTTTATTTAACTCTTTCATATTCTTCTGCAATCTCATCAAATCTTGAGTTACATCACTAACTGTTTTAATTAATTGACCTGCTACTTCATATGAACGAGGATTTTCTGCTTCTCTTGCTAATTGAAGAATACCTTCGATTGCTGTATTACCTTTCTCAATAAGCATATGAAAGTTTTGTCTAGCAATCTCATAGTCTGCATCTGCATCTGCTTTGTTAGGGTCAGGTGCTGGTAAATGGTCAGATGGTGTTACTGAAGTAGGCAACTGTTCTGCTATATCAAACACTCGATTTAATTTATCATCTATACCCATATCACACCTACAATTGTGTGAAACCGCTTACCTTTTTCAAAGTAATCGTCACAGTTCCATCTTCAATGAACACTCGTAAATCTTTGTCTGGTTCTGCAGATAAACCAAGTTGTCCTGTATTAATAATTGAACCTACTCCTGCACCAGTAAAAGTAAACACTGGTGTTAGATTTGGTTCAGTTACACGAAAAATTTGTAAATCGCCTACATTATTATCATAATCAATTTGCAGAATGATACACTCAACATTTGTTGCAGTTTCATCTCTACCAAGTGTATCTACATCTATATCAAAGTCAATCGAACCTGGAGTAAAATCTCCTGATACTGCGAATGTTGCTCTTGTGTCTGTTGTGTTTAGAATTGTTTTAGTTGCCATTATGTATTCCCCGGAAAGTCAGTCCACACTTCTGTGAATCCAAAATCATCATTTGCATCTGCTGAAGTAGGATCAGGTGTAGTTGTTAATCTTGATGTAGGTCCTGTTGATGTACCAATTGTCAATGCATTATTTTCTAAGAATGCATCTGCTTGCACCGTCTTGATAATACCTTGCTCCTTCACTGGTCCATAAAAATTCATTTTAACTGTAAACGTCATAGTATATATGATACTTCTACGAGTGGCAAAATCACCCTCATAATCATCCTCATATGTTAGACCTTCTAATATCAGAGGAAAGTCATCTTTGATACCCATCTCTGGAACTGCGTTTATAGTTAGTGTATATGCTGGTGTAAAAAACGGCAATATTTGTTCAACTATTTGTAGTGCATCTTCTTGATTTTTCGCCATGATAAAAAGACTAAAATTGAGATTATATGGTACAGATTGAAATTGTCTTTTAATTTCTGTGCTTGTAGCACCAACAGTCTTACGCACATTCATCTTATTGACTTTACGCTGACCATCATACTGAAATCCAGATATCTCAAAACCCATTCTTGGTAGAGTGAGTTGATTTATATTTGTAAGATTAGGGTTCTCATAAAGTCTAGCAAGAAACTTTTGCTTAGGACCATACGCAAGAGGTACTTTCAAAGATTGTATTGCTGTACCTGTACCATCTTTTCTTCTTACATGAATATCGTTAAAAACGCTACCAAACGCAATAACACTTCTTCTAATTGTTTCGTGATAAAAGTGATTTTGTCCTAACATTATCTCTGTACCTCACCAAATGGATTGCCTTCACTGAAATCTATAATATCATCAGCATTTAGACCAAAGTCAAAGTTTCTCGCAAGAGGTTCTGCGCTTTGTGTAATAGTTGTTGGAGTTGTAGTTGTTGATAACTTATAGTCTTCTTTGATTAGTTTGAATCCGTTTTCAAGCAATAATGAACCTGAATTATCTTCAAGTGTGAGTTCATAGTTAAACATATCTGTTGAACGTGAAGTTTCAAGTGCATCAACTGCAGTAATACCTGTACTGAGTTTTTCTTGACTGTATACAAATCTTTCAACATCTAATCTATATGTGTATATGTTGTTTGCTTGATAGAATATATTTTCATGCTCAACAAACGTAATTTCGAATAAACCTTTTGTTAGAGGAAAGTAAATTAAATCACCTTCGTTTGGTCTACCTTCAACAATCAATGATGCGTTATCATCAACTGCAGACGACCAACGAGATTTTACTACAACAAAACTTGCTCTGTCTCGTATCTCAACACCAAACTTAGATAAGAAATCACCCTCACCCTCAAAACCATCTACGCTTTGAAGATACATCTCAATAGAATGTGATGAGGTGAACTTAGACAATTCATCTTCTTCAAAGATTTTGTCTACGTTTACAAGAGTTCTAGGAATATAGAAAACATCAAATCCATAAATCTTAATCGCTTCTGTATAAAGATTTTCGATTAGTTGTTGTTCTAAACTAAAACCTGTACTATCTAATCCACCGCCTTGGTCGAAAAAAGGGTTAAGTGCCATGTAATCATCCTACCATCATGTTTACTGGTAATTCATATCTCAAAGACATCTCTTCTTCAATCTTTTGTATTTCTTCTCTTGCTTCTTGTAAAATTCTAGGTCCGTCAAGTGTAACACCACCAGGCATTTGTACTCCAGCAAATTTGCTCAAGTTTTGTCCCCATTGTTCTTTAAGTAAAGCAGTTAGATATCTTTTTAGAAACATGTCGTTGTACACATCAGCATATGTGCTAGGGTCTAGAATACGATACACTTCAAATACAAGATATTCATCTGCTTGTATATCTTCATTCCAGTCCATATCGATGTGAATTCTATCTGAGTGACGATTAAACCTAATAGGTTTTTCTCCAACCAACATCTCTTCAATTAACGATAAGTGTTTTTGAACCATGCCATAATACATAACTGAAGTATTTGCTAAATCAAATATTTCATTCAGTCTCAACTGATAACGAACATCAAACATATCTAAGTTTGTTCTATTAGAAAATGGGAATACTTGCACAACACCTATAATATTGTCAGTGATAGTAACGTAACCATTTTTAATATCTCCTGCTGAGATTGCTGATACTGTTTGTGATGCAGAACTTGCGGAACCTGTGATTGTTTCATTTGCTTGAAAATCACCTAGTTCATTAAATACACGAATAGTTGTTGATGTTGGAGCGTCAAAAATCTTTGCAGTAGCACTAGAAGTGCCACCGGTAATCTTCTCACCAACTGTAAATTGTGAGGAGTTTGAAACTGTTAATGTTGTCGCAGTTACTTTGTGCTTGAGATATGTTTTCTCTACACCGTCAAAATGATATTCTTGAAAGAACTGTAATGCTTCGTCAGTTCTATCGTCAATCTGGTCAGTTGATACGTTAATATCAATAACACCTTTACCTAGACGACGGAGAGCATACTCTTGTAACGTGCTTCTGCTTGTTGGGTTCGCCATAAAAAATCTCCAAGGTATCTGTTATTAGTATTTATACCTTGGAGAAAATAGAGTTTGAAATTATGACTTTTTTATTGTTATGCTAGAACACACTCCACTTCGCCATGCTGTGCGGAGTTTGTGGTCAGTGCCAATGCTTTTACATTTTCAAATGCGGCGGCGTTATCTGTAACTAGCATTCCTTTATATGATGATAGTACTAGAGTATCACCTTTTGCTACAGTTCCTCTAACTTTTACGATGCATCTACCAGACAAAGCAACATATGGATTATTAGTTCTATCTAAAGAATAGATAACACCAATTGCTTTATTGTCTGTTGAACCTGTTGTAACTTCAATTTCATAAGAACCTGTAGTTGCGGCACGAACAAAAGTACCAACAGATAAGAGATTGTTAGGGTCGACAGTAAATCGTTCTGAAAAGTCTGATACTTCTCTTTGTAGGATTAGTCTTCCGTTTTTAATTGGCATATTCTAATCCTCCCTTACCCTGTGCTTTCTTCTGATGAAGTATCTGTTGAAGAACTCTCTTCTGCTTCTGCGGCGGCATCAAGTTCTGCTTGCTTTGCATCGACATCTGATAGATAGACTTTGTGGTCCAGAGTGTCTTCAACTGTATTACCTCTAGCATCCATCACTTTAGAAATTCTTTCTTCAAGTGAAAGTTTTGTAGACAATGGTAATGCATCTGCCGCTTCAAGATGTGGTGAGAATGCAATTTTCTTTGCTTGCTCTTCGTCAATATCTCTAAGAATATCTTCTGGAGAATTAGGATAAATTCTCATATATTCTTCTGATTGTACCATCCAATGTTTGTTTTCAGGTTTAGGGAAACGCTTCTTAACAGCAAGTCTTCTTGCTTGCAACGCATCAACACCTTCTCTATTACCTTCGATAATATACTCCCACAATGCTCTAGTCATTGCATCTTCTCTTGGATAGTTTGCCGCTCTCAAATCTAGATATGATTGCTGGTCAAGAATATCTTGAACATAAGGGCGCAACTTTTTTAATTCTGCGAATGTTGGTTTAGGTAGTGGATTATCTTCATCCCATTCTAGTGCTTCAACAGCACCAGGATGTAGTCCACTTGCCGCTACTTCCCATTCTGCTCCTGGTACTGTATTAAGTGACCATTCGCAAGTTGGATAAAGAATACCCAAAATAACTGAGAGATTATCTGCTCTACGAATTCTAGAATGATACTCTGTAAGAATTGCTTGTTCTTCATCAGTTGCAACCAATCCCAAAGCACCTTTTTCCATAATCGCTTCGATTTCATCTCTAGTAGGAGGACCTTTTCTAATCAGTTCGTCTACTGATTGCGGTCCAGCAGTTTTTTTAACTGCGGTTACTAAATCGTCTGCCATTTTCAAACTCCTGTTAAAATTCTGTTAGATAACATCTATATTTATATCTATTTATAATTAAACACCATCAAACTCTACTGAACCTGATTGTACTCCATATTCTGATAAAGCAATTTCTTTACAAATCATGTAAAAATCATTTACTACAAAATCTCTATCATTGTTGTCGTTCTTAACTCTTACATCAAATGTTACTTTATTTGTTGATTGAGGTATAAAAGCATGATTGAGACCAACTGCACTTCTCATGTTTCTAGAGTGACCCAATCTTCTTGTCGGTGCAAGTCTGTCGTTTCTACCACCAGTATGTGAATATTCATTACCATATGGATGTAATCCGTTATATCCAGATTGTACATATTCTAGAATTCCGTTTGCATATAATGCCGCAGAGTATCTATCACTTGAGTTATCTGTACTACTACTGTCGCCTATTGTAAAGGATGCATTTGTTTCTAGAACACTATTTGGATATTGAGGAGTGATATCTAAAGTCTTATTACCAACAATAGCATATGAATTTGAAGTTGAACTATGAGTCCACGCACCTTCATTCTCAACAAATTTATATTGAATTAAAAGTGAACCTTTTACCGCTCTTTTTGTAATTTTTTGTAACGCCATGATAACCCTCGTAGAAAACTTATTCTACTGGCCACCAGAAGATGCTAAACCAATAGAAATTTCCTTTGCTAAGAAGAAGAAATCACGAATTCGAATATTTCTTGTTGTACTGTTCTTCACACGAACATCCATATCTAATTGATTTGTAGATGCTGGTGTATATGCATGACTAAGACCCATAGCGGCAGTGAAATTTCTAACATGACCATGTCTTCTTGTTGGTGCTGTTCTATCGTTTCTACCACCTGTGTGTGAATGTTGGTTTCCGTATGGACCTACACCACGAACATCTGACTGTTCGTACTCATTTGTCCCATTAACAAATAATGCCGCAGAAAATACATCACCAATATTATCAGAATTACTAATATCTCTAGATGTCATACTTGCTTGGTTCTCAATAATCGAATCCGCATATTGAGGTGTCATAAGAATATTCTTGCCGTTAATTTCTGTATATGTAGTTTGTGATGTAGTTAAATCAAAGTCTCCAGCATTTTCAGTATACTTAAACTGGACTAAGAGTGATCCATGTACAATGTGTTTTGTTACTCTAGTTAGTGCCATTTTTTTCCTCTCTTATGTCAAGTTATAATGGTCGCCAGCAATTTCGCTGAGAGTTAAAAATCCTTCAGCAAAAGTGATAGACGGACCATCGTTTTCAACCGCTACATAAACTCCGACTGCTTGTGCATTTGTTGTTCCCGGAGCATGAAGATGGTTCATATAAATCGCTGAACTAAACCCATAGTGTCTCCAGTTTTGTCTACCATTGTTTTCACCAAACTGTTGATTTTGATGATTATGACCACCACTTCTGTTCGGGTTGTTACCAATAATACCTCTATAGAAATATTCATCGCTACCATTCACAACAAATTTTGCGGCGCCTGCGTGATAACCATTGGTGATGCCAGTTGCAGTTTGATATGCTGAACCAGTACATACTATTTCTAGATGACTATCAGTATACTGTGGTGTCATCGTCACATCTGAACCCCACTGACCATAAGTCGATGATGTTTGCGACTTATCCGCCATATCTGCTCCGTAGTGTGCTACAAGAACGGATCCATACACAATATGTTTTGTTACTTTAGTTAGTGCCATTTCTAAAACCCTTTTTCTATATCCTATTTATGTAAGATTATATCCTTCACCTGCGAGTTCAGTTAAAGTGATGAATCCTTCTGCAAATTCTACTGTAATACCATTTGAAGTTGCAACTTCACACTGTACAGTCTGTCTATTCAATCCTGGTCGATGCATATGGTTCATGTAAATTGTTGATCCTTGACCGTATATCCGAAAGTTTTGTCGACCATTGTTTTCACCAAACTGTTGATTTTGATGACTATGACTTCCACTTCTCTGTTGATAACCCCCTATTACATCATTCATTATATATTCTTCTTGTCCGTTTATATTAAATCTTACTTTACCATAACCAGTTCCTGCTGGCATATTTGCAGTTATTCTAGCACTACCAGTTAGCATTATCTCTAAATAACTATCATCAAACTGAATATCAATGTCATGAGCATTTCCCCATGATACAAAACTTGAACTTGAAGTATTTACATCTGTTAAGTCTGCTCCATAATGTGCAACTAACACTGCTCCATATACAACGGTTTTCTTCACCTTTTTCAGTGCCATGTTTTATACTCTCTTAGTTCACATAATTATTACTTGGTGTACCAAGTGTGATACCACCAGCGACTTCTTTCACCATCAAAAATCCACCTCTACATTCTAAGTTTCCGCCAGCATTATTATTAGTTCTATTACATTGAATAGTAGCAGTTTGTAAGTTTGTAGTTCCAGGTAGATGTCTATGATACAAGTTTATAGATTTACCTTCTCTACGACCAGCGGCACTGGAATATGACCTATCAAATACTGAAACGGATGCGGCATCATTTACCGTATATTCTGTACTTCCATTAATATCTAAATACAGATTTACTCGAGGACTATCATATACACCCTGGTTAGGTGCAGAACTATCTGACTGATGTGACATAGTTCCACTGCAACGACATTCCATAATTGAATCCGCATATTCTGGTGTCATGGTAATGTTGTCCCATGCTACAGCAGTTGTGCTTGTTGTGTCTAAGTTCGACATATCTTTATAACGAACTTGAACGATAGTTGCTCCATATACAATGTGTTTTGTTAATTTTGTTAATGCCATTTTCCTCTACCCTTAAATAAATCTTACAACTTCTAGTTTTGTAGCATCAACTGGAATCGTTGTCATATACAACTTATTACCAATAATGATATACTGTGTCGGGTCTTGCAATTCACCCTCTAAGTAAACCAAAAGTTTTTGTTCGTTATATGTATCTTGCACTGTACCAAACGAGTGCTTTTCAAATACAAGGTCACCCAAATCAAAAATCTGCTGAGACCCATTACATGTAAATATTAGTTTTCTAGTTTCTAAATCAGTTTCACTAGAAGTTCCTGTGAAAGTAGTGATATCAAAAATACCTTGAACTTCAATAAATGCATCTTGAGAAGGTGCAGTATTGAATGTTAATGTAGTGCCACTCAATGCATATTCTTCTTCTCTTAGAACTTTACCATTTACTACTACCATAACACCAAAGTCTGCAGGTGTAGTTGTTGATGTGAACGGAAGCGTAAACTGTGTAGCAGAACCAGTGCCTCTAAACATTGCTTTTCTTCTGTTAGCGGCGGCAACTTGTGTACACTTCAATACTTTACAATCGATGATTGATCCGAACGCAGGATTTTCATCAAAGAAGCACAATTTATTTTTTTCTACAAAGTAGGAATCATCATTTTGATATACACCATTAATATAAACCATGACAGCATCATCTGATGATGGGTGCAGTTCAATCGTTCCAGTAGCGGCGTCCATTAGACGAAGGAACTGATGGTCACCAGCACCTGTTGATGCTACGCCAGTCATTGTCATTTGTTTAGCATCTTGTGTATTGTGTCCAGCAGAAGAGTTGAGATTATCAAAGAAAATCATTTCAACATTTACTGATTGGTCAGATGAACCTGGAGCACCTCCGAAGGTGAATCCACCGCCACCATTATATTGATATGTAGTTTTGTCCTGAATAATACCATCAATGATAACCATCAGCAGATTTTCATCACTAAGTTGACCAAAAGACCCTTGTTTTGCAACATTCGGTGTGTTGGTCAGATGAAAACTTGCATTTGAACCATTCGATGACCAAACTATTCTAGAAACACTAGTATCAGAGACAAGAACAGTATCGTCATTACCTACAATTTGGTCAATTCTTCTAATTTCAACTTTGGCCGCTTGGTCATCAACACCAACATACGAACCTAAATCAACAATTTGATTTGACGCTCCTGAACCTTCGTTAAAATTTGCAGACATTACAGTGTATTGACTAAACGGTTGAATAATACCATCTACTGATACAAGAATATCTTCTTCAGTAGCAGGCAGTGCATAAGTCGTTTCTTTTTGATATTCGTTATTTGTAGAATCCCACACATGATTGTTTATGTCAAAATATCTTTGTCCGTTTCTATCTGTGACTGCAGTAATAGTTACTGTTGCATCATTTGTAGAACCACTTTGAATAATAGTTAGTACTTCGTTATTTTGGTAATTGTAAGCGAAATCACCACCACCTAAGTCTGTATTAAGTGCAACTGCAGTTACAACACCGCCAGAAGCAGTGATGTTCACTCTCATGCCTTGACCAGAACCACCTCTTGCTTCTAGATTGTTTGCAGTTGCATATCCTGAAGTACCTGCGGCAGTTGGCGTTGTATTAATAGTTGTGGGTACACCAGAGATGTGCTTCGACATTTGTACTCGTCTACCAAGGTTACTGTACGTTGTACCTTTAAGACCTCTAAACTCAATCGGAGTGTTTTCAGTTAATGCACTTTCATGAACATACTTGTACTCGTTTACAATTGCATATTCATTATGATTAGACATTACTGATGCACTAGCACCCCCTCTAAATACAAGAAGATTGTTCTCATTATCATTCTTTTGGTGCATAGGCACAATGTTTTGTAGACCATCTGTGATTGCTCTAGTTCTTTTAATTGATAAGTTATTAGATGCTTGCACGTTACCTGATGGGTCAATAACATCATAGATACCACGAATTTCTATTTCTTGGTCAACAGATGGAGTTTGAGTTAATACAACTTTACTTCCAACTACAACATAATCTTTATCTTGAAGGACATCACCATTCTTTGTTACGATGATTGAGTATTCATCTGGTGGAGTGAATCCACATGAGAATATTCTCTGAGAACCATCTGCTACATAAGTCTTGCTTCTTACTGATTGAAATTCAGATGCTTTAAGTGCTTGAATAATAACTTCTGCGCCGTCTGCTGGAGCGTCTGACAACAGTATAGTATTTGGATGCTTAAATACGAAATCTTGGTCGTTTAGATAAACACCATCGATATATACAGACAGTTGATTATCGCTGATTGGGATAAATTCTGTTCTGTATATCTTTCTCACACCATCGGCAATAAACCTCTGGGTTCTGATATTATTTCCTTTAGTTCTTCCAATGTAAGGCATCTGTTATCTCTCTCTTTACGGTGTAAATTCTAGTACATTGACAACAACATCCAAAGAACTTGCTCTTGATGCTTTTACTTTCACTATTTCTCCATCGTTCAAATTGATTGGTCGCTCAAGAACCGCTCCCAAGTTTGCTTGAACAGGATATAAGTATGCTACATGAAATTCATTACTTGCGCCATCGTCAATAACGATATTCACATACAAATCTTCAAGGTTGTATGTATTTGTAATGTAAATTGAATGAATAACAGCATACTTACCACTCGGTACAGTGTACAATGTACTTCCTGACCCTGTGGCAGATGCTCCACTCACTTTTGTATTTTTGAATATACCTGTTGCCATTTCTAGTTCCTATCTCTTATTCATATTTATAATACTTACGACATCGCAATTGCAAAGAAACCTAAGTCTTCGCCAAGTGCAGGAGGTGCGACAAGACTTCGTGCAAGTTTCTTCAAAGCACCACCATCAGATGCGTCTGATATAACCAAGTCATCTGAATTTTGCACTGATGTTGCTCTTGTTAGACCGTTAATCAAGTTAGTTACTGCACCTGTCTGGTCGAGAGATGCGGCGCCAACTGAACCACTTGCAATGCTTGTCGTTACTGACATTGTAGTATCTTGTAAATCTGTCATTGTTGATGATACTGTACCAGTCACATCACCAGTCAAAGTAACTGTGAGTGATGGGTCGTTAAATGTAGCATCGATATAAAATCTGTTATTTGCATCGTCATGATGCAATGTGATTGCATTACCTGTACCTTGTACTGTTCCACCAGTATTTGATGTATTTTCGAATGCGCCTATTCTATCTCTTAATGCTTCAAGACCCGTTACTGATAAGTTATCGAAATCTACATTTGTTTTACCTGCTAGACTTGTAGTCATAGTTGCGGCAAAGTTTGCATCATCTCCAAGTGATGCGGCAAGTTCATCAAGCGTATCAAGTGCGGCAGGTGAACTATTAATTAAGTTAGCAACTGCAGTTCTGACATATGCAGTTGAAGCAACTCTCTGTCCGTTATCTGTTTGTTCTGCAGTAAATACATTCATATCTACTGTATTAGGTATAGTAACTACACGTTGATTACCCTTTGTAATAGTTATTGTTGCGCCAGCACTTTCTGTCGCAGTTGAAGTTCCGTCTGCAGAACGAACTGTAAGAACATCGTTTGTTTTTGATATAACTCTAAATTCTTTATTATTATTTGATTGAGCGGCACCAGTTACTTCGATAACATCACCATATGATACACTACCGAAAGATGATCCACCACCTGTGATTGTATTACTATTACTAAATGATATATTTGTTACTGCAGTGACAATGTTAGTAGGGTTGGCATTCTTTGTCATGTCAATATAGAAACTATCAGCATGTGATGCTTTTGTTCCTTCTACAATAGAGAAACCACCACCTGAACCTGTGACATTGTTATGAAGAATAAGTTTACCTGCACCCATACCAAAACCGCCTGCATTATTATTATTGTTATCAGTAAATCTTACTTCTGTTCCAGCGGTTGCTTTAGGTGCGTTACTGTCTTTTATTGTAAGTAAAGGATTAGTACCAGTTTGTGTTATACTGTTATTATTAATTGCTACAGCATCATTCAATTCTGTTTGACCAGTTACAGTCAGTTTAGTATTGAGTGTAAGTCCAACATCAGGATTATGTGTAAGCGTTACGTCTTGGTCATCGCCAAAATAGAGTACTGAACTGTCTGCAAAATATGCATCTGAGAAACCTTTTGATGCAGAACCTATAGTCGCACCATCGTTTGCGTCAGGTAGTAAATCAGTACCAACATTAATCGTAGGAACAGTTAAAGACGTTGTTGCTACAACATCATCAATGTACAAGTTAGCAAATCTTGTTCCAGTTGCTCCAATATCATGTGTGCTATCTGCACTTGCTAGTATACTATTAGCAATAGTCGTTGATGCATCTGCAATTGTAATTTTAGTTGCTGTTGCGTTGTCATCAATACCTGTTGATGCAAATGTGGTGATTGTACCACCATCTACTCTGTTACCTGATACTCTCGGTTGTGCGCCTACATACTTCATGATTAAATGTCCTCTAATATACTAGCGATTACATTCAGTGATGATGCTGTATTTGACGTTACTGCAAGTTTATCGCTCTCTGCTAGAACAATTTTCTGTCCACTAATAAATGAGAGTGTCGAGTTCGCTGGTATGTTTAGATTGTTTCCAATCACAACATATGAAGTTGCAGAGTTATCATAAATTTCAACATCAACTGTAATAGCACTAGAATGAACATTAGCGAGTTCTAGACTAATAATCATACTACGCTTTCCTGTTGCGGAAGGAGCAGTATACAAATCAGTTCTAGCGGTTCCAACGCCACTTGCTATACTATTTTGAAAGTCGTTTGCCATTTTATTCCTCTATCTTTCTACTATTTATTCAACAAATCCATGAGCATCAAAATCAGTAACATCTCCGAATGATGCCATAGGATGCATATCGTATGCTTGTGGTTCTGCTTCACTAATTCTAAAAGTATCAATTTCATCTTTTAGATTATTCATACTTTCTACTAGACTTTCTGAACCAGGACGGAGAGTTGCATCAATTGTTGATAAGTCGCCTAAATCACTTTTTATCAAATTAACACCACCGGTCAAGTTGTTACCTAAGTCTGTGTTAAGACCTGCTAAGTCTCCAACTTTCTGTCCGAGTGTGTTTGTATTATCAAACCACTGCTTCATACTAATTAATCTTGTAAAATCAATAATCGCCATTTTTATGCAAACGCAATCAATACTGGTCTAGTCAATGCTGAAGAACCACTTAATGCATCAAAATCAGATTTGATTTCATTCATTGATCCCACAAGACTGGACTTCTGTGCAGTAGTTAGTTGCGTCAAGTCTCCTTGTTCGTTGTCTAGTTCGTTTAATCCACCCACTACGTTTGTAGCAGTTGTAGTGATTGTAGCAGTGTCACCAAGATTAGTAGAGATAGTATTAGTTTTACTTCTCCATTGGTCTAAACTGTCTGTTATATTTACTACTGTTACTGCCATTTTATTTCTCCAAAACTTTTATAAGCATGTTTTTTATTTCACTCATTTCATCTTTGAGAGTATTTATCTCATCACATAGAGTGGCAACTCTTTGCTTTTCTGCTTGCTTGTTTCTTTGTATAGTCATATATCTGCTATATTCAACTCGGTTAGAATTAACAATACCTCCACTATGACGGTCTCTAAGTAAATCAGTATGTCCTTCAATTCTTATGTGTTTGCTCATATTACAACGCCAATGCTATAACTCTCAAGTTCTTTATCTTAGGTACAAACGATGTGTTTGTAGATTTCATAACAATCTTAATTGCTACTGCAGAAAACTCTGCTAATCCCTCTACTAGATGAGTTCTCTCTCTAAAGACTGTAGGATCACCATCTGCACTATCAGACACTTCAGTATCAACTTTTCTAAATGGAATTGTTTCAAACTTTTGTTCAGTGCCATCAGTAATTACTTTATAGTACACATCAACAGTACAAGATGCAGGTCTATTCATTTCATACACTATCTTAATTGCTGTAGATGGATTCTCTAGAGTAAATCTTCTAGTCACATAGTTTGCTAAGTTCGATGCTCCAGATGGTGCAATGTCACTCAAAAACTTTTCATGCTGTACGATTGTTACTGCATTAGAAGCACTTTCATTAGTAGCAGGTACTGGTGTTGTTGTAATAGTTGCAGTTGTGCCATCGTTCTTATAATTACTAATCAAATACTTTTGATTGTTACCAGCATTTGCGGCACCTGATATTGTGATAAATTTACCAATATCTAAAGTATCAAACAATGCTCTTGCGGCAGTGTTTGTTGTAGTAATGTTACCATTTGTATTTGAGAATGCTACAGTTGTATTTGCACTTACTGCAGTTCTATCATCATGAGTACTTAGATTAACGTCTGTCTCAACTCTACTATCAATTCTATTTGAAATAGCACACAGAGATACACGCTGGGAATCAATCATTGGTGATACGAAATCATTCAGTGTATTAAATGTTGCTCTAATTCTAGCAGAGTATCCAACAGTTGCATTTTCATTTTCTTTTGAATTGATAATCATAGGTTCATCATATTCTTGATTTTGATTTTCTTGAACTGGTTTGAATCCAGTGAAAGTTCCGCCTGCTTTTTTCTGAACATTCATATCATATGTCAAAGATGATTGTGCAAAACGAATATTTGTGAGCGTAGGTTGAATAAGGTCTGCAACAAAGTTTCTAGTTGCTTGAACATTTCCACCCCCTACTGTATCACTAGACAATCCAGAGATACCGTTCACAACATTAGACGCATTGACTTCGATAACATAAGTATCATTTGTTACAGGTGCAACAACAGTATGTTGTTTATTAAATTCAGTATGAGGTATGCCATTTGTAGTCGAGTTTGCTCCATAGAATCCAGAAGCAACATTAGCAATCGTTACTTTATCGCCTGCTGATAGACCATGATTTCTTTGTGTAACACGAACTTTGTTAGTGTTAGGTGCAGTTTCAAATGGATTGTTATTAAGAACAGTGAAACCATTTCTCACATTCTTAAAGTCCATTACTGCGACACTACCCGTGAACGATGCACGATATATTGTCATCTTAATATCTCTAGTTTGATGCGGTGTCCATGTATTACCATTCTGTGATAAGAACATAGTACCAGTCAATGGGTTTCTAGAAATTGTTCTGTTATCTCCAAGATTACTCTCGCCAATATCAGAGAAGAATACTTTACATCCAGGTTGGTCAACTTTAATCAGCAATGCATAAGTGACTTCACCCGCCATGAACACTGGACTATCGAATGTCACAGTTGTTGGTACAGATGCATCTGTAGATACATTCACATCTGCAACGTCAATAATTTTTTGTTGAAGAATTTTTAATCCAGGGAATCCATCTTTTGTATTAACAAGTTGAATAATGATAGGTCTTGTTCCTGCTTCATTAAAATACAAATCAACTTTAGTAACCATAACACCATCTTTTGCTTCGTTGATAACAAAAGTTTGTGCTAGTGGATCGTGCTGACCGCAACCGCCACCTGCGCCTGAACCGCCGCCATCGCCGCCGTCACCACCGTCTGCAGATGGTGGTGGTTGAACTCTTGAAGTTCTTTGGAAACGAGTTGAACCAGTAATATTTCTTGATATTTCTCTTTCTTCTTCTACACGGTCACGAACAAATTCTGCTTGTCTAAGAGATAGAATAGTTTCTTCTCTTGTTTCATTAATACCTGTTGCGTGAAATATTCTCTCCGCTTTAGTAGTGTGAACCCCAATTTCAATATTGTTTGTATTATTATCAATAAATCTTAAAGTTCTATCACCAGTTCTGAATTTAAGAGTGTCGGTGTTAGGTACTACGAATACACCAGTATAAGTACCCTCACTGTCAGTAATGTTATCATCTCCAAACTGTTTCAAGTTTTTGTATACATCTGTAGAAGTTGCATCTGATACGCTATTAACTGCAGTAATTGTACACAAATTCTTTGCGCCTAATGCATTGTCAATTGTTCCTGTAAGGTCATCACCAATTGCAAATCCATTCTTGATATTTGAAACATGGAATGTATGAGGAAGTGTATCTGATGTTTCTGTGTTTAGGTGTCCAGCATAACTGACAACTCCAGATGCTTGCTGTCTAGTTACAGTACCACCAGAGGTGTATGCAGTTACAGTAGTGATTGGCGTACCGGTTGCATCAAAATTAACAATCGTAAATGTGTTTGCACTAGTATCTACGCTTTCAACTCTATACTTACCTTCATTCAGTTCTGTCGAACCTACAATACTATCAAAAGTCACGACATGACCAACTGAGATACCTGATACGGTAGATGCTGTAATAGTCACGGTGTTACCAACTTTCACTACATTTGATATTGAAGTTGCTGTGTGAACAGAGTTTCTTACAACATCTCCAAGAGCAAATGCAAGCGCAGGATATGCGATATCGGAATCTGGGTCTACGAAAGTACCAAAGTAACGAGCATCATCTGTATCGAATTCAACTCCAGGGTCTTGTAGTGGGTCAAACTGAAAATCTGTTCTGTTTGGTGCAGTTACAGTAAATTTATCATCTGGTTTTACATATGCATTGATGTTGACATTATCAAAGAACCCATTGATTTTAGTTCTAGGTTTCATGTTATCAATCTGAATATGAATTGGTATTTCACGCATGTATGGAATCATAGACATATCTACAATTCTATCACCCATCGCTTTATCAACTGTTGAATTTAGAAGTTTGGTTTCTACACCTTCACGAACTTGACCAACTTGTTGAGTGCCAACTTCTTGCATAATGTTACCATTCCATCCGCCTGATGTACCACTACCAATTCTCACTTCGCCAGTAAAGATTTGTTCGCCAAACCAGTTGTCTTGCCATGATTCCCAAACTGTACCTTCAACACCAATCTCATCTGCTAAGAATTGAATTGCATCAAAGTTGTTATCATCGACAACCACAAGGTCAGGTCTACGAGTTGTATCTTTCCAGTCATCTGAAGCAGGTGTCAAAATCATCTCTCCAGTATATGGAGAAACTTTATATGCATTAACTTCCATACTATCAGAAGCATATTCATTCTCAATATATGGTAATTCAGTGTAATTTAGTGTTACAATACCATCTTTATGTTTTCTATAATTTGCGGCAGTTCTTTGTGCGTCTGTAGAGTTTTCTTCAACCATCTTCACAATTTCAGTATGTGCCATTGGTCGAGCAATGTGTCGCTTCATATCAATCGCAACACGATAGTCAGGTGAACCTACATTACCGATTCCATGACCTTTGAAATTATCTACAATGAAACCATTTTTCAGTCTAGGATTACCGTCAGCATCTAATATCAGCAAATCAGTTGTTGCTTTCTCAAGCAAGTTGAGCGAACTGACTTCTTCAAGATTAGAAATTCTAGTCTCAAGTCTACCAATATCTTTCATAGTGTAGCGTTTATTTTTAATCTTTCTCGCAACAACTTCAGAAGTATCGATAACATAAGGTTTATATGTCACTTCGAAAAGCGTCATTGCTTTACCAAGGTCGAGAGGTGGTCTTGGATTAATATCAGGAACACCAGGTATTCTGATAAACTTGCCATCAAAGTTCATTGCAATCTTATCAATACGCCCTAAGAAATATGTGAAGTCTGCATTGAAGTTTGTACCAATCATAGGAATTTCAGTTACAGAACCACCACTACCTGTGAATGATCCCCCACTATCTTGAATTCTAGGTCTAAAGTCTATGCAATCACGCAAGTCAAAAGTAGCACCATTTCCGTCAGGTGATGAATATTGCGGAATATCTTCGTAATCTACAACACCATCATAACTGTCTACTGAGAAGTAGTCACCACCAGAATGTGTGAAGAAATCAAATGTTACTAGTAGACGCCCTGTAGGTGCAGGACGACCCGGTTTAAGAACAATTCTTGCTAAGTCATAGAATGCATCTCTTTGACCATTATCGAATGTAAATCTATCTGTGATGTCTTGGTCAGATGAAGTAGCATTAGTACTAAAGTCTGCCGCCATTTTGACAGACTTGAGTGCAAATCCGTCTGCTTTACCTAAAGTAATTTCTGTTTTTTGCGCCTCTGCTTGAGTTGTAATCTGAACTGTTGAATTTGGTTGAAGTGCTTTCGTTTTTTCAGCACCAGCGGCACTAGAAATTTGAACTGAAGCAATAATTTCAACCGAATTACCATTTGTTGGATTCGCACCAGATGGTAGAGTTTTAGATAAAAGATTACTAATTGTTAATGTTCTGCCATTATTTGTTAGTGCTAAATCACCTGCTGTAATAGGTATGATTGCACCAACATCGGCAGTTGCAAGTGTAGAACCAGTTCCTGTAGCAGTCAAGACTACAATAAAGTTTTGTAAGTTTGATACAGATGCAAAGGATTCGTTGTCAGGAACAGTAAACTGTGCGGCACCTGCGGCAATATTGTATGATGGAGTAAAATGTCTTCTTACTGTGTAAGTAGATGACAATACATTGTCTGGATTCTGTGCATCAGAACCACGAATTTTTCTCATTCTAAAGTATCCAGTAGGAAATACTAGAATTTTTTGGTCTGGTCTTAAAAGTTCTGCAGAGAAACGCTTGACAGTACCACCTGCTACAGCGACAAGACCGTTACCAGTTAGTTCTAATTCTAAGTTATTTGTAACACTAGCAACTTCACCAATTCTAACATCACCTGTTGTGTTTGTCAAGAATAATACATCACCTGCACGGACTTGAGAGTTGAATGCAGTACCAACACCAGTTACAGTAGGGTCTCCAGTACCGACTGTTGCAGTACCAGATAGCGCCACTAGTTTAGGTTCAACATTACATGAGAATGTAGCACTTGATGGTGTTGAACTATCACCGAATGCTCTAGCATCTCTAGCAAAATCTTTACCATCATTCATTTGAATGTCAAAAATACTAAGTTTATATGTTACATCATCAATATTTCCAGTATAGTCACCATCATGAAGTTGTATACCTCTAAGATTTGCACTACCAATTACTGCAGGTGATCCACTTATGAAATCATCATAGATGAATACTTCTGCAAAATCATTGATATCTGCGGCACCAGTTAGTGTGTTTACTAGAACAAAGTTGCCAACATCTGTTTGAATTGGTGTATCAACTACACTGTTAAATGTTCTTGGTTTATCAACATTAAGAAACTGTGTGATTTTACTTTCGACTTCGTAACCTTGAACATATGCTTTACCAGGTTCAATACCAAGAGCAAGTTTTGCGGCATCTCCAGGTGTATCTGCATTTGAATCCCACACACCTCTGTTAGTGCCGTCATTCAGGTGTTCACGAACATCAAGTCTAAATGGTTTTACCTCATAGTCACCGCTTTCATCGTATGTTCTTCTAGCAAACTCTTCTTGTAAGAAGTTATATGTTGCTTTCTCAACAAGTTTAGAAATCTGTCCTTGTTCACACCTTGCAAGTTCAATAAAGTTTACATCATCTTTTGATGTGAGTGATTTTTTAGTTAGTGTTAGTGTAATTTTATATCTGTGTGCGCCAGGAGCGGCAAAGTTAGACGCTCCTTGTGCGTTGTCTTTAAGGGACTCATCTTCTTCAGGTGTTATTGTAGTTTGTGATACTTGAAACCCTACACGAAAAGATGGATAGTTATGATATGGTTCAAGCAGAATTCTTTGTGCTTCGTTTGCGACAAAGAACCCATTGATAAAATAAATACCTGCTTGAATTTGAATTGCTGAACCTCGACCAACAGTATCACTGTTACCTGCGGCGGTCATCACCGCAGGATCAAAGAAGTCGATGTCAGGCGTTCCTTCTGGTTGTGTAGACATGACAGTACCAGTTGTTAATAGTGATGCTGTCAGTTCTGTAGTTTGGTCTGCAGTCATATCAGGATTTTTAGCAACAGTATTATCTACATTCAAAGATGTAACATTCTCACCAATAGCATATCTTTTGGTTGAACCATCAGTTCCGCTATCTTCATACTTGATATACAGCGTTAAAGGTGTAGTAGAGGTGGCCGCTAAAGTTCCAATAACTTTCGCTTTAACGCCTGTCTCTGAACCTGTGATAATCTTGTTTACAAAATCTGTTCTATAACTTTCTACGTTCTGAGCATTAAATGTAGATTGAACTTTAATGAAGTCATATTCAAAGTCAAAGGCGATATCGCCTGGAATAACCATCGAACCTTCCTTAAAGACATGTCGACCATGTCTCTCAATCTGATTTTGTAAAATCGATTGAAGTTGGGTTAACTCTCTCGCCTGAACTGGAAATCCAGGACGAAAGAGTACTCGATGAAAATTCTTTGACTTGGCACCGCCTGTACCTTCAAAATCATCATAATAAGGGTCTACATTAAAGTCTATAACTGCCATTTATCGCTCCGATATCTTTCTATTCTACTATTTAGACTAGAATTCAATAACTAATTTGATATCTTCAATCTGGTCAGACGCACGATTAATTGGTCGTCTATGCTCAAGATACATGATATCACCACTATCAGGTTCAACCTCAGGATTACCCAAACTTGCAATTGTTCCTGATGCAGATGAACCACCACCTGTAACAGTTTCAGAACTTGTAAATGCAGTAAATCCTGTATTGATGTCTTGATAGTATCTCAAAACTCTTGTTGAAGCATTCCAATCAATCACTTTACCTGATGCAGATGAAGAACCACCTGTGATAGTTTCATCAACTACAAAGGTACCTGAAAGACCAGAACTGTTGAGCGTAAGTGACTTAGTAGCACTTCTTGTAGTATCTGTTGCAACTACAGTTGTACCAAAGTTCAATGGATCACGAACAAGACCAATTCTACGATAATCGTTAGAAACTGGGAAGTCACCAGCACCATCACTGTATTCAAGTCTCACGTTATTCATTACATAGAATCCACCTAATTCATGAATTGCATTAGATGAGTGACCACCTTCTGGACCGATGATTGCTTTAATCGCACCATTCGAACCACCACCGCCAGAGACAGTGATTGTTGCTTGAGTATATCCAGTTCCTGCGTTAGTGATTGTGAAACCATTAATCGCACCAGAGTTTACAGTTGCAGTTGCAGTTGCACCGGTACCATCACCAGTAATTGTTAGTGTTGGTGCAGATGAGTATCCAGAACCAGCGTTAGTAATTTTAAGTTGCTTGATGGCACCATCTACTGCCGCCCCTTGTGTATCGAACTGTTCTTTGTATGGTTGTCCAGAACCTGGATCAGAAGCGATAAACTTAACTGGCATAAAGTCTGTTGACAAGAACTTCAGCGCATCTGCCGCAGAAATAGTATACATATATTTCCAAATGTATCCATCTGCAGTTGTGATGTAACCAGTTGAAGTACCAGTTGGTTTAGTCGTTGATGCGCCATTGCTATTATTGCTAATAACTTTGTACACATTGTAATCGTCTGTCAAGACGTAGAATGTTGCAGAGAACAGTGAAGTAGCACCACTATTAGCGGTGTTTGATGATGAGTAATCATGTGCATACTCATCGTACACTGTACCTGATGTCCAATCTCTTCTTACTACTGCGTGAATAACATCTGATGCAGTCACACGCTTCATGGCGACCATGTCATCATAAGCGTTAAATGATGTATCATTGTTATCAGTAGGAGTAGGAGGAGATGTATCATCGGTCCATGCTTGTGGACGACCGATGAACAAATAAATGTTTGTTCCAGAACTTTCACTAAATGCTTCAATGTACTGTTCAGCATTGTGAATACGGAACTTATTAGTAATGATTGCGGCCATTTTTTCCTCTCTTTAACTAATTTAAGTATATGACATTATTTATAAGACTTTTTAACTACTTCGCAGGAAGATTTCACTATCAAATGTAAAATCTAATTTTCTTCCCGGAAAGTTTACTAAGTCTTCAACAGACATCAACTCATTTAGATGTGCTATTTGCGTATTTGCATAAGTATCCCAATAAGTATCATTACTGGTATTACTACCAGAATAGTTTGATGTCAATACAGAACTATTATACGTTCCTCTATATATACGACCCCCACGGTCGATTTGTCTAGTTCCTGCGCTGTATGGCGGGAACAAGAACTTAAAGCGGTCTAGTGAATGCCCCGTAGGTCCAAGTTTTGCTGACCCATAGGATTCATGTAAGTGTGCATCTTCTAGACCAAGAGATGCAATTAAGTGTAGTTTCGATGTGGATACTGCAGTCAAATCATCTGTAGATGTAATTGTTGGCAACAGCAATGTGACAACATTCTGTACGCTTCGTGCAACTGTTGCAACTTGCTTATAAATTTCTATTTGATGTTTAACTGTGGTGTTAGCAGTCAAATTTTCTAACCATGTTTCGAATGTCTGAAGTATAATCATAATATCTGGTGTCTGTTTAGTTCTACCATGCTGATTACCATCTGCAGTTGCATTATTAGGTGAGTTAGGTATATTGACACTCTCATCAAATGCAGTTTGACTTTCTCTCAAGAAAAGTGTGACTTGTTTTAAGAACTGTGTAGTTGCATCAATGTTAGCGGCAGGTGTTGGATGCTGTGGGAACTGCAATGTAGGAATAACACCACCAGGTTCAGTTCCAATTAACTCATCTTCACCCTTTATGTAATTGTTACCTGTATTGGTCATAACTTCATTACTATTTTCTAGTAAGATGAAAGACCCATCTTCTTGAATAATTCTTGTTTCAAATAACATCGCTGATGCGACTTCAGTGAAAATTTCAAGTTCCATCTTCTGTTCTCTCGCAACAGGCGTTGCTTCTTTAAGAAGTGAAATCATAAACTCAATAGGTTTGAATATAAATCCACCAGTCAGTGCGTTTTGATTAAGTCTAAAGTTAGACCCACCCCATGCACTTGCTCTTGCAGTAGTTTGAACAGAAACTTCACCAAACAGTGCTAGACCAACTGGATGTAAAATACGTTTAATAGCATCACGCCAGACGTTGATTGACTGACCAACTTTAACAACATACGAGAAGTCTTGGTAGTAGAAACTATCTTGAATATTTTTAGAACTTTCTGAAAGACGACCATCTGCACCAAATAGAACACCTTCACTAGAAGATACTGTACCGTTTCTTGGATTAATAGTTGCAGAACCAACTTGACATATAACTGCAGTTGCTCCTGAAGTTGTGCCTCTAATTCTAGACCTTCTTAAACAAATATCAGTTTTCTCAATTAGATTTGTTGGTATTTCAAAACTATCATCTACAGTATTCAACTTTATCTTATATAAGTTTCTAGTAGTATCAATAGATTGAATAACACCATTTTCTACTGCAGTTATTTCACTTATTAAGTTATCACCAGTTTCTAATAGAACATTGCTTTCATCTTCTTTGAGTATATGATATGGTTGAGATGTAACAGGTTCACCTACTATAAATGTACCGACTATATCTTCTAGAATTAAATTTTCTTGTACAATGACATCAGGTACACTATCATACCCACTACCTAAGTTAGTTCTAGTGACACCAGTTATACGACCTATATCTCTTGAGACAGCATACAATTCTGCGCCTGTACCATTGGTAGTTGTTACTCCAATTGTAGGAAGTTGATTATAATTAACACCTTCATTAACAATTTTCAACTCATGAATTTCACCAAGATGGTCGGAATCATCAGGACGTATCTTATCTCCATTCTCTAAGAGAAGTAAATCACCATCTTCTTTTGCTATTTCTCTGATATCACCAGCAAGAATGTTATGTCCATTTTCTAGTAGAATACCATCGCCACTTCCTTCATTTATAAGTCTACCCTCAACTCTAGCAACTACTGCAGAAGCATTTGCACCCAAACCACCATTTGCATATGTTAGTGGATCATCTAACGCATAATCTCTACCTCTTTGTTCAATAACATATTCTTGAACGCCACCTTTACCAACTGCATTAATATCAAACTGTGCAGAACTACCTATTTCTTCATGTATGGTAGTATCACCATTTTCTTGAAGAATTTTATCACCGTCTTCTTTGACAATGTTAGGAGTTTGATTAGAAGTAACAAGTGGATCACCAGTAATATAGTATGCACCAGCAGTTGGTATGTCAACACCAGTAATAATATTATCAATGATACCTGTAACTGTACCGCTATCTGTTGGTATTGTAACTGTCTGACCAGCAACAAAAGCACCAGATAGAGAATTTTGAGTAAGAGTTAGTTGATAAACTGTATTTGCTCCAACAGCAAATGCGATAAAGTTCTCAATCAATCCAGTTGATAAGTTAATATTAATATCACTTGGATTATTTGCTTGCGTTATCTGCTTACCTACAATCTGTGATATATTAGTTACATCACCAGAAATACTTTTGATGTTGATAATAGTATCTGAAGTAAATTTACCATCAGACACACGCAACATATCTACTTTTGGATAGTATACAGAAACTTCTTCATTAAACAACATTCTGAATAATAGAATAAGTGCTTTATCTGTTCCCTTTGATTGATAAAATTCTTTAATATTTTTGAGAAGATTTCTCTTATCATTAAGAATGGAATCTGGAATATCTACTAGGTAATTTTCTTTGAAATATGTTACAAATGCATCAAGAGTAGTATCAATGTCGTTGACTATTCTAGCACTACGAGTTGCTTCAATAGCATTGCCTTGCAGTTCCATCCACTCATAGTATGCTTCAAGAAAAGTTACAAAGGTTGTATGGTCACTTTGAACAAACTCTGGTAATTGGTCAGAGATTATTGCTGAGACTTGTCCTTTAATATTATCGTTAGAAAGACCATTGTACATTAGTATGAACTTCCACCGCTACCTGAACTTCCGCTACTTCCACTACTACTTGAACTTCCACTACTTCCAGAACTTCCTGTTATCGCTGATGCGGCGCCAGCAAGACCAGACCCACCTGTGTTACTTAATTCATTACTTGATGATGTTTGATAATCAACACCAGCAGAGGATTCACCAGTTGCAATCTTGTCTACAATAGTATTCACTGTAATATCACTCTCATTAATTTCTAATAGTACGTTACGAACACTTACAATATCGTTAGAGTTTAGTGTCACGAATATTTTAACTTGATTTTCATCTAGTACTGTACTAGTAATATTTAGTTGGTCAACAATAATCTTACCTGTGGCATAATCAATCTGACCTTGTGTAGAATTCACATAAACTTTAGTTGATGAACCCTCTTCAAGATAATATGAACGAACATTACCTGCTCCGTCATCATCTAGATATAGAGTTTGAGTTCTACCTGCAATATTGAAACCTGTTGATGATATATTTGTAGGTGACCCTGCCCCTTGTGTAAAGATAGGATTGTAAAAATTAATAGTATACTTACTTTCGTTATTTAATATTGCATCAAAATATCTTTGACATCTAATGGTAGTTACGTTAGAGACAATACCTTTATCTGCCCTATCAATGACATTAACAAACTTAGAATATCTGAAAACACTATCAAATGATTTTATCTCTGTGTTTGAATAATTTAGAATATCTTGTCTTACTTTTGATGATATATCTGTGTAACTAGAACTTGTTACATTTGGATTCCAATATACATTTACTGTAGGAATAATATCAATGTACACCGGGTCAATAATTTCAGGTGTGATAGAGACCATATTCTTACCTGCTAAAACAGAATTTTTAATTCCGTCTTTTGTAGATGTAGTTAATGTTCTACCAGTTTTAGGTTTTATAGATAAGAAAACTTTACCATAGATAGGCGGGTCATTATCTTCACCACCCCACACTTGCATCGTATCAACATTATTATATAACTTAGGAAGAATTATCTTATAATCTTCTGCTGTTACTGCACGATTTTGTGCAGAATATGACTTAGGAGCATTGAACTTAATACTTTCGATGCTTTCTCTCGCCGCACCATTCTGCGAATTGATAACAGTAGTAATTGTTGCATTTGTAGAACCACCAACTGAACTTTGTAGTGTAAATGCATTTGCACCATTTGCTTCATCTTCATTACAAACAATATACTCAATGATGACTATATTACCATCATCTAGTGCTTTACCTAAAACATTATCACCAAAACTAAGTTCATAATATCCATTTTCAACAGCATCTAAGAAATATACTTCAGATTGAGAAGTAACCTCTAAGAAATCATTTGCTTTACTAAATGTTCTCTGTGTTACATCTGCTACTGAAGTTTGTACTTTTACAGCAATAGTTGATGTATCAATATTTTCATCTGTTAGTAAAAATCTTTGTGCAGGGTCTAAGGAATCTTTTGTATATTGTAAGTTAAGAAGAGTTCCCTCTTTAATATCAATATTTGTAAACGTATACACACCCTCTGTTGGTACAATTGTTACGTCAGAAGTTGTTACAAATTGATAGTTGACATCATTAACACGACTTCTAAAAACAGTACCCTTAGGCATCGTGAGTGTAGTGGGTGCGCCAGCAGGTGAATTGATTGTCACATTTATTCTTGCTTCTGATGATGTAGATGACCTTGGAGTATAACCTAAATGCTTTGCAAGTGATATAACGCTATCTCTCTTGACGGCACTATCAAGAAACATCTCGTTTGCTACCATGTTAGCATATACTGCATTATAGTGTGTATTATACGAAAGAACGTCTAGCAATGTATTCATCGCTGAACCCTCAAAGTCATAATCTTTGAAAGTCTCTTGCGATTTCATATATGATTTCAGATTTGTTTTTATATCGTTGAAATCTAGTTCTGTAACTCTTAATCTTTTTGTAGTTTGTGCCATTTATCTCGTCCTTACTAAAAAGGTCTCAAATACCTCGGACCCTGTGAAATTTACAACATAGAAAAAAATCCTCACTCTATAAGTATTAGTATCTGGTTCATCAAATACTTGTACATCTTCAATTCTCGCTCTAGGTTCATGATTATCTATGACCTCACGAATTGACTTCTCTATTAATCTTCTTGTCATAGGAGTATTGTTCTCAAACAACAAGTCTGCAATCGATGAACCAAGATAAGGTTGAAAAGGTCTTTCAAAGTACCTAGTTTGAATAAGTGATTTCATAGACTGCTTTACTGCTTCTACATCACTCTTACGAGCAACATCTGATGTAGTAGACAGTCTAGTAAAGTTAAAGTCTAAATCCTTAAAATCTGCGGTTTTTCTTGTTACAGTCGTTGCCATACTACTATTTATACCTCTTATCCGCCAGCAAATACGTTAGATGAACCAGTTGCAACTGATGTGCAAGAAGTTACACCATCACCAACTCTACCACAACCTTTATTGTTCACAAATACAGTTGTTGAACCTGTAGTTATAGGTGCCGCATGAGAAGGACATGGTGGTACATTAGGAGGAAGTTTATGAGTTGTATTATTATCTCCCTGTCTACTAATACCTGTACCATTGCAAAATACATTGCTACTTCTTTTGTCTCTCTTAGGAGTTGAACAATGTATTACATCTGCATCAACGCTGTCACCTCTACAAACTGCTGGCATTATAGTCTCTCTCTAGAAAATATCTCTCTGAACTTTGTATGAAAAGTAGCAATCAAATCATGGTCTTCTTGTGTATGTGGTTCTGGAGGAAAGTCAGGTTCAAATCCAATCAAATTATCAAATGACGCAGGTATATCATCGATATGACGATATGTATGAACTACACCACCAATTAGAACTTGAAACTTACCTGTCATCTTGTACTACCTTGACCTCTATACTTCTTAAAACTTCTTCTCTTATGTTTGTTCATAGTCGATGTGATAGGTTTTCTTCCTTGAGAAGTACCTTTGACTGTTTTTTCATATATTGGGGCAGACCCAAACTTTATCTTTGCCATTTTATCCTCTTAGTTCAAATCAATTCTAGGTGCATCAGCATCAATATGCTTACCACCATTCAAGTCAATCGTATCAGACGCATCAACTCTAAAGTTGACACACTTCGCACGAATATCTTTTGTCGATTCCATATCAATGTTACCTTCTGCTTTCACGGTTGCAGTACCACTTACATAAATGTTGAAGTTACCTTTAGTGTGTTGATTATGGTCTTTCTCAATCAAAAGTTCATGTGTACCTTCGTTGAGAATTCTTATCGACCCGTCAGGATGCATCTCAATGAAACTACCCGACATATGTTGTATATTAATTCTTTCTCCGTTTGGTGTATCATCTACCTCAATGACATGACCACTCTCTGTTTGATTTACTCTATTGAATGGATAACGTGCGTTGTAGGGATTCGCCATTGTATTCCATTTGTCTGATGACCATGCAATAGGGTGCGGTGGATGTTCATCACTAGATAAATGTTCTTGCTTCTTCGTGTAGAGTTTAGATTTTTTATCACCTCTTGCTAAACGAGATGTGTCTGGTTCTTCAATTTCAACAGGATGGGTACCAGATGGGTCTGAGAACCCTAAATCTGTATTTGGTCTTTCCATAGGATAACCATAAAATGAACCAATAACAACTGGTTCTTGACATTCATTACCATCTGTAAAAAATCCCATCACCCACGAACCTTTAAGAAGTCCTGACGGTGAGTTACCTATCTGTGAAACAGACGCACTTGTAGTAGGCATCATGACCATCGCCCAAGGTAAATCTTCAACAGGTAATGTTTCTTTATCTTCTGTGTGAATACCTAGACATCGTACACGAACTCTACCAATCTGTTCTGGATCGTTGTGGTCTTCAACTACACCCATGAACCAAGTAAATCCGTTAAACCCCATAAAATTCTTCATACTATTTCCTTTTGGATTTATTTATATCGACAAAGTTTGATTGCTTGTCTTGAACCCTTTTTTACGCATGACAGTTTTTGCTACAAGTTCAAACTCTTGACTTCTTTTATCATACTTGAGAACGAATGGCATATTTATATCAGTTTGCATATCTTTCAAAACTGCTTCAGCATCCGGACCAAGTTGAGGAATCTTTTTTCCATGTTTGTTATAAGTTTGCTTAAACAAACGAGTAAGTTCTGCAGTAGTAATCTGTTTCTTGTTACGCTCATCGTTCACCCTATCTAAAAAATGTCTTGTGAATTCTACATCAATATTTACCTTTGCAAATAATCTATCTGCAAATTTTTCAATGCCGTCTAAATCTCTTTGAGATATCTCTTCTCTTAATTCTGTAAACTTACGCATTCCATCCGTCCTTTACAATATTCATGTCTACTTTATATGCAGTAGTATTGTTTGCAACAGGACTAAAGAAATGCATACAGTCTCTAATTAAATATAGTCCTGAGTACTTTTTATTATAAACATCATCAGCATCTTCTACTTTTCTAATAGCAGGATAATTAAACTCTAATAGTCTACCACATTCGATAACAGGGTTACCAGGTGCTTCAAAGTTTTCTACAACTTCATCATCAATTTGCTTCATAACTTGATGTCTAAGTAGAGCATAATCTTCTGGGTAAATAGTTCTAAAACCCTCTTCACCTTTTTTCTGTGCATGTATTTTTGTTTGCTTAGAACTTAATGAAATACTTATGTTTGAACTTATTCTTTTTTCAGGTCTTTCAAAGTGTGGGGACTTTGCCAAACGCTTTAATTTATCAAAGTCCTCAAAATAATCCCATGTGTTTACTGAATAGTTTTTGTGAAAGATATCATATGTAATATGCTTTGCATTCATGTTGCCATTCAATATATCTTCCGCTATTTTTTGTCTTTCAAGAATTCTGAAATCATCTACGTTTTGCGTTGTCTCACTACCTACCATACCTGACTGTGGTTTGCCATCTGAACCAATTACAGGAACACCAGGAACTTTGTACATATACCCCTTTTTGATTTTACCACCTTTATCTCTTTCGTTTTCAACATCACCCATAAGGTCAGTGATAACCATATTCTTTTCTTTATCTAAAAGTGTGCCTGTTGATAGAAGTCTAAAACCTAACATGCTCTCATAAAAAAAGAAACCAGGTAAGTCTTTTTCAGACGATATTGATTTATTCAAAACCCATCGTATCGCTTGACTAGGTCTCCACATAGGGCAGACTAATTTTAGTCCACCTAAAGACTTTTCTGCAGTTAATTGCTTAACACCAGTTGAAAGATATTGTGAAAATATTTGAGATATAATAGAATGAGGTTCACCTGTAAACGCAGATGATAGTGAAGTGTTCATATTCTTGTAACCTTCTTCACTAATCAATCTCATAGTAAATGCTTGTTTGCGTTCTTGTATAACTACATTCTCAATACCAATTACACGAAACCATAAGTCAACTTCAGTATCTATAGTACCTTCTTGCACATTGTATTTGATGTGCATGATATTAGCACCACCGATAGGATAGTCAGGCATCATATCATTACTGTCATTAATAGTAATACTACCTGTTTGAAAAGGTGTCAATATACTTTCACTGATAGTTAATTGAGAATATACGCTAAGTAAGTCTAGAAACTCTTTTGATTTTTTTGCATCATCGACTGTTTTTACTGAATTAGGAAACATATTCAATGCTTCCATTATTACCTCACCGCCACCCTTAGTACCGCCGCTCATAATATTATTCCTTTATAAGTTCTCTAAACTCTTCAACAAACTCTTGTAGAAGATTAGGTCTTAAAATATTAATCTGTCTTTTTGCTTCGTTAATTCTTTCTTCGTACACTCTATTAGTAATAGCATCAGTATTCTTAGTTTGCTCTGTGCCGGGACTTGTAATTTCAGTATATGTTGTTGCAGTTGTAATAACTTTCTTTGTAGTATCACCAGATGCTTGAGGGTACTCATAATGATGTATACCATCAGGACCAGAGTTAGTTTTATATAATTTGTATATAGAAGTATCGAAAGATGATGTGCCGTGACCTCTTGTAGGACCGTCTGGCATATAGAACACTGTGTTAGGAAACTCTGAGAATGTATGAGTATGCGCCCCACCAGAAAACTCTTTTAATCTATCATAGTTTCTTGCTTCTTCAATTGATAGAAATAAAGGATAATAATATCCATTCACACCTGAGTAATAATTACCTGTGCTAGTTTCTGTGCCTTTGACTGCATAAGGTCCCATGCCACCATACTTTTTATTAATCATGTTTTTAAGTTCACGTTCAGTTCGTGGCCAGTCTTCGTATAAATCATGTATTTCATTTGTGACCATAATTACCCATGCAAATTTACTTGAATTATAAAACTGATGTGCTAAGATATCTGGACGCTCACCTTCTTGTATGTCATATGGATCATATGAAAACGCACTGTTTGCAACACGACTATTTAATTTTACTCTACGAATAATATCTTTGGTGATTATAACATTCGTTTCAATATCACCAGGTTTTGTAACGTCATAGAACGTCACTGGAAAGGATTCAAAGTAACTCATTAGTAACCCTCTTCAATTCTGTGTTTATGTAATGGTTCAATTTCTCTGAAGTTCATAGTACATTGTATCTCTGTTGGTTGACCATCTCTGTTTGTAGCAAACACACCAGTAGAAGTATAGTTAGTTGTAAATGAAGTCAGATAACATGTTGATATTCTATGCATGTATTTGTTCTCGTTATTTTTATGCATAACAGTAATATCAAACATAGAAGGATAATCAAAGAACAGTCCAGAAGGTATCAACTCTGGATGCATATGAAATCTAAAAGTTTTAATAATATTATCAATTGCTCTCATTTCTTGTTCAGAACGTGCGGCAAACTCATAGACAAATTGAAACTCTCTAAAAGAAACACTTTCAAATCTTTGTTCGATATGAGGATTAGAAACTCTTCTTGTTGATACTTCCATAATATTTTGTAAGTTCATACCGAAAGCATCAGGAAGTGCCGCAAATGTTTCCATCGCAAGTCGTGCCGCTTGACCACCTAGATTTGCTATGTCTTGATTCCCTTGCTCACCAGCACCTATTCTAGATAGAAGACCTGCAACTGCACCTAACTTTGCTTCAGTATAATTTGCGCTTGATGTAGCAGTAAAAGTATTAGGCACTGCAAGTGCAATAGACGCATTCAACTTCTTTAGATTTTGTGCGCCACCAAAAGCACCATTCTTAAACTTACCTACTGAAGATGTAACACCTTCAGGTATAGCATTAAGTGCTTTGTCTGCTAAACCACCTTCACCAACACCAGCAAGATTTTTTACACCTTGTTCTAAATTCTCTATTGCTTTTGATGCTTTGTTGCCAACAATAGCAGAATGACCTTTCCATGCTTTAGGTTCATCTCTAGTTCCTTGAATATTAGTAAAAGACGTAGTTTCATCAAAATAGATATCAAAGATAATATGATTATCAAGTTCTGCAGGTGCATCTATACCCATGTCAATCGGATATGTTAATCCAGCAGAACCATAACGTCTACCCGTTTTCTTAGGTTCTCTTTTGACAGGTACTCTAGTGTATGTTTGTTCTGAGAATGAGTTTAGCGCCATGACTTTCCCTATAAATAGTAATTACAATGATTATTTATAAGAGTTTTATGAATGGCATACAAAGGAAGATATTCTCCAGTCAATAAAGAAAAATATCAAGGCAACCCTAGTAATGTTATTTATCGTTCATTATGGGAACGAAAACTGATGAAGTGGTGTGACTTGAATCCAGATGTTCTGAAATGGGGTAGTGAAGAGACTGTCATACCTTACGTTTCACCTTTAGATAACAAAATTCATCGATACTTTGTAGATTTCTATATTCAAGTACGCACACAAGAAGGCGAACTTAAATCATATCTAGTAGAAGTGAAACCTAAAAAATATACGAAAGCACCCCCTACAAATCCTAAGAAAAAGACTGCACGATGGTTTGGTGAAGTGAAAAGTTGGGGTGTCAATTCTGCTAAATGGAAAGCGGCAAGTGAGTATGCACAAGATAGAAACTGGGATTTCATAATTTTAACAGAAGACCATCTGAACTAGCATAAATACTAGTATGGCAGAGATTAGAGTACTTGAAGAAATAAGAGCGGCGACCGGAGACCAAAGACGTTCGGCGCAGTGGTATCAAGACCAAGTTAAAAGACTGGTTGGTACGTCATATCCTGGACCTCAATTTCAGCGTGAATATTCTGAGAACTTAACTAATAGAATGTTACCTGGTCGCTTATATCTTATTAACTACTCAAATCCAATAACAAAGGATAAGTTACCTTACTATGATATGTTTCCTCTAATACTACCTTTCAATATTGAGAGTAGTCTTGTCACTGCTATAAACTTTCACTACTTACATCCTACTTCTAGAATTATATTACTTGAAAAGTTAAGTAGATTTAAGATTGGTGATACTGATATACAAACACGAATTCGTGCAGACTGGAACATACTGAGCAACTTCGCAAGATTTAGAGAAGTAAGACCTGCAGTAAAAAAGTATAGAAGAAGTCAGATAAAAGGTAGACTACTTTTTATACAACCAGATGACTGGACAACTGCCGCTATTTTGCCTACTGAACAATTTAGAGGTGCAAGTAAACAGAAAGTATATCTAGACAGTAACAGAAAAATGAGGCAACGATAATGGCGATTAGAGAATTTCTAGCAACAGTAAAAAGCGCAGGTCTTGCAAAGTCTAGTAAATACATGGTAGTACTAGATTTACCAAAAGGACCTTCAGCAAACAATTTTGGGCGTTCAAATGTTTGGGGTGGTCTTACTAGTGGTGGTAATCAATTTAGTAATTACTCTCAAATGGTAGAAGGACAAAGACTTGTTAGTTTATACTGTGAAGCGGCATCATTGCCATCACTCAACATTGATACTAAATTAAACAAAGTATATGGTCCTGGTCGTGAAATGCCATACGGTGTAAGTTACTCACCTGTCAATTTAACTTTCTATATTGATAGAGATTATATTGTCAAAAGATTTTTTGATACATGGCAGAGAAGTATTATTAATGAAGATACACATCACGCAAACTTCTATAATGAGTATGTAACCCAAGTTCATATCTTAGCACTTGATGCGGCAGACGGTATGGATGTATCCCAATCAAGTCTCAAAGCAAGATATCAATGTACTCTTTTAGAAGCATATCCAAAAACAGTTGCAGAAGTCGCTTACGGTGCAGGCAATGCTGAAGTTGCCAGACTACAGGTTTCAATGCAATTTAGAAAGTGGACTGAGACTACATCACCTTTTGGTATTGGTTCAGTTCAAGCGTCACAGAAGTCGCCTGAATATATCATATATAATCCAGCGCAAGGTACATTTAGAGCAGACACTTCAGCAACAAGATTTAACGATGCAGGTATTAGTATATAATTAACTAAGGAGAAAATATTATGGCACTACCTAGACTTGATACACCACAGTATGATTTGAAATTGTATAATGGTGACAATATCAAATTTCGTCCATTTCTCGTAAAAGAACAAAAAATTCTTTTGATGGCAATGGAAGAAAAAGACAATACGCACATGCTCAATGCAATGAAGCAAGTAATTAATAATTGCACTTACGACCAAATTAAAATCGACAGTCTTCCAATCTTTGAAGTAGAGAATATCTTTCTACGTTTAAGAGAGAAGTCAATAGGTGAAGAAGTCGAATTTAGAGTTAAATGCACAGATAGCGAATGTGAAGGTTTAACTCACATGACAGTAGACTTAGGAACTGTTGGATATGATAATACTCAACTACCTGATACTAAACTTACAATTAGTCCTAATGTCGTTCTTAATATGAAATATCCAACTTTACAAAATCTAGATACTATTCAGAACTTAGAAAACATTGAAGACAACTTCTCATTTCTTGCTAGTTGTATTGAAAGCATTGAAGCAGATGGTAACATCTACACAATGGATACCACTTCAGTAGATGAAGTTCAAGGATTTCTAGAAAGTATGACTAATCAGCAGTTCGCTTTAGTACGAGATTTCTTTGTAAAGTTACCTAAGGTAAGTAAGAAACTTGAATACACATGTTCAGGTTGTGGTAAGGAGAACACTAGAGTAATAACAGGATTACAAAATTTTTTAGTATAATCCTCTCACATGACAATATGGTCAATTATATGAAGACTAATTTTGCACTAATGCAACATCATAAATACTCATTGACAGAACTTGAAAATATGATGCCGTGGGAGAGGGAAGTATATATCACTTTGTTGACCCAATACATTGAAGAAGAGAATGAAAAAGCAAAACAAAGGAAGATGTAATGGCAGAAGAAATAAAACAAGCAGGATATCATCCAGCAGATGTTAATGGTGATGGTAAAGTATCACCAAACGAGCAAGAGATGTATCTTGAATTTAAGCGTAAAGAACTAGAGGATGCAGATGCGAGAAGGGACGCTATGAGACAAATGACATGGTTTGCATTGTTGGGTATGTTATTCTATCCAGCAGGCATTTTGATTACATCATTACTAGGACAAGAAAAAGCGGCGACACTGATTGCAGATATCGCACCGACTTATTTTGTCGCTATTTCAGCATTGGTTGCCGCCTACTTTGGGGCAAATGCTTATGCTGATAAGAAAAGTAAATAGGTAGTTAAATGGCAGATAAAGATAGCATCGGCGGACTAAATGAAGCAGTAGAAACTCTTAATAAAGATAATCATCAGGATTCTATTCAGAGTAATCAAGTACTAGGCGACATTTCTGCTACTATGCAAGATGTGTATAGTATCAACTCACAGATGCTTGAAGTTATGACTGCTATTCAACAATCACTTGCACCAGACGCATTTGGTGCGGCACAAGCAACAGAAACAGCAAGAGAAGGAGCAGGCGCACCTGTTGTGGGTGGACCTGCTGATGCATCTACTGTTCAATCATCTGGAGGTGGTGGAGGTGGTTTTGGTATGCTTGCTCTCGCAGGTGCCGCTGTTGCTGGTGGTGTTGCAGGTATCATTGCAGGACTTGCAGGACTTCTAGACTTTGATGCTGATAAAGTAAAAGAAAAAGTAAAAACTCTATTATCAATTAAAGATGAAGTCGCTGATGGTAGTCTTTTGAAAATGCTAGGTGAGAGTGGAACATTTGCACTTGCCATGGGTGGTATAGGTTTCGGTCTCGCCGCATTTGGTATAGGTGCCGCAGTTATGGGTGGAGGTATGGCACTCGCTGATTGGACAGGTGGTGAAAATTGGTCGCAAAAAATTAAAGACCATGTAGTAACTTTAATGTCAATTAAAGATGCACTCGGTGGTAATTTAGATTTCTTAGCATCTGGTGGATCATTTGCTCTTGCTATGACAGGTGTTGGTGCTGGTCTTGCCGCATTTGGTATAGGTGCCTCAGTTATGGGTGCTGGAATGTCGCTAAGTGATTGGATGGGTGGTGAAAATTGGTCACAAACAATTAAAGACCATGTCATTACACTTATGTCTATCGATGATGCGCTAGGTGGTGCCGCTTCATTCATAGGCGAAAGCGCAACATTCTTACTTGCAATGGGTGGTATAGGAGCAGGTCTTGCCGCATTTGGTATAGGTTCTGCAATCGGTGGACTAGGAGAAGCAGTTGCTAAATTTACATCTGGTGAAAACTGGTCAGAGAACGTAGTTAATCATGTAAAAACTCTTGCTAGTGTAAGTGATGAAGTTGATGTAGAAGAAGCAAAAACATTCGCTGAAACAATGACTATTATGGGTAAAGGACTTGCAACATTCGGAACAGCAGAATTCTTGGGAGCAATTACAAGTGCAGGTGCTAAACTAGTCAACTTCTTATCTGGTAATGAAAGTCCTATTGAACAGATGATGAAGATTGCTGATAATTCATATGACTTAGAAGTTGGTGCCGCCGCACTTGAAAAAATTCAAAGTGCATTAGCAGGATTAGGTTCACTAAACTTTGATGGTAGTAACTTAGGTCTAAAAGAATTTGCAGAAGACTTAGTATCGGCCGTTCCTGCAATTGAAAACGCAATCATGGGCGGTAAGATTGATGGCGGGATATTCTTTGGTGAAGACGTTGAGTTCAAAGGTCTTGCATCACCCGACATTGACTTTGAATCCGCTCTCGCAAGAATAGCACAACTCAAGCAAGCACTTGGTGCTGGTATGGGTGGTGGTTCTGAAACTACTCCTGCATCAACCGCAACTGCAGTTCCAGCAAGCACAGGTTCTATCGCCGGCGGAGGTGATATGCAAGTTGTAGAAGCAGATGGTCTTACGCTTCCATATAATAGTAGTGAAAAAATGAGAAGGTCTAAGCAACTTGCAAAAGCACTTGGTCTTGGCAGTGCAAGTCGTGCAACATTTGAAGCAGGTATTCCTACAAATATTGATGGAGTTGATGTTCCAACATATCTCTATACTGATGCAGAGATTGACCATATCAATGCCTCTAGAGATGCTAGAGCGGTAATGGATGGTACTACACCAAATTTCATTCCGACTAGACAATCAGGTGAAAATCTTCAAATGGCACAATCAGAAGCAAATGCGAATGACCAAGGTACAGGTGATGGTACTGTTGCAGTTCAAAACAACATTTCACCAAACACAGTAAACAATGCTTCGACTACAAATCTTGCGTCACGAAACGAACATCATACTGAACAGAAATATAAACTTATGGGGTTTGCTTAACCTCACACACATAATGTGCGATTGACGGTTGAAAATCTTTTCTACGTTCTTCCATCACTTGTTCTCCGTGATAGATACACTTTTCGTATGAAGAGTATTCTGCAGGCACTTGAAAGAATACACCAGCAGTTACAAATATTGTTAAGATGAATGTGTTCATGCGGATGCTATTAACCAAAAAACCCAAGCAATAATTCCTACTGCACCTATAACTAACAGACCAGAAACTCCAATCTCAAACCACTGATATATCTGTGCATCTCTTTTTGCTTTTTGTCGTATTGCTTCTTTTTTTGCTTCTTCTCTTCTTCTTGCCGCTTCAGATTGAAACTTAATCCAATCTTGCCACATACCAGGTCGTCCTGTGTAAATCATAAGTTCTCGGAGTTCATCTTCTTGTGCTTTGATTTGTTCAAGTGCCATAAACTCTTCTAAGTCGGACTTATCCGATTTGTTACTTTGATTGACTTCTCTTTGCAACTTATTTTTGGCATCAAAATAGTTCATGAGTTGGTCGCCCATCTCATAGAGTTCTTTTCCGTTAGACAGAAATTCTTTTACTGTTTTGAATGCCGCAGTTGCCACTGCTAATTCCGCAAGCATTTTGATTCCTCTTTAGTTGGAAAGAAGAATATAGTTCGCTAGTTAATAATGATTGTCACTCTCTCGTTAATATTTATAAAGAAAGGGGCGGATGAACCGCCCCTTTTAATTACATTACTGTTATTTTTTTATGAGATACCTACAGCAAACGCATGTAGACCAAACTAGTATAAGACGAATACCTCATAGAGGAATAACTTCCAGGTTCTCCTATGTGTTTAGTCTTCAGATGCTAACTTACTAAAGTATGACATTGCTTCATCATCTTCATCATCATCAACATTTGAAGTTGTTGCAACTTGTGGTGTAGATTTCTCTTCTGCCACCCAAGGTGCTTTCTCTTCTTCTGCTCCAGCAGTAGAAGAAACTGTAGAAGTTGCAGTAGTCAAGTTTAACACTAAGTCTAGTTTTGCTTTCAACTCATCATATGACTTGAAGTTAGACGGTGCAACAAACTCTTGCAACTTATATTGAGTATTCCAAAGACTTTCAATCTTTGCGTCATCACCTTCGAACAATGCTGAAGGACTATCAAACTCTGATTTATCGTAGTTAGTAAAACCTTCTACTTTTCTAATCTTCAGTTTGAAGTTAGTACCTTTCCATGGGTCGAAAGGATTCACAGGTGTCTCATCTTCAAACTGAGGTTTCATCTGGTCTTGAATTTTATCAAAGATTTTCTTACCAAACTTAAACAGTTTGACTTGACCCTCATTCTCAGGATGCTTCGGGTCTGAAACAACAAGAACATTAGCGATATAAGTTAATCTACGCTTCTGCTTTCGTGCGATATCTTTGTTCGCTTCAGTACCAGAGTTCCACAGAATAGAGTTATACTCTGCAACAGGGTCTTTCTGATTGAGAGTAGTCAGAGAGTTCTCAATATACCACTTACCAGTAGGACCTTGAAACCCGTGATTGAAAACACGAACCCAAGGAAGTTCTTCACCTTCACTCTCAGGAAGAAAACGAATAACTGCATACCCGTTACCAGACTTATCAAGTTCTGGACGCCAGAAGCGGTCATCGTTATTGCTGTTGCTAGACTGTTGTGGTTGATTTACTTTATCTACTTCTGATAGTAGACGGGATAGATTGTCGTTAGACTTTTTTAATTGTGCGAATGTACTCATTTGTATTACCTCGTATGTACGTTATATTGCGTTGTATGTTTCTTATCCACTATTCACATAATGTATAAGACTATTTATACGACTTCTTCGTATTTCTGTATGCGATTATACATTATCGCCTTGTATTTGTCAACATCAAAATCAAGAAAAGGTCGGTATTTAATTAACTTTCGCCGTTCTTCTTTCCAAAAGAAATCATCAGCGAGTGTCTTATCCCAATAAGATAAGAAGTTGTTAATCGCATCAAATATCAACATAGTCTCAATTCTAACATCTTGTCTGCAGTACATCTGTAGTAGTAGAGGGTGTTGACCATCTTTAACTACAAAGCACTTATCAAACTTATTCAATTCTTCTTCTTCAAGTTCTGTGCATATCTCATCTAAGTCATCTGTGAAGTTCTTGGTCATACTTTGCATACGACCTTTCCAAGTATTGTAAACTTGTAGTGCTTCTTCATAAATGAAAGCACCACCCCACCGATTACCATCTACATGATTAGCAATCAGAAACTTTGGTAGTTCATCTTCACTAAACTCATCAGCAAGTCTTTTGAAGTTGAACTGGTCAGACCTTTTATAAAAAGTTTCGTCTTTTGTCTTGACTGCACCTCTGGTCTTTGTTATATCATATCTGTCTGTAGTAAAGTGTAACTTAAAAGCAAGGTACACGTTGAAAGCATCAAATTCATTCATCTGTAAGGTTTGCCGCATATCCATCCCACTAAACTATATCTCTTACCTTTTGTGACTGGTCGAACTCTATGATAAGTAAATGATGGAAACACAATTGCTTCTCCAGTCTTCACTTGACATAATTCAGTTCTATTCTCTTCATGTGGTAGTCCTAATTCAAATTCAAACTCACCACCTTCATACTCATGATTAAGTAGTACCGAGAAACTAATCTTTCTAATCTTACCTTGTAGATACTTGTCAGCATCAGCATACGGCACACTTCTCTGGTCGGCGTGCCAATTATAATGTTGTTCAGGACCATATGTTGTAAACTGTAAGTCTTCGATTGCATCATAATCAAAGTTCCATTTGTTATTAATATTCTCAAGATGTATCATTTCAAGTAAAGGTTTGTAAATGAATTCAGTATCAGGATTTCTTTTGAACCAAGATATAGAACTATTTCTATGTCCTTGTATCGCCGCTTCTGTACTATCAATTTTAGCGTCTTCTAAATTTATTTCACCCATTGAAATAATCTTATCAACTTCAGGTAAAGTAAAAATAGGTTTTGTGGTTGAGTAGCAATATTGTAAAATCATACTGGTAACTCCGCTGTTGTCTTTGGAAGATAATGTAAGTCTTGTGCATTGACAGTAACTTTGTCTTTCAATGTCTTACTAATAAACTTACGAACATCTTCGGGTTCAAGTTCATGCTCATCACAGTAGAGCAAGATTGCATCCATGTGAGTAACACATTTAAGTTGTACAATGTCTTCAATGATTTTACTAAATCTTTTCGGTGTCATAGGTTCAGGATTCATCAATCCCACCTGTAGAAAATATGGTCATCTATTTGTCCTATTCTAGTTTTCTCTTTGTTCCAATCTGGATTTACATAGTCAGCATGATAGTGTGTAGCACCTTCAACCATACCAGCATATCTGTTAGTTAAAATTCTATTGACAAGTCTCAAAATTCTTTGATATGCTTCTGTGTCATGTATGATTTCTGGTTTGCCGTCACAGAACCAAGAGAACTGACATTTGTGTTTTCTAGGTACATCTTTACCTTTTTGTTCTTTCCACCATGTAGAATATTGTGCTTGATATACGACTTCACAAATCGTATCAGGAAATCTACTATCACGAACACGATTAATAACTACAAGTCCTACTGCTATTTGACCAGCGGTAGATTGTGACTTTGCTTCGTGATATATGTTGTTAGCAAGACATACTTTTGAATTAGTGCTTGGAAGTTTTACATCATCTGCTAATGCGCTAGATGCAAGTAATAAAAATGGTACAATATATTTAATCATAATCACATTATAATAGATTACATTTGATTTGTCAATTAATAAAATGGTAAAAGTGTCACTTTTCTGTTGCAAGGTAAGTGACCAACCCCTCAGATTATGCCGCTAAGGCGTACTCTGAATGTGCAAAGTTATCGTTTGCATTTGTAGTGTTTGACCAATTACGCAGTCACCCGACAGTTCTACTCTTTCCTATCTACGTCAGTCGATCCTATTTCGCCCCCATCATAATAAGTCTTGCATGTGCTATTGAGTAGTTATTTATGCAAATGTACTCTACACATCTTTTTCTGAATAATCTTATTATTTCGTAGTCATCCATTATTATCTCAAAACTTATTATGGTGGAGGCGGAGGGTATCGCACCCTCGTCCTGCCCGTCATTCAGATTGTATCAACAAACTGTAATTTTATTTATACTACACTCAAGCAACTTTGTCAAGTACATATGGGTCAATATCTAAATATTTGCCCCATTCAGTATAATAGTGTCTCATACCCACTTCATCATGTATCGTACTGTTCTCATGTCGACCATGTAGAATATTTCTATTCTCTGTACCTTCACGCATCGTTACACCTTGACCAGCAACACCAATCAAGTCTTCATGTAAGTTGCGACCAAAAGGACCCCAAATAGTATTGTGTGCTTTGATACGACTTGCTCTTTCTTCTTCAGTATCTTTTCTTAGACCATAACCTCTGAACTCAATGAGAACTTTGTTAGGACCAAGAGGTGTTACTGTGTCTGAACGATACGCACTTCCTCTAAGATTAAAGTTAAACCCTGGAAAGAGGTCAACCATATACCACTGATTAGGCGGCAGGTTAGGAAAAGATAGTTCGCCTCTATCTTCAAATCCATCATACTCTTCATAGTTGACAGTAAAACTACTCACATTGACATGACCGTTTGCAAAAGGAATATTTTTTCTTGCAAAGTACTCATCATTAAATCCAGACACTCTATTAAAGTAATGCATAAAGTCGTGATAGAATTCACTGTTGGTGTCGTGCCATAGTTTGTAGTTCGTATCAATCACTGCTTTATGATAGTGAAAGACTTCTAGTTCTTCTGTATCGATTGCGTCTGCGATACAATCAAATGCACCTGCAGTCCATTCTTCTACTGACTGTGTAGGATTAGGGTCAAGCGTTACCCACACCATACCCCCATGCTTGACTTCACAGTGTATCTCATTACCTTCATAAGGACAAGACAAGCAACCAGAGACTTGCTGAATAGGATGGTCTCTAAATGCTCTTACACCATTATAGTCATTCACTGCAATTACATTCACACCTGCTATTTGCGTAGTGCGAAACTCGCCAGTATCATACATCTCAGAGATGTGACACATTGGTACCCAGACTTTACTGAATATTAGTTCTTGTTCTTGTTTGTATACTTCGTAGTTATTATATGCTCTACTACTGATTGCTTCTATTCGTGGTGCTGATGACCACTGCTTATGATTACGAGGTGGCATACTAGTCTCCTTTCTGCCGTATCAAATATTTATCTAAAATAGAGTTTGCAGAAACCCTCCTTGTGGTCTCACTTGTTCAAATATTAGACTATTAACTTCTAATCCAGTACCGATAGAAATAAAACAAGTTAGACCGTTTTGAGGAACAAATTCTAAAATTGTAACCGTACCTTTGTTCGGATTCCCGATTACTTCAACTGCAGTTTGTCTATCACTTACCCATCTCATAAACCCAACTTCTTTATGTGAGTCCTGAAAATTCTGTTTAACTACATCGTATGGGTCTGTCGTACATGTTATTGGTTTACCCATCTCAACAATTCTAGGAGTTTCTGCTGGTGCTTCTTTTTCTACTTTAGGTTCTTCTTTAGGTAAGTCTTTTGGTTCTGCACTAGCAAAACCTGCCAGAAAAGATACTGACCAAAGTAACATTATTGCGTATACGATATTTTTCATTTTCTCGTCCTTTGCTCACTTTATGAGCATGTTGAAAGGCATCGTAATTCTATACTCATTCTCATAATGAGCAGGCATATCATGCTCTAACCATCCAGGAAAGAAAACTACTTTACCTATTTCTGCTTCCTCGGTATAAGGTTGCCAATTAAAAACTTGAGGTCTAGGGTCATAAAAATTTGTTTGACCAATATTATCAAAGTAAACAATAGCACATAACATGTTGTCTCCACCATGATTATGTTTTGAGTGTACATTACCTTTTGGCACATAGTTAAAAAAACTATTTTCTATCTCTACACGCCGTTCTGTTATGATTGTTGCAACTCTTACAACATTATCACTAAGCAATTTGCATGAAGGTCCAATACTATCAACAGTTTCTAAACTAGTATTATATGTAGTAAAATACTGTCTGATTCCACTGCGGTTGCGACAATTTTTAGCAAACTCTACTAACTCTTCTTTGCAACTATCTGCAAGTGATGTTGGTAAGAAATATTTATATAAGTTTGTAGAAAAGGTTTGAATGTTGTCAATATCCATGAGCATCTCGCCATGCATCTCTAACGCTTCTATATTCTTCTATATAATCATCTCTCTTAACTTTGAATAGTTGTGCTTCATCACCTTCAACTGCAATCAAGATACAAATCTGGTCAATAGGTTTTGCAGTTCTTTCTTCAAACATAACTGCGTATGCCGCACCTTGCATAAAGTAGTTACTAATATACTCTTCTTTTTTAGGTTTACTTGATGTCTTGAAATCAATAATAGACAAACGATTATCAAACTCAGCAACGCAATCTACACGACCTGCAGTTTGCAGAAACTTTGAGTACATAGTTTTTTCTTGAAAGTGTATATTGTCTATGCGATGTAAGAAAGGTTTGATACTTTGAAACATAGACTTCTCACCTGGACCTTCAATCTTAGGTTCTTTATTGTTGAGATAGTCTTCACATTGATAATGAAATCTAGTGCCTCTTGCTGATGCTTGGCGAGATATTTTGTTCGCCGCTTCATCACCTACACGTTGACGCCACTCCATAATACCTTTACGAGTATGCCAACCTAAGACTGTAGTTACTGATGGATACTTTTCACCATCTGGTGTAACGTACAGTCTTAGATTATCTTTTTGCTCAGTTTTTAATTCTGGCAGTCTAGTACTATAATCAAGTTCTTCAGTATGTGTATATTTCACTTTTTCATCCTCTAGTGTGAATATAACACACTATAATGTAAATGTCAAGTCTCTATAGAATTTCTATCTGCTTCTCTAGAATTTTCGTCATCATCACTCTCGGCGAGTTCTATTGCGTATTCAGTTGTATCGTTATTACGATTTGTCCAACCTCTACCAAAAGTTTCAAATGTACTCAGACTTTCATAGTAGTCTTGACGATTTGATTGATACTTCTTGATAGTTTCTACTAGACCATTTTCTTTCACATATGATTTCAGTGCTTTCAGAGTATTGGGTCCTATCCCACCGTCTGCAGTAGTACCAATCATCTTCTGCAAATATTTTGCGGCACGACCTGTACCTGCATTTACTCCAAAGTCAAAAACACACAAGTCTAGACCATCAGGAAGTTTATCTCCCTTAATTCTATCCCAATAGTTTTTCTTATAGATTGGTCTTACATCATCTTCTGTTAAGTCTTTCATATCTTGTTCAGATACTTCGTGACCAACCCACTCTTCATAAACTCTCTTGGTGACACCCATATTCGTGATACCACCAGGGTCTTTTGGATGATTTACATAACCACCCTCATGAATGAGAACTTTAGAAATGCAGTTTCCCCAATTCTCTTTTGCCATCTTTATTCTCCTTTGAATATTGTCCAAGCACCGTATGCAATCGCACCATATGCTACGATATCAGCGATTGGTGCAAAAATTAAAAATGCTACGCCAGCACCAATAAGCACTGCTCCATCCCAACTAGTTCTTTCGCCAATTCTTGCGTTAATCCATTTTCTCATTTTACTTCTCCTTTCAGGCAACTTGTCGCATCTTCTTATCTACGCTTTCAAATATACCTTCATATTGTTTTTGGTTCTTGCTTATTATATATTCTTTCACAAGACCGCTTCTTACGATATCTTCTTCAGTAAAGTCTATTGTTTCAAAAGATTTCATATTTTTGATTATATCCATAAACTGAATAAGACCTCGTTGTTCTGCGTTATTCTTCAAGTCAGTTTGCATGAAGTCCCCACAGAAAAAGATACGACTATTATCTCCCACTCTTGTAATGATTGTGTCTAACTCATGAAAGTTTAGATTTTGACATTCATCTACAATAATGAAAGCATCTCGTAATGTTACACCTCTTATGTATGAGGTTGGTACAAATTCTACAATGTCTTGGTACTTAGCGAGTTCGTATGGATTCTCTACATCTGGAAACATTTCATCAAACAGAGAGTAGTATGGTTCAGTATATACACTTGTTTTCTCTTCTTGTGAACCAGGTAAGAAACCTATGTCTCTTGTTGGTAACATTGACCTAACAATATAAACTTTCTGTTGGTCAACTTGTCTAGATAAAACTGCTCTCATTGCAAGATAAAGCATAATAAATGTTTTACCTGTTCCTGCACATCCATGCATCATCAAATGTTTATCTTCGTTAAACGCCTCAAATGTTCTGATTTGATTATCTGTAATCGGATTTATTTTCTTTAGTGATGATTTAGTTAAGCATTTTGCTCTTACCGCTAAGGACTTTTGTTTTGACATTAAAATCTCCTGTGCTATGTCTGCATGACTATAGTACCATCAATAACATCATCAGTCTTTCTTATGTGGACATCCTCCTTTTTGTTTATATCCAAAGATATCTAAAAACTTTCTATATGCTTTTGCACCGCTCCAATGAGCATTCATAAAGTAAAACATTTCACGGTCACGCTCTCGCTCTTCTTCTGTTGACCGTCTAACTTCCAATGGTAACATCTCTCTTTTAATTGGTATATGACAAATCAAAGGGTCACCAAAATTCATAGAAAACTGAACACCTTTCTGTTTGACAAAGAAAAACATATTACTCTCATGCCAGTAATCTGTATTTAAGATGCCGGGCATCACTTGAATGCAATCGTTAAAGTGATATGTTGGATCGGTATATAATACAGACCAACCAGGCGGTGTACATATTCTCCAAGGTGTCTCAAGTTTGAGCAAGCACTTACACCATTCTTCAGGTAGATGTTCTACCATAGTTGAATATTGAGTTGCTGGATGAGTTTTGAAATGTGCGGATACCCGAGGTCTTTTTTGAAATGCTGTCCAATCACCAATTTCTTCAGTTGTATATCCCATACCTTCTAAGTATTGATGAACAACCTCACTATCAGGATTTAACATTTCAAAGTTAGTGTGGTCACTATTGTTCTTATCTAAGTCTGCACCTAATGCTTCTGACCCATGACATGCAGTATGAGTAAGTATCTGATTACCATCTTGAGTTGTAGTGATTATAGCATTCGACCAGAAAGGTACCATGAAACCCGTAGTCATAATATCTTGCATACCCGGACATGTTTTAATAGTTTGACCGCTTGTACCAAAATCAGGATGAATACCTATCGGTGCGTTTCTTTGCAACTCAGGAACAGCAGACACCTCTTCTATACATTGTTTAGGTAATTTCTTATACCATTCAGGAATCCAACGAGACATAGGTTTAGGCGCCGCCCATCTCTCCATACCATCAACATGTGAATAGTATTGCATCTTTGGTGGTGTATAACTTTTCTTTGCTAACCATTGAGCAAAGTCGTGAATGACTTCTCTCACTTTCTATTCCTATGTTTTTTTAGAATTTCTTTTGTCTTGACTTCATTGATAGATTTCTTGCGGTAACTATCGAGGTTCGATCCAGGATTTTTCTCAGCGATTTTAGACATGACTTCTTTGAATCCATCAGACTGTTTATCTCTGATAGACACACCGCCCACAATGGCAGGCGCTGATACCAGTTGGTCGAGGTGCGGATTCGTCTTCTTAAAATCATCTAACTCCGACATTGACATGAAGTGTTCTTCGATGTCACCTGTTGCTTGATTAATAAAATTATATGTTGGCATAATCTACATCACTATTTAGATTGTACCAGTCTGGTACGTTGCGTTTACTCCACACTGCAAAGGTCTTTTTTGCCTCACGATAAAAGTTACGATATGCTTTGATGCTGTCGCCTTCTACCATACACTGCGGAAACTGTTTCATTGCTTGAGGTGGTTCGACAAAAGGTTTGTCTGCAATGTTCATTGGAGGTGTTGCTAAAATTTCATTGAGTAAATCGTAACTTTTGTGGGAGTGCCCGTAGCGATGTACGAACTCTTTATGAAGTTCAGTCCAGAGTGAGTACAACCACTCATAATGAGAACGAGACTGACGCACCCAAACACCCGAAGGATGATTGACATGACACGCTTTGTATATGATGTTCTCATAGTTGTCTGATAGTCTCCATCGTTTTACTCTACGACCAGTCTGTGATTTACCTATGTACTCATCGCCGTCTAAGACCCTGTGGGCGGTTGACATAAGTTGAGCATACTCTACAAGCATCTTTGACACATGCTTGTCTACATGCCACTCAGCGCAGGTTTTAGGGTCATTGTGTAGATAGAAGATATTCATATTCACCTCTGTATCATATATGTTACATTATATAGTCTTATGCTCTATATGTAAAGCATTATTTACATACGCTCTTCAAGTTTCTTCTGTAATTTTCTCCAGCGTTTGACTGCTTCTTTTTTCATACGCTGTTTTTTCTCAGATGGTTTTTCATAATGCTTACGCATCTTGAGTTCTTTGAGAACACCTGCTTTTTGTACCTTCTTCTTGAAGATACGCATTGCTTTCTCTAAGTTACCGTCTCTAACAGTAACCGTTAACCCACCATCTCTAGCAGGTTTTTCTTTTCTTGTATGTCTGTAGTTTTTATAAGTCATAATGTCACTATACTCTATACTTGTGCTTTTGTCAATAGTGGTTCTTCATATTTACCGAAATTCATGGCAATAGTCATTCTATCTTTTTCCAAATCAAACTCTGTCATTTTTTTTCTTATATAAGGTACTGTGTGCAACATGTAACCAGGAAAGATTACAAGTGTACCTGTCTGTGCGTATGCCTCGTATGCTCTCTTAGTGACTTCAGTTACATCACAAGCATCATAATGATTATGAAAAGTATGATGATTAGGATTTAAGAATAGAGTAGGTGTCAAATCATTAGTAGCATAATAGATAGCACACACTTCATGATTACCGTGATTGTGTGCTTCTTGAAAATGATGTCCTTCAATATATCTGTTGAACCACATTTGAGTAATCTTATTCGGTAGATGTGGTTTATACCAACCAACTTCTACCATATACTGATTTACATGTGTCTCTACAGTTTCAATAAATTCTAAATTATCTCTAGCAAACTGAAGATTAACTTTTTCATTTTCAAATGAAGTTATAAGTTTACAATCCCAGAAATTACTTGCACTGTTTTCATCTATAGTTTCTGATAGTTCATAAACAGATTTTACAATACTATCATTATTCACCTCATCACTTATATCCAACCTTGCAATCGGATGAGGAAACACATAATCTATTTGCATAACATAATCCTCAACTAAATTTTATCTATATTATCATCATCTTCTTTAAGTAAATTTGTGCGTACTCGTTTCTGGTCAGAAGGTATGGTACCATCTAATCGTCTAACAACTCTATATTGGTCAACAGTTAAAACTTCTTTGACGCCCATGTAATCTTCATCCATCCACTTTACAGAAATAGTCCAGTCAGTAAAACTTCTTACATGAACTACTTGTGCTAGTAGTTTATGTTTTCTTTTATTATTAGGAAAATATCCTTCTACAATATCTCCCGGAAACAATTTAGAATTCTTTGGGTACTTCTTGTTGCCATACCATACATGAGTTACACTGTCATCTTCTTCATCTTTATAGATGAATTGAAGACCTTGTTTTGCTAGTTCTGCATCTGAAGGTATTAAACCTTCCTCTCTCATTGCCTTATATCTTTTTCTTGAAATTTCAGGCGGTGTGTCTGGCATTCTAGTAGTGGCAATATCAGCATTTGACAACTTGCCCATCTTGCTTACAATATCATCACGATTTATGTCACCAAATCTGCTACCGCCAGTAATGAAAGTATATGTGCCGTCAGCATTCATCTTTCGTTTTGTTTTGGTATAATCAGATACGGTCTGTGGGTTTTTTATTTCCTCTGCCATTGTTTCCTCTCAAATAAATATAGTAGTATTTATACGATAGTTGGTTTTATAAATACTTTCATAGATATTTATAATCGGAGAATAACATGACTAAAAGATTTTCAGACATAAAAGATGATATCATCATAGAGCAAATTAAAGAACTTAATGAGGGTGTTTATGATCCGGGCATCTTCAAAGCATTCTTTCTAGCAGGTGGTCCTGGTTCTGGTAAATCTTATGTTCAGAAAAAGACTACTGGTGGTATGGGTCTGAAAGTTGTCAACTCTGATGACATATATGAAAAGATGCTCAAAGATGCTGGTATGGACACCACACCAGAAGATATCTATTCAGACAAGGGTCAAGAAATTCGTGGTAGAGCAAAAGCAACTACTAAGCGAATGCAGAGTAATTTCTTGATGGGTCGTCTTGGGGTTGTCATTGATGGTACTGGCAAAGACTTTGAAAAAATTCAAAGACAAGCGGCGGCACTAAAGCAACTTGGGTATGACACTTACATGATTTTTGTGAATACTTCAGAAGAAGTTGCACAACAAAGAAATCAAGCAAGAAAGAGAACACTACCTAGAGATGAGGTAACAAAGATGTGGAACGGTGTACAAAGAAACATCGGTGCATTTCAGCGTTTCTTCGGTACCAAAAACTTTATCATTCTAGACAACAACGGTCCTAATGACGATGTGTTAGATATGGTCTTTAAGAGAGTTCGTAAACTAGTTACTACACCAGTCAAGAACTATATTGCTAAACAGTGGATTGCTAACGAGTTAGAGAAGAAAAGAAGGAGATAAATCTCCCTCTATTATTTCTTATACCCATTTACTTCTGCTACTAATCGCTTTTCTAATTCTGCTAAAGTGAACTGCTGTTCACGATATCGTAGTGGATTACCTGTATACAAGTCAATCGAAAAAAGTTTGTTTAGTAATTTAGTCATTTCTCTTTCCTTTATTCAAGATTTTTCTTAGAGTGTTAATCGTTTGAGGGTTCATCTTGGGTCCTTTCCTAGCATGATATTTTTTGCTTCTTCATGGTAACCCATTCTTGAAAGTTCTGATGCCGCTCTCGCACGACCAACATTTTCGCCGAATGCCATAAAAGCAATGAATGCTCCAATCAAAGCAGTTCTTACTGATGCACAAAAAGTGCATGTGAATTTATATCCATAATCTAATACGCTGTCAACAGACATTTATCTTACTCCTTTATGTGTGATGTAGTCATAATACTTGAGACAATCTTCATCTTCTAGATGCTCAGTATCTTGACGATATTCTGTTCTGATATACCGAACAATATCGTTCGGATTTGGGGTATCGAATAGTTTATTATATAACCATTTTAACATTTTTTTTACCTACATTTGACGCACCAATTCAGTCCTCATCATCTCAGACAAGACATATATAATAGTGCAAAGTTATGAAAGCGTACAGTGTTGCACTGCACGATACTATATATACTTTGGTAGTGCTTAAAAGGTCAGTGTCACTGTATCTTTTTTTGCATAACAGTTGTGACAAATTAGCATAAGTGGAGCATGAATTGAAAGTCAGATTAATTAGTTTCTCTCAGACGCAACAAGGTGAACTTTTTGTAGGTAACGATGTACAAGAACTTGTCGCTTATTGCGCTAGAGTTTCAAACCCCTCAAATCAAAGCAATAAAGAAACATCGGCAAAACTGCTGAACTATCTCGCAAAGCATAAACACTGGTCACCTTTTGAGATGGTGTCTGCTTGTTTAGAGATTGAAACGACTAGAGACATTGCAAGACAGATTTTAAGACATCGGTCTTTCTCATTTCAAGAGTTCAGTCAGCGATACGCAAATCCAGTAGAAGACTTAGAGTTTGAGTTGCGTGAAGCAAGATTGCAAGACAAGACAAACAGACAGAACAGTATGCCTACAGAAAATGTAGAACTACATCATGCTTGGATTGAAAAGCAACAAGCAGTTATCGATGCCGCTAGAGATGCATATCAATGGGCGATTGATAATGATATAGCAAAAGAGCAAGCAAGAGTTGTACTACCAGAAGGCAATACAGTATCACGCATGTATATGAATGGTACTCTTCGCAGTTGGATGCACTACATTGAACTTCGTGGTGCAAACGGCACACAACTTGAGCATATGCAGATTGCTCATGAAGTTGCAAAAGTCATAGCAGAAGTTTTTCCATTAGCGAGTGATTTAGTATGATTGAAGTAATGAGTTTATTTCCTAGTGCGATTGGTATAAAAGACACTCGCATTGACACTAGTAGAATGTTAGAAACCTGTCTGCAGATAGAGAGTGAAGACCACGGACTAGTACATGGTGAAGCAAAAAGTACTTATAGCACTGAAGTGAATATTTTAGAGCATTCTGATTTTAGTATGTTGAAATCTGTAATCACATCTGAAGTAAAAGCATTCGGTAGACAAATAGGTATTGACATGAGTAATGTGAAGTTAGGTAGAAATTGGTTCAACATTCAAAAGCGAGGTTCTACTATCATGCAACATAATCATAGACGCTCAGTTATCAGCGGTGCGTTTTACATCTACGCAGATAGAGATGCCGCACCTATCACCTTTGCTAACCCACTCATGGCACATAAAATGCATGAACCCACAATAGGTGGCAGTACAGACTATGATGTTGAGTTTTACAATATACCAGCAGAGACAGGAAAACTAGTTCTGTTTCCATCTTGGTTAGAACACTATGTAGGATACAATAATTCAGACATGAGAGTTACACTTTCTTTTAATTTTTCTTAAAAAAAATCACAAGTCGTTGATATACAACAAAACTTTTTTTTACTTTTCCCTTGACATTATGGTAAATATGAGGTATTATGTATATGTAAGATGAGTTGAGAGAGAAAGGAAATCAACATGGCATATATCTCCCAAGAAATGAAGAAAGAACTTGCTCCTGCGATTAAAGCAGTTGCTAAAAAATACGGCATGAAAGTTACGATTGGTATTGACCATCACTCTTCTTTAGTTGTCAAAATCAAAGAAGGTGCGCTAGACTTGATTGGTGCCGCTAACAAGCATCATGAACTTGAGAATGAGAAGCGTGGTTTCAACTACTTCGGTGGTGTTGGTGACTACTTCGACATTAACCCTTATCATTCTGCTAATTGGTACAAGGCAGTTGGTGCTAATAAAGAAGCAAACTTCGTTGAAGAGATGATTGCCGCAATGAAAGGTACTCAGTGGTACGATAACAGCGATGCAATGACTGACTACTTCGACACTGCTTACTACTTGTCACTGAAAGTTGGTCAGTGGGATAAACCTTACATTCACACTGCTTAATTGGAGACTATATATTATGAATACGAATGTGAAAAATGTGATATCAGCATTGTCAAAGATTGACAATCAAGATGATTTGAATGCGATTGCGAAAGCATGGAAAATGCAAATGAACTATATCGCTAATATGAACAAAGCAACTGTCAAAGTTGGTGACACCATTACTTGGACAAACAACGGGTTCACCCGAGAGAGCATTGTTCAAAAAGTTAATCGTACAACTGTCGATGTTATAGACGCTGGTGCGACACCGTTCGGTCGTACTAAAACCCGAGTTCCACTTTCAATGGTGAATGCATAATGATTAGAGAAAAAAATTATAACCACATTGTTTTTGACCTGACGGGTCCTCAGGGTAATGCCTTCTTCTTGTTAGGTCAAGTTAAGTCTATCGGTGAGTGGCGTGGGTTCTCTGCTACGAAAATAAAAAACATCTGTGAAGAGATGACTTCGGGCGATTATGAGAACTTAGTCAGTGTGTTTGACAATCACTTTGGTGACTATGTTATCTTGGAAAGGTAAAAGGTTTTAATTTAATCTGAAAAGGGTACACCCTATATAGTACTCGGCAACATGAATTTGAGAGTTGCCACGGTAATAGTAGCGGTAAAAGATATTTTTCATTCTTACCGTTACAAAGTATTGACAAGTGATGCTAGACTGTTCTATAGTAATCACTCTTATCACAGACGCACAGGAGACAATGATGCGCTATCTAAAGAAGAACGAAATGAATATGGATACACTTCCTTCATACAACTTCAAGGGTTTTGTGTATGCACCCTCTACTCATGCTGGTAAAGTTTACCATACTGTCTATAAAGACTATCGGTACATTACCGACCTTCCTGGTCCGACAAATGCTGTATTCTCTAAGAAAGAATTCATTGATACAATACTTAAACGAAAAAAATATTCATAAAAGTGAAAAAAGTACTTGACAAATCTGTATGTATTTGGTATAGTTATAATGTAAGTTGAATAGAGAAGAGAGAAAATTATGAAACAAGTGACTTCAGAACATATCAATGACTACCTCGACTTCATCATGGATGACTATGTTATGTGGTGCGGTCAAGCGAATATCGGTTCGAAACAAATGAGCGAAACAAAGTGGGTCGCTGAAGAAGGTCGCAAGTATATCAAGATTGTTCATGAAAAGATGGGCGGTCAGCGGTCTGTTCATTCTTTCATTGTGAAAGAAGCGACAAAGAAGTTTGGTGTTGGTGATGTGCTTATGGCGGCATCATGGAAAGCACCTGCTACGAACTTTGCGAGAGCAACAGTGTTTGACACTGATAGTTTCGAAGGTCGTATTCGTTGGTCAGGAATTTGTTAAGGAGAGTTTATTATGACACAAGTAGCAGTTATTCATTCAGCATTCGAAGAAACACCTCGCACTGTTGCGTTTGTTGAAGTTGGTGACCGTACAGTAGAAGATGCACTTGAGTTTGCATTTCGCTGGACACAGAATGTTTTTGACAGTTGGTCACTGAAGCATCCTGAAGATGGTAACGATAGTGTTACAGTCATGGGTGATACAAAAGGTGGAACTATGGGTATTCGTTCTACTTCAGTTGGTGACCAGATGTTGATTGGCACTACTAAGTATGTCGTTTCACCTGTAGGATTTGAGGAGTTAGAATGACGTTAGATGAATTAGAATTGTATTTGGAAGAACTAGAAAGTCAAGTAGAACGCAAGATTGAGTGGACTTTGACTAATCACATTTCACTTGCTGATGCTAGACGTTACACTGGTTCTATGCAATTAACCATAAATGCACTGAAAGAAAAAGTAAAAGAACTCAAAATTATTGATACTTTTAACGAAGAAAGTGCTTGACAAACTAATTATTATATGGTAAAGTATACCTATAATGAGAAAGGAAATGTTATGAAAAAGATAATGTTTATTGCCGCCCTTGCAATGATGACTACGAATGCTACTGCTGGTGAGTGGAAACTCCCACAGAAGAGTGTTTTGAATGATAGCAATGTCGCACTTCAGTTTCCTGAAGAGTTGAACTACTTCTTGAAAGGCGGCATTGATTTGAACAATGTTCTTGGCGCAGTGATTGCGACAACGATTGACCCTAGAGGTTATCATGGTAGTGCTTACCCTAACGGTAAGAGACCAAAACTAAATTACAAACTCGGTAATATGGGGACTGGTAAATGTTATGCCGATCCAAAAGGCAATGGTATCTACTGCCCTTAATTGCAGTGATGCTATCTGGTTGTGTTTCGACACCTGAACTAGTTGTAGATTTATACCAAAGTTGTAAGTATCGTAATGACTGTATAGGTGATAGAGTACAAGATTGGTGGAAAGAACATAGAGGTTGATATGGACGCACCATGTGATTATGATAATCAAGTTGTATCTAACTGGCAACATACTATTGAACAAGTTGTCAATGTAGATAGAAAAGTTTTTCCTTATATAGATGACACTCGTAAATGCGTCATGAAGTTTGATGTTACAATTGATGGTGTAGAACATTACACTTCTGGTTCATATGTGTTCGGTCCTGATATGACAGAGAACGATGCTTGCGACCAAGCAATGATAAAAGGTAAGAAAGAAATTATTCAACAAGTATCACCTGAAGTTCTTACAGCAAAGACAAACATGACTTGCAAAACTAAGACAGTTGAAGAACCAGTAGTGGCACAGTCTGACACATTACCAGCACATACACCAGCACCACAACCTGAAGTGAAGATTGTAGAAAGAGTAATAGTTCAAGAACCACAGACTGTAATACGCTTTGTCCCAAGCAGTGGCAATAGTGGGTACATACAAACGAATCCAGTTGACAAAGCGATATCAAGTGTAGTAGATTTAATATTAGGTAATAACAGTTACTAGGAGTGATTATGAAATATGTGATTGGTTTTCTTTTGGGTGCAGTTGTGATTTACAACTATCCCGAATTGTGGACGAACTTTGACCCTATAGGTTGGTTCGTTGATAGTGGTCTTCGTGACCAGACTGTTGATATTCTAGAAGGAGCGAAATAGTGAAACAGTATTTTATGATGGGTACCGCATGTCTTGCACTTGCGGCATGTAGTTCTAATGATGTGAAAGTTGCAAGCAATGCACCTCCTGGTACAGTTGATGTAGCATCGTATGAGTACAAGGCACAAGTTGTACAAGATAATGTCAGTGTGATTCCTGATTGGTTTACAGAGATGCCAGAAAGCGACAAAGCAATCTATGCAGTCGGCACTACAGCATCACCAGACTTGCAGTTGTCTTTTGACATGGCAGTACTGAATGCAAAGACTACTCTTGCTGACCGCATCAATGGTCGTGTTCGTAGTCAGACTAAATCATTTATCTCAAAGATTGGTTCTGATGAAACTGATACTGCTGTACTCTCGGAGATTGAAAAGACTACTAGCAATCTAATCGCTGATGTTGATGTTGCTGGTTACAAAGTTGCTGAAAGTAAAGTTGTATCTGCTGGAACACAGTATCGTGTCTATGTACTACTTGAGTATTCTGATTTGCAAGCACAGAAGATTTTGTTGAACCGCTTGCGTAAAGACCGTATCTTGCTTTCAAAGATTTCTGCTACGAATGCATACAAAGAACTTGATGCCGCAGTAGAAGCACAGAATGAACAAGATGCAATTGAAAATAAAACTATTACGGAGATATTGACACAATGAGTAATCAACGACCTGGTAAATATCAAAGCAAAGCAATGTTCAATGACAACGGTGCGATGCTTCGACAGATAATCAACTTCGCCAAAGAAGCAGAGGACCTTTTAGAAAAGAACGGTGAAGAAGATGCCGCTTTCTATTTTGGTCAACTGAAAGATTGGTTGACTGAGAATCCAGGCAAGGCATTCAAAGCACCTACGCATCATATTCTAGGAATATAATATGCAACATAAAGTTTCTGAATTATGTGATAAAGTTAGTGTCATATATGAGAAGTCTATGAACTTGCGTAGAATGAAATACGACACTCCTAAAGTTGAGCGTGATGAAGCACAGATACAATTTCTGATTGATGACATTCAACATATGTGTCGAATGATTGGTGCTGATACAAATAAGTATCAGAAGTAAAAAGTTTCTGCCCGTAGTTCAGTTGGATTAGAACAACGGTCTTCTAAACCGTAGGTCGCAGGTTCGAGTCCTGCCGGGCAGGCCAATTCATGCGATGGCAGAGTGGTTATGCAGTGGATTGCAAATCCATCTAGGCAGGTTCGATTCCTGTTCGCATGTCCAGATGAGGAAAATAAAATGAGTGAAAACAGGTTCGGTAAAACCAGATTTGATTTAGAAGATGCATTGTTTGCTATTCAGACAACAGCAACAGACTTACAAACTGTTGCGGATATGATGTATGATAGCAGTCTCATTTATGATGACGACCGCCGGCATACTGTTCTGAGTGGTCTAGCAGAAGTGTTAGAAGCAAAGTGTGAGAATGCTAATATTATTTTCAAACAAGTCTTCGAATTAGATGAGTATGGTTCGCAGTATTATAAAGATGAAGATGGATGTTTGCGTTGGCGAGATACAGACCAACCTTTAGAAAGTCAATTATGGAAAGATATATAGTTGCATGATACAAATTGCTGATAACATGTTTACTGCGAATGAAATCGCTATGATTGAAAAAAATGTTAGGGACCTTCCTTATAACATTAATACTACTGATGATGGTGACTTTAGTTCTGGTGCCGCATCGCCCATGCCAATCGATACTATTATGTATGAAGTATTGAAAATGAAAATATATAAAGCATGGCCAGAGTTACAACAACAAGAACTATATGATTGTCATACAAATTGTTTTTGGCCTGGAGAGTTTACTCAATTTCACACTGATAATGAAAGTGAAGGATCGGTGACAGTACTATATTACTGTAATGAGAACGAATGGAAAGATGGCGGTACAGAAGTATTATTTGAAGATGAACTTAGAGTTGAAAGTATTCTTCCTATCAGTGGTCGTCTGATGAGAATGCCGGGTAATCAACTACATAGAGCAACAAGTTTTAGAGATAAGAAACGCCTTAATGTAGCATACAAGTTTAGACCATATGATTGAAGATAAAGTTTATGAAACCAGTCTGAACTGGTTGCGAAAATATATCGATGAGAACTGTATTGTTCGTGGACGATACATGAAAGGTAAAGTACCAGGTACAAATTATACTTGGTGCTTTTATCTTCGTAAAGGTCTATACAATCCAGAGTTTAATAAACATCTAGCAGTCTGCTTTCTCTATAAGATAAAAGAAGAAGTTGGTCACTTTGACTTTCAGTTGTCTGGACTTGAGACTGCGGCAACACCTATGATAACTTCACTACCTATCTACGCCAAACAATTACTTGATATTGATTTACATTCATTCATATTTCGAAAGGCACCAAAAGAATATGGTCTAGAAGAACCTTGGGAAGGTACGCCTAAGTTTGACATGCCAGTACTTCTGTGTGATGATTTAGCAAACTCAACAATGTCTCTGAAGATTTGTTCTGACATCTGTAGAAATTATGAAATACAAAAACTGAATTATGTGTTTGTTGTAGTCAATAAAGTCAATCGTAGTTATTATGATATGGGATTACCAGAAGAACGATATAGTGTAAGAGAACATGAACTAAGACAGACGCATGATATGTATCTAGACCCTAGTGTAAAAATAATTAGTTTATTCGATATGGATGAATTTAATCTGAAAGGAGCAAGTCATTGAACCATTTCAAACTCGCTGATAATCTAAATGTTCTACCAATGCTCAAAGAAGTAGCAATGCAGTGGGATGACTTTGATTTAGAAACCGGTAGACAAGATACTATTGAATGTCAACGCATGACACAAAGCATTAATCTAAGAAAAGCAAAACTACACAACTTACATATTAATGATACTCATACAACAACCGATACTGAAACTTATGCTCGGTATCCAAAAGTAAGAGAGTTTATGAATTGGTTTGTAGAACAGTATGGCGGTGAAGTATATCGTATCGCAATCGTACACTTACCTAAAGATGGTGTAGTAGATGCACATATAGATGAGGGTGAGTACTATGCAGACAAAGACAGATTTCATTTAGTGCTATCTGGTTACTATGAAAATGTAGTTGTTACTCCTCCGAAACTTGACGTTAAGTTTGATGGTGATGAAAGAGAACTATACTCTGCTGGAGAGTTGTGGTGGTTCAATAATAAAGAAACTCATCATGTAGAAAACAAGTCTGAATTATCTCGCATTGCAATCATATTTGATGTGAAAAATTCTCAATGGCAACAGTAATATCTTTATGTGGATTTCACAAAACTGTAACATAAAATTGACATAGTTGTATATACATAAGAGTAGAGAGACCTGCGTCAACAAGTCTCTCTTGTCATTTTCATAAGGAGTAACTCAAATGAAAAAACTATTCTTATCGGCAGTTGCCGTAATACTATTTAGTTCTAATATTGCATCAGCAAGAGAACAAATTTCAATCGTAGGTAGTTCTACCGTATATCCATTCTCATCAACAGTCGCAGAAAAATTCGGACAACAAAATCAATTCAAATCACCAGTCGTTGAAAGCACAGGTTCTGGTGGGGGTTTGAAGATGTTTTGTAAAGGTGTTGGCACAACTATGCCTGACATTACAAATGCATCAAGAGCAATCAAGCAAAAAGAAATTGATATGTGTAAAGAGAATGGCGTAACACCAATCGAATATCTCATTGGTTATGACGGAATCGTAATCGCAAACAAATCGCAGGGACCAGATTATGTTTTGTCTAAAGAACAGATTTGGCGTGCGGTTGCCGAAAAGGTTTTGATTGATGGAGAGTGGGTAGAGAACCCATATCAGAAGTGGTCAGATATTGATGCATCACTTCCTGACATTAAGATTGATATTATGATTCCACCTACTACATCTGGCACTATAGATGCATTCGTAGAACTTGTAATGCATAAAGCATGTAAGAAATTAGGTCTACCTAAAAAAGGTGATAATGGTTACAAGCAACTTTGCACTAAAGTTCGTACCAAAGGAACTTTCGTAGTTCAAATGACAGAGAATGATAATCTAATTATTCAAAAACTGCAAGACGATAAAAACCGTCTTGGTGTATTTGGGTTTTCTTTCTTAGACCAAAATAGAGATACTATTAAGGGTGCTAAGGTTGAGGGAGTTCTTCCTGAGTTTGAAACGATTGCAGATGGTTCATATGCTATATCAAGACCTCTTTTCTTTTATGTGAAAAAAGAACATCTTGGATTTATTCCAGGTATTCAAGATTATGTTGACCTCTTTATGAGTGATAATATGATTGGCGAAGAAGGCACTTTGACTGAACAAGGTCTTATAGCAGTTCAAAAATAATAAAAAAAATAAAAAAAAATTACAAGTCACTGAAATGCAACGATAAAAAGTTGCATTTTTTTGTGGTTTTCTCTTGACATTACTAGGAACTTATGCTAATTTATATAAGTAAGATGAATTGAAAGAGAGATTTGAGATGACTTGTTTCCTTGATGCCATTAACAAAAAAGTTGCTGTTTACAAAGACGTTGGTCACTGTGTTGGTCACGCCGCCAACGCTAAGACTTTGAAATACATTCTTGAGACACACAAGTTGACAGAAGAGACTTTCTACTACGGAAGCACTATGGACTTCGCTGATGAAGAAGGGTTCGCCCACCATGATGATGCTAAGAAGATTGTTGATGAATGTTTTGAAATGATCCGGTGTGAAAAAGTTGCTGAGGAGTTGATATAATGCAGTTTGAGGTAAATGACATGAATGTTGAAGTGATGAAAGAAATTGTTCGGGACGAAGTTGATTGGATGTTCCGGGATATGATTGAGACTGGACAAGGTATCGGCACTAGCGATATCACTGCTTGTATGAATGCTTGTATCACACCTGTCAACGGTCGGTTCGACATTCATCTTGGTCTGTTGAACGAAATGATCCATGAAGCGATTTGTGAATTAGAAGAAGAGGTGATGGCATAATGAAAACTGTTGATATGTGGATTGTAGTCATGGTTGTTATTATAGTCGGTATTGTAGTTACGGAGATGATATAGTGATTGATTGTTTTGTAAATGGCAGTGTGAAGTTGTCGAAAGGAACTACCTTGAAAGAATTCATGGAGTTCATGTGGGACTTGAAAGACTTTGATGGTCTTCAAGTTGTTGACAAGTGGGTAGGGTTTGGCGCATTGCCAGACATCAAACTTGTTCTAGAGAATGGACATCAGATTAGTTGTAAGAAACTTTGGCAGGAGCGAGTGTAATGTTTAGTGCTTTCAAAAAAGGTGACTGGTTGAAACTGAAAGGTATCACCCGTCATGGTAAGAACCGTATTCAACAGCACGGTGAATGGTGGGAGATAGATGCAGTAGGTACCTTTGATGGTTTTACTGCAGTTCGCCTAAATAGTCGTAACGAAACTTTTAACATCGGCAAAGGTCGCAAGTGTCGTGACCAGCGATGGGTACATGTGAAGGACGACAAAGACTTTGAGGCAATCGCTCATGCAATCTGTCATTGATAAAATTCTAGCACCGCTAGAGATAACGATATTTCGTTTCGTGCATGACCACCCATATATGACGATAGCACTCTTTGCTATGCTCACAATCATAGGAAAAAACACATGAAGTTTGAAGACTTAAAATTTGTAAAATATCTTGATGGCGTTCAAGCACTTGAACCCTTTGGTCAGTATGAACTGTCAGTCATTCGGCACTCAAGTTCGTATGGCGGTAAACAAGGTCTATATGAGATTGGTGTATTCAATTGGCATAAAGATATGGTTTCTCTTCCTGGTATCACAGAAGATGGCGATAGTGTAAAAGGATTCTTGACAGAAGAAGAAGTTTCTGCTATACTGCTTAAAATGAAATCGATAACAGGACCAGACAAATGAGTGAAAAACATTATACTTTAATGATTGACCCTACACCTCAAGGTTGGGTGTATGGTTTTCCAAAAGCACTACCGAAAGAAGCAGTCGGTGGTAAAGGCGCAGACTTGTTCATAGTTACAAGTTTTGATTTGACAAAGTGGGTTGCCGAGCAAGGTTATCCTGCAGATGCATTTCAGCATTATCGTTTATTCGTACAAGAAGTTGAATACTTCGATGAATACTATCAACCAGCAGGAGATGTTCAGATATGAAAAGCAAAGCAAAAATGTATCGACATTATTATTCGAAGTTTCGTCAGTGGTGGTTTGAGCATGACAGTATTGAGATTGTCTTGTTCGCCTCGCTGTTTGCTTGTCTAGCATGGGGAGTTTTTCAAGTCGTTCTTGCTCTTATAGATAAGATGTAGGAGTTACGTTTATGGTATGGATTAAGAAATTCAAAAATGACATTCGTGATTATATTGTGCAGACGCATGAAATCGAGATGCAAGACGTAGACATTCCATCTTATCTTGAGGCACAACAAGATTATAATCTATCAGCAAAATATGAAATCGTATTGATGCGCTATGTCGATGACAAGACTGGCGACACAAAGTTCTTTTGGTACGATGAAGAAAAGAAGGCAGAAGTAAGTCCACGCTTCGTCAATCGTCAACTCGCAGAAATGTGGATGAAAGAGAAAGAAGAAAAGTACAAAGGTGTATAATGAGTATTAGTAAATATGGTTCGTCAGTGACGCATAGTTTTGAAGATGCATGTCGTGGTGTTGAAAGATACGCAATCAATACTGCAATGACAGAAGACTTAGTAGCACAACTACTAGTTCGCATGGGGTCATGGTTTGAAGATCCAGAACCGCAGTATGAAGAGTTCTTCGCAACTTGCAATCAAGATGCACTAGAGCAATGTTATCGCAGTCTTCAAGAATGCTATCGCAGAAACTTTGTAGAGAGAAGCGGCGCAGATGGTATCGTGCAGGTGTCTGCTGGTGAGTGATAAAGCATCAGACTATACAACAGAGAATAGATTTCTGATGTATACATCAAATGCAAAAAACTGTTTTTGGGTAACCAGAGACAGAAAAAGTCGCCAGCACACTCAAATCAGTCCTGTCTTCGAAAGCGAAAAAGAAGCATGTGACTGGATACAATCGTTTTCAGAAGTTCGCAAGCAAACGAACAATGTAGTTCCGTTCAATAAAAAAGTAAGAGGACTCTTTGACTAATGCCAGACTTCACTTCAATGCGAGAGATACTAGAGCAATGGCAGAATCCGTCAGCATCAGTTATCTCATCTCACGATAATTCAACACACACTTATGTATGTCCACGTTGTACTTCGTGGTCTGTTCAAGATACACTATTCACAGATTACTTTGATTGCGAGAGATGCGACTACGCAACAACAAAAGTACATCATGTGAAACTGAGCAAGGAGAACTAAATCATGTCTATTGTATTCAAACACGTTACGCCTGAGCATCACAAACAGTTCACTGCAGTAGAAGAAGTTGTAATGACATGTGCAGATGAAGCAACGGTAGAAGAAATGCGTGAAGCATTCGATGACTTTCTATCAGCATGTGGTTATAACACACAAGGTTATGATGATAATAAAACACTGCAAGAGTTCGATGCTGAAGCAATCAGTGATAATATCACAAAGACATATACTTCTGATTTAATGTCTGTCTTCGATGAGAAGATGTGATGAAACTATGTGAAGAATATAAACGTCTTAAAGACTATGAGAAAATGTTACGTCAGCAATTCAAGATAGACTTGAAGACACTCAAAGCAATGGGTAAGAAAGCAGAAGAATTAAAAATGA